ATGTGGGAAGACTGTCCAATACTTCTTGCGGTTGTTCTTCACACGTTGCCGATGGTGACGTCTTAATGCTCGATCCACACATTTCTCCTAAAACTTGAGAGATAAATGGAGTTTGCTCGACTACCTTGCGTAGCTGGGAGAAATCGTACCCAAACCCCATTATATCGCCTGAGTAAATGTACGACTAATAACGTCGTTCTGTTGTTCACGCGTCAATGCGTTAAATCGAACAGCATAGCCAGAGACACGGATGGTCAACTGAGGATATTTTTCAGGATGTTTCTGTGCATCCAAAAGCTGATCACGGCTTAACACATTGACATTTAGGTGCTGACCACCCTCGACTTGAGGAACCACTTCCACATCTACAATGCGAAAGGCCTCAGAGTCAAAGTGAGGTGTGATACCTTCTAGATCTTCAACTAGAACTTTCTGTTTAAGTTCACCATCTTTAGAATATAGTTGAATGATCTGATTGTTATGAACAATGTTAATTACGCCAGACTTAAGACTTTGATATGCTTTCATTAGATCTCCCTGATGTTAGAATTTGGCTCAGCTTTTTGTTAACCCAGAAGCAAGATAAAAACTGGAAGGCAGGCTTGCTTATTATCTAATCACTAGATACTGTTGGGGGTGCTAGCATTCCGGTGAGATTGATGGTCTCGATTAGATAAATAAGCACTGGAACTTTGATTTTAACGTTGCGATCTTCCAGGTCTGTTGCAACTACGTGATTGCTCACGCTAAGACAATGGCTATCTAAAGTCTTAGCTTCTACATTTATACTCCTGGGTAGCATGGAGTTGCAGTCTACTTCCTGCTGTCACGCCCGGCCATTTATAGAATGTGGACTCTCTTCTCAGCAGGATCTGGTACAATGACCTGATCCTCTGTTTGGTAGTTAGTAGTGGATTTGAACCACTGTAGTCGCTCCGTATGAAGGAGGTGCATAACCGCTCTGCCAACTAACTATAATTTGGTACTCCGACTTGGGATCGAACCAAGATTTGACGATTATCGGTCGCCTGTTCTAACCTGTTGAACTATCAGAGCATTACATCATTTCATCTAAGTAAGAGGTATACTGGTATTTAGCTTCCCCAGTTTTATCTACTTCGACTTCTGTTCTAGGTACTTTTCGTACCAGACCATGAATCATTTTGTACTGAATAGCCTTAGATGGTTCGTGATCTTTTGGAAATACTTGTTTAACCGTTACTACTTTGAATCCTTCACGAGGAGTTAGCACAACAACTTGATCACCTTCTTTAATTTTCCAGGACTCAGGAAATTCGTAAGTGTAGCGTTGACCACCAGTTTGGAACACGACAGAAAGATAACGTTTCATTTGGTTTCCCTTTCATTAATTTATATAAATATTATAACAAGAAATAAGAGAGAAGGCAAATGAATTTTTAAATTTGGTGCTCCCACCAGGAATCGAACCCGGTTCAGATGCTTACAAGGCAACTGCATCGCCAGCAATGCTTTAGGAGCAATAAACCCGTTATTTCAACGGGATTTCTTTTTCAAATATAGGGGACTTATCAGACATTACTGTCATAGCCAACTGCTGTAGAAATTCGAATGAGAGTTTTAAACGTTCTTCTCCTAACTCAACCTCAACGCACTTCATTCGTTTATCTACTTTTAGCTTTAGATTATCAGCCATCTTCGGATTCTCTTTGCTCAGCTATTGCTAGCCAGTCTGGTAAAAGAAACTTCGTACGAAATTCTTCATATGTTTCTTCTGGATGAAAGCTATAGCCTTGTTTTTCATCATTTAATAAAACCGAACCATCTTCTTGCTCATAAGCTCGGTATGTTTCACCAATAATTAAAACTCGTCTATTAGGATTTTTATTACGAAACTCAAAAACGTCCATAACGTTTCCTTAAATTGGTGCGGGATACGAGAGTCGAACTCGTGTCTACTGGTTGGAAGCCAGTTATTCTAGCCACTGAACTAATCACGCATAAATTGGCTGGAGAAGGAGGAATCGAACCTACCATTAACGGAGTCAAAGGCCGTTGTGCTAACCATTACACTACTCTCCAAGTATTTGGCTGGGATGCCACGGATCGAACGTGGGACCTTCGGAGTCAGAGGCCGACGATCTGCCAATTGATCTACATCCCAATAATTCTTTACTCTACGGAAATAGAGTAACTGGCTCAGGTTCTTCAAGGCGCTTACCTTCATGATCTACTCGAATGACTCCGCATCCTTCGCAAACCACAACTGCACCATAACCTTCTTTGACTTCGGCTTCTGTAATCAGACCAGCTAAGTCACCAGTATCTTTACCCCACATATCAATGGAGCATTGTTTGCAGAAATCAGCCATATTTTATTTCCTATTTAAGTTAATTTGGGGTGGCTAGTGGAATTCGAATCCACATAGGCCTGATTCACAATCAGGATCATTAACCAATTATGATATAGCCACAATTGAAAACTCGCAGGGTTAGCGAAACCATCCTCAATTAGCATGTTCTAGAATACTAATCAAGTTATCTCCTATTGCACGCAGCTCAAGACGAGTACGAATTTTCAATTGTGGCGGCTCTCAGAAACTCTTCTATTCTAGCCTCAGAAGCTTACCCCCGAACGCATGTCGGGAAAGTCTTTCCAAGCGCATCAAATAGCACCGTTACACTTTGAGCCATTGATGTATCAAGGAATAGAAGGACTTGAACCTTCATGAGTTAGACCATTTAACTCAACCGCTTTTAAGGTATATTTCTAGGAGTGGATGTTCCTAGTAAACCTATTGGGCAGTCCCGTCTACCAATTCCGGCATATTCCAAGAATTTTTATAAACCAGCGGAAGCCTCATTTAAAGCATCAACAATAGCCTGTTGTTGAGTCCATCCTCTACCAGTAGAATTAACGTGTGGAAGATATACTTCCCAATAACCGTCTTCTAGTAAGGTTATTTGTGCACTAAACTCTGTGCCATCAGTTAGTGTAACCTTCACAGTTTTCGTTAAAGACATATATTACCCTATAAGTTGGCAGAAGATAATGGAGTCGAACCATCACCGTATCACTACAGCGGGCTGGTTTTCAAGACCAGTTACGTACCACTACGTCCTATCTTCTAGTATTTATTATACTAATAGTCACTCGTACTAGTGAAGTTTTCTACTTTTCCACAGATTTTACAAGTCCTACGATGATAATAGGTAATTTTTACTTTAGACCAGCCATCGTGATCATTACCTAGGTTTTCTGTTACTCCCCAAGTATGAGAACACTCATTTTCAATTTGCTTAGTAAGAGCGTTATAGCGAGTATAAAACTCCTCCTGAGCAATAGCAAATTCTTTCTGTAGTTTATCACGAGCAATAATAGCACGTTCCAGATATGTTAAATCAGGCATTCCAGCTTTTTCAGCTGCATCTATAATCTTATCTTCATCTAAAGATGCTAAAAACTCTAGAGCTTTATCTTTTGCTAGCATTATTATTACCTCAATTGTTTGGCGGAAGAGGAGAGATTTGAACTCTCAAGCCGTTTTACCAGTCAGCCACTTTCCAAGCGGTTTTCGTCGCCAATTCGATTTGCTCTTCCAATAATAAGATGATGCCTCTATCACACCAGGCAGTTACGCCTCGCTGGGATTCGAACCCATTAAAACAGCTCAACCGAGATAGTAGGTTTAATTTACTCTGACCATCAAATTTGGTGCGTGACAAGGGATTCGAACCCTCAAAACCCGACTTCTAAGGACGGTATGTATGCCAATTCCATCAATCACGCGTATTTGGTGGAGGATAACGAATTCGAATCGTTCTGATGTCCTCGGTGCAAGCGAGGTGTCCACCCCTAGCAGACCCATCCCCCAAATTCTTTAGTTTACTAAGGCTATTAGCTCGGCGTAACTACAGCACCTTCGCTTCGAGCGGAAGGAACCGCGTCATCTCGCAAACCCGATACACTATTCAGTTGCCGTTGAATCTAGTGGACTAATCTAGAACTTCTCCCGAATCGTAGGGATCGTGCTTTTTGGCAGCCAGTCCTAGGTCGAGCTAATACCTTAGTGAACTATGATGGGGATTTCTCCCCTATCAATTAATATAAATATTATAACAAGAAATTAAGCATTAAGCAAGTACATTTTTGCAGATTTCTTGTAGTTCCTTTACATCACGAACGTAAAGGTAGTCTGAACTTCCAGAGTGCATACTTTGCATAAACACACCCTCATCTGGCGCAGCATCCTTCAAAGTAATTCCTAACCAAAAAGCGGCAAAACGAGGTGTTACCTCACCTTGACTTGCCTTGAATACATCGGCTTCTGTGATCTCCTGACCAGTAGAAAGTCCCATATACGGTACGTTCAGATCAATATCTTTGTAGAATTCAGCTAGGTCTTGTTCGAAGTCCCAACCTTTAGAGATAGCGAACTCTATTGTTACATGACCGAAATAGCCTTGAACCTTGCTTGATAATTGCATTTGCAATTCCTTATTTTGAGTTAATTGGTACTCGGTGATAGAATCGAACTATCGCAACCGCCGTGTAAAGACGGGGTTCTCCCATTAAACTAACCGAGCAAAAGATTTGCTACTAAAAATGCTTCGAACAGAAATTCACAAAATCCCGCTAAAAACATACCTATTGTAAAATCGGCAGAAAATACATAGGAATCTTTTATTTTCTGCTTCATTAAGTAAAACCAGATAGTCATTAAAATCTCTCCATTCTAAAGCCAATGAAGTAAGGTGCATTACACGGAACATGCTTAAGATCTTTAAGGGTAATTTTACGTCCTAAGCGTCGTTCCATACAAGTGAAACATAGAACAATATCTTTGGGCTGCTCTTTTCTTATCTGATCCCAGACCCAATCTTCAACCATACACATTTCATGGTATTGTTCACAGTCTCGACAATAATGACACTGATGTTCTGGTACTTTTTGATTTTTAATACACAGTTCAGTAAAGCGTTTTCCGGCTCTGCCAGACATTTCTGATATTGTTTCTAGAACTTTGTTAATATTCATAACAAATTCCTTTAAATTGGTAGATCGCCTGGGACTCGAACCCAGAACCTTCCGATTAAAAGTCGGATGCTACTAAACCTATTGAGCTAGCGATCTATTAATAACCATTGTATACTTCTTTAATAGAGTGAACTTTCAAGTAAGGGTGATTAGTACTAAACTCTACCATTACTTCATCCCAATTTTTACCATAATGAGCAAGTAAGGATTTTGATGTATTCTTACCTAAACGTTTGTCACTTACTACTAATCGAAATACTTTCATTTCGAAATCCTCTATTAAAGTGGAAGCGGGTGCAGGAATCGAACCTACCTCTTTCTAGCTTATGAGACTAGCGATCTCTACCAGAGATCTAACCCGCAATTGTTTGGTCTCCGTGGGAGGATTTGAACCCCCGACCCTATCGCCCCAAACGAAACGCTCTGGCCAAACTGAGCTACACGGAGAATATTATTTCTTTAACCACAGCAAAGATAAGCCCAGCATACTAAAACCGCTAACTAATCCGATACATTTTTCTTCTATAGTAAGAGTATCTAGATTAAATGCTGTTATAGCTATTGGCATACACCATAATGCCATAAAAACTTGAGCTATCTTGTGTTTCATTTTGCTTTCCTTCTCTTCACTTTATAAAATATATTATACAGAGAATTAAGCAGAATAGCAAATGAATTTTTAATAAATTTACTTATTGTGTAGGCCACCTGGAGGCTATGAACCCCACGGCTGACAAAGAAGTTTGCGAGACCTCTCTTAAATGCCAGAATAGACCCGCCTATCTATCGGAACCTACTCAATAAGTAAACTTTCGTTTACTTACGCCCCGTTAGAGGGACTTTAGCGACTAGAACCGGCCGGAAACTTTATCGCCTTGTTTATTAAGAAGTCCGTTCTCTAGGAAGCAGAAATCTAAATTTGGTGGAGTTTGGGAGACTACGTGTTACTTCCTCTGTCCGAAGTAGGACAGTGCTTAACCGTTTAGCTGAACCCCTTTAAATATTTATACGTTTTATCTAACAACTCTTGTTTAGAGATTATACCATCACGATATTCAGTAATAAAATTATCTATGTTGGAGTCCTTTGATACAACGTTATCAGATAGCTCTGTGAATTTATTTGCTAAAAGATCTAATTCTTTGTAATTCACAAAACCTCCAGAATATGTCATTCTAGTCAGGACTTGAACCTGCTATCACTTGTGCGGACTTACGAGAACCATTCTTTCACTCGAATCGAACGAGCTTCTGCCCTAGCCAAGCTGGTTTCCCCATCAACCACGCTAGAATGTTTGATTGTTTTCAGTGCAAGAGTCCGAGTCTTGGACACGACCGCTTCGCAAATACATAGGCAGCTTATCATGAGTCGGCACTTCCGAATTGCTAGCTCCGTGTTCTGCACTGAAATTTTGTTAATTTAATAGTAAAGTACGATCTACTTCACCATTAATTGTTCGGCATTCTTCTGGGATTGCCGGTGTAGTCTTATATTCCCACCATTCAGAACCATCATATTCACCACGTTCTAACCAAGTTCCATCGGTAAACCATACGTTACCATAAAGCAATTGTCCGCCGAAACCAGAATCATATTTAAAGTCTAGATTATCTAGAAAATCTTCAATATCTTTTTCTGTATAACCTACGGGTAATACCCAAACTTCTTTATCCCCATAATAACCGAATTCTATCTTAATACACTTAACTTCAGAATTAGTATTCTTTAGGGCAAGTAACAATTCTTCTTTAGCATTAATCATAGCGTATTTCTCGTGCTAGTTTAGTTTGGCGCGACCGATGGGATTCGAACCCACATTCTCTCCCGTGACAGGGGAGTACCATTACCAAGCCAGCCCCGGTCGCATAATTCATTTACTCAGCTTTGAGTTTTTCAATAGCTGCATTAAGTTCCTTAAGAAACTCTTTTCGTACATTAAGACGATTAAGACTTACTAGTATATCATGTTTAAGTTCTTCGATGTATTTCTTCTCAACTTCAATATTGTTGATAGTGCTATCACGATGAACTTCTAGCTGTGCAATTACATTCTTGGACATGCTTGTTTCCTCAGTTATTAATGAAAATGGTATCTGTGGCTGAATTCGATGTCAGCAATGATAGCTGGTTGGCTACCGGTTTACTTAACTCTACACAGAATTTGGCGGGCCGTGTAGGATTCGAACCTACGTTGTCTTTCGACATGGATTAACAGTCCACCGCCAAACCGCTTGGCTAACGACCCTAAAATTTGGACGACCGCATGAGATTTGAACTCACATAAAAAGGATTTGCAATCCTTCGCCTAAGCCATTCAGCCAACGGTCGATTTATCTTGTTTTTCGAGATCTTCAAATTCTAAATCATTGAAGTTCCCTAGAGTACGTGTATAGAACCCGTCTCCTGAGTCATAGCCTGATTTAGCACAATCACACATTTTAAATTCACGAAGATGTGTGAAGACATGTTCAGAACCACAACACTTAAATATAACTAATCGTTTCATTTACTCTCCAGTAGGATTATCTAAGGTATACTGAGTAGCTACTCCAGCTACATCTAGCAGACTTCCCATATTCCTAATAACTCTAGAGATTGCGTCACCTTCGGCAGTTTCTGTAAACACCTTAAGTCTTAAGAAATCGCCACCACCATCCATACCAGAGAAAATATTTAGTAAGCGAAGCATTACCAACTTACGTTCATTCAATTCTTGTTCTGTCATGTTGCTTCTCCAGTTCAATTTATGTAATTATTATATAGAACTTTTGGAAACTAAGCAACTACATTTTTTAAGAATTTGATGCCTTTCTTTTTCTTCTTATATTTCCACGTTAATGGATTTTGTCGATTATGAACGCTTGAGATCTTTGTCTCGTCAAAGTTCTTCAATATCATGTAATCACAGGATAATTGTTCTAGTGGAATGTGATCACCGTCAAAAGCGTATACATAAGGCTGTTGACTAGCACGATAATGATAGACTTTGTTAATTCTACGTTTCAGCGACTTATCCGCGCAGTAAATAAAGAAGTTTTCAGGATGCATCAGCATCTCCTTCAATTTGGTGCACCCTGTTCGAATTGAACGAACCTCTCAAGCTCTTCAGGCAAGCGCTAATCCATCTCAGCTAAAGGTGCAAATTTTGGCAGGGGTAAAGGTATTCGAAACCTTTTCATGGGTTTTGGAGGCCCATTTGCAACCTATGCGTACCCCAATTGTTAATTGGCACACCCACGGAGAATTGAACTCCGATTCTCAGATTGAAATCCTGATGTCCTAGCCATTAGACGATAGGTGCATTAAATTTGGTGGGCGTTAATGGAGTCGAACCACTCGAGTCGCAATGACCAGGGATTTACAATCCCCTCCGCTACCACTTACGGAATAAACGCCCATATTTAGAAGCATTCAAATACTTGTTTAAACACTTTTAAATATGTTTCCAAATTAGATAACTATTATATCAAGTTTTAAGGCACTGAGCAAGTCAGATTTTGAAGAACTTGCTCAGTGCTGTATTAGTTAGTCGAACTTAGGAGTGACAATTAAAGAGAATGGGAGTTCGAAAACTTCTTCACCCTCATTACTAACAGTAACTACACGACCTTTAAGTTCAGACATTGAAATATCAATATCAGCTTTTGCATCTGGAGCCATTCCAGCTTCAACACATTTAGCTTTAACTTCCGGAAGGAGTTCTACATCGTAGAAATAAAGCCATTCAATCTCACCTTCCCAGCCTTCCCAGGATTTACAGATTGCACTTTCAATACCAGTTGCTATAACACGATTTTGCATTCGTTAACTCCTTCATCAATTTATATAACTATTATATCAGAAATTTAAAGTAAAAGGCAAGTACATTTTTAAAAATTCTGTTCGGAGGAGCTAAACTCCAGATTCTTCGGCCAAGTCTAGACTAATAAGAGTTATAGCCATAATTGCTGCACCGTGTTCTTTTTCTCCGGTGTTTTTAGCAGAGCCTATAATATCCTTAATCTGTTCGTAATAACTTTTTACTTCTTGTTCAATGCCTGCCTCGGCTATCATGCCTTTAGTCATGAATCGTTGCATGGTAATTTCAGGATTAGCCATGTTGTTTCTCCAGTTTCATTTTTAATAGTTTACAGATGAAATCAACGTCTTCATCTGTGCCTAAGTCTCTATCTTCAAGGGTCGCCTTGAAGTTTTTCGTCAATTCCATAAGGATGACTTCCCTAGAACGACGTGTTGGTGGCGGAGGAGGTCTATACATCTTAATTCCTTAATTTGGTAGGGGTGGTGGGATTCGAACCCACAAAACCTGAATTTTAAGTCCAGTACCTATGCCAATTCGATTACACCCCCATGTAATCAGTTTATTAGTTGATACATATTATAGCCTAAAGAAAACCCTACTACTAATCCTACGAACCAACCAATATAATAATCTTTTAATTTCACGGGTGTCAACCTCATTCAATATCTAGAGAAATACCACAGGTAGGATTAATGCCTGTGCCTTTGCACGTAGGACAAACCCAGATATTACAGAATGTATCCCCTGCTTCTGCATCAGAACTTTCTCCAACTCCTAGACAGTCAGGACAGGCACATTCTTCTAGCTCTTGCTTGAGTTCTTGAAACTTAGACATATAGTTTCCTTATTCAATTACTTTTGAGGCTTCAAGGGAGTCGATATAGTGTACGTTTTCTACCATAATCATATAATCTGCCACTTTATCCATAGCCTGAACTTCAGAGGTAGCCCTGGCTAACCTATATCCTTTTTTATATTCATCCGGGTATTCCCTATCTGGAATAAACACAACACAAACTAGGTATAGTTCCACTTGTAACCTCTCTAATCAAGATGGTGGCTCCCCGAGGATTCGAACCTACGTACCTTCCGGTTATGAGCCGGGTGCTCATACCATATGAGCTTGAGAACCAGAATTTGGCGGAAGAAGTGGGAATCGAACCCACAAGGCTATATTTCAAACCGACAGATTAGCAATCTGCTGCAATACCGTTATGCTATTCTTCCGAATTTATAAGATATATTATATTAGAAATTTAGCTTCATAGCAAGAAAATTTTTCAAGTTTTCGGTAGACATCTCATCCACATCTACAGGAGAAACAAATCCATTTAATTGTCTAGCAAATTTTTCACCAGCAGGATCATTATCCCCAACAGCTACCAATTTAAAAGGTAGTAATTTCAATTGCTTTAACAACGCTTTTCCTGGAGAAGAACCCAACATTGCCAGGGCTGGATAACCAGCGTTATGTAATGCTACTGCCTTAAATACAGATTCAGCAATCAATACTACTTTTTCATCCCCAGTGAGGGTTTCTAGCCCCCATACACACTGTGTAGTAGAATAAGTAAAATATCTAGCTTCAAAGGGGCACTTACCATGACCTTTTGGAGCAGAAGGATTATACGTCTGATAGCCTCTCAACATCCCAGAGAAGTCATACAATGGGACTGTTAGCCATCCTTCCGGACTTAACCAGCAATGATACTTATCTGTATCAAACCCTCTAGATAAGAGATGTTCTGTTAGTTCATCAACAGTCATATTAGATTCCTCTCTCAAATTTATAAATATATTATACAGAGAATTTAGCATTCAAGCAATTGAATTTTTTAACTTTTTAGAGGAAAATCATAGGATGCTTAAGGGTAGCAGGTAAGTGATCAGGACCGAAATTTGTGACCCCACTAAAAATCTGGGGGCAATTTTTAAAGACCCCTTGACATTTTCGCCGGGGTAATGTAAAGTATATGTTATGGATGAGTGATCAAAGAGACACACATTTTCTATATACTAGGAGGTGTCAAAAAATGACAGAAGAAGTAGCTAAGAGTCCTGAAACCGTCGCTAGCGTAGCAGCAGAACTGCATCGTCACGAGGAATCAGATAAGAAAAAGTGGGAGAAAGTCAAAGCCTACGAGGAAAAACATCGTGAACACGATGAAGATGATGAAGAAGATGACGATGATGAACATTGTCATAAATATGGAAAACATAAAATGCAAGAACCAGTAAACGTATTTACTAACGGCTTCCCTGGCATGGGTGCATTCCCAGCTAACGCAAGTGCTTTCGGTGGAGAAGGTATGGGTCTATTCGGAGCTATCCTAATCGGTGCTCTATTAACAGGCGGATTTGGTGGTTTTGGTGGTTTTGGTCGCGGTGCTGGCGTTGCCGCTGAAGGGACTGCTGTGGACGCGATCCTTTCTAACCAAGATACTGCAAGTATTCTAGCTGCAATCAATACTACTCGTACAGAAGCTAACCAGGGCACTGGGGCTGTTCTAAGCGCAGTAAACGGTGTGGGAGCTGCTCAAGCTGCTAGCACTCAGCAAGTTCTGACTACTGTCTACGGTACAGGTGCTAATCTGTCAAACCAGATCTGTGCTGAAACTCGTAACGTTATTCAGGGTCAGTTCGATCTTTCTCGTCAGATGGATCAATCTTTCGCTGCTAACCAGATAGCACGTGCTCAAGATAAGTTTGACTCTGCTCAGATTGCTTTCCAGCAGTCTATTCAGACTAACAACCAGTTCGCCGCTGTTCAGGCTCAGATGTGTGCTAACCAGAACGCTATCGAACGTCAGCTTGCTGAATGTTGCTGTGAGCTTCAGACTGCGATCGCTGGTGTAACTACTGCGCGTATTCAGGACGAACTGAATGAATGCCGTCTGCGTGAAGCAATCGCTCAAGGTAGTGGTGCAAATGGTCAGGTAATCAACCAAATCGCTGTAAGTCTTGGTGCTATCACTCAGACTCTGGCTGGTCTGCAGGCTAAACTGCCGGCTTAAAATTAAGGGGAGGAGCCCATTATGAGTAAATATGGTTTTGTAAACAACGGATTTAATCAACAAATGGGCTCCCAGCAGCCCGTTCCGGGTCTGGATAATCCTTACCTACAACAGTTGCAACAGCGTTTAGCAGAAGCTCAACAGATGCAGCAACAACTCCAGCAAAACCCTGGAAGTGTGAGTCCTATGCAAATGATGCAGCAAATGAGCGGGCAGTCGCAAATGCCTCAACAAATGCAGCAACAGGTGCCTCAGCAGCAAGTTCAGCAACAAACCCAACAACCGCAGGTTTCTGCGGAAGGACAGGCAGTACTAGCCCTTTTCGAAGATTTCGCAAAGACAGAGGATGGGAAACAGCTTGTATCACTTATGGGTAAGTTTAATAGCTTCTGCCAAAGCCAAGTTGCAAAAGCTCAAAATGGTGATAATAACTCCTAAGGAGGAATTATGTGTTGCAGAAAATCTGTTTCGTGCTGCCCAATGCCTGTAGCACGTTGTTGCTCTCCAGCAATGTTTACACAAATACCGGCGTTCAATCCCTTTGCCTTTAAGCCTATTCTTATCCTGCCCCCTAGAGTAGATTTTCAGTCAAGATTGGCCTCCCGTATGGGTGGTTGCTGTAACAAGAGTATATGGTTCTAAAGAACCAAACAATAAAGCCCCTAGTCGAAAGACTTAGGGGCTTTTTCTTTTGCCTTAAATACAGAAAAGCCCGCGCTCTCGGAGAAAACGCGGGCTTAGTTCGAAGATTACGTGTAACTATTACTTGTTACGCATATCCATGATCATTTGACCATCATAGCCAGTGCCAACTACAGTCTGAGGTACACCACCTTGATATTTCTGAGCACGAATCATCTCAACTTCCAGTTGTTTCCAACGAATCATCTCAGGAGTAATGGTACGTTGCAGTGCGGCGTTAGCTTCAGCTTCTTTCTTAGCTGCGTACAGTTTAGCATCTGCGTCACGTTCATTAGCAATAGCTTGGTTATTGCGAGCTTCACGATCTGCTTCTGCTTGTTTAACTTTTTGCTGTGCTTCCTGTTCAACGCGGGCAAGTTCAGCTTTCGCAGCGTTAACTTGCTCTTCACGAACTTTGGTATTCTGTACCTGTTCCATGATTACCGGTGGCAAAGTAATATCTTGAAGAAACACCTGCTTAACTGTGTAACCATATGGGCGTGCATACTCTTCAACTTCCTGTTGAATTGCAGTTTGCAATTGAGCCTGAATTTTAGCATCAAACAAATCTTGTGCTTTAGGTACAGACTTACCAAACTCACAAATAGTAGATAGTAATTTTTCAGTTACATATTTGTCTAACGCTTGATCCTGAGTACCTGCATTAATACGGTTAATCGGTGCCTTAGAACCATCAAACTGCAACATAACAGTCAGATCAACAGTGGATTTAAACTTATCCTGACTAGGAACCTGAAGTTTATCTAATTTTACAGCAATATCTTTTGTACTAAAAGTATCGAAAGATGCAAACGGGTTTACAATATGGAAACCAGGTAATACTGGATTAGGGTCTACTTTACCCAGGAATGTTTGAGTTTTAACCGTACCATCAGAAACAATAGTATATGAATTAAAAGCTAGGATTAAACCTGCTAAACCAACTACAGCACCAATACCCCAACGTTTAATAGTGCGAATTACTTTTTGCTCAGAAGTCAGTTCTTTCATATTTTTAGTATTAAACATATATTTCCTTTGTTTTAGTTACAGTTAATAAAATTGACCGAGGTGACAGGATTCGAACCTGCATAAAGGAATTTAGAAGACTCCTGCCTCTCCCTTAGACTACACCCCGTTTAAGTATTTTTAAGAACTCTCGTAAAAACTCTTAAAAATACAGACGATACCGGGAGAGTCATAAGTCTCACTCATTAAGTATTTCAAGACAAAATACAGTAACGTCTATTATTTTCCAGTTTAAGTCAGGGTGACTTAGTGGTTATGTCCTGCGGTATATTGAGGACTCGGTTAGGCTTGGGGTCATGACTTCCCGCCTTTTGCTGCTACTCAACAGGAGTTATCGCGAATTACCTGTGCTATTGTGCACCATTAGTGACATCTCTCATGTCAGCATTTCCCACTTTGTGGATAGCTTGAAAAACTACTCCGATATGGAGAAAGAACTTCACTATCCTAGAATACCTTCTAAAGTTCTTCTTTAGCCTGGACATAGTTAAATCGTAATAAAACTATTCAGCAGACTGGTTGGTTAGTCTGGAACCAACTACCGCGTGGTTTAGGCAGTGCGCAACTAACCTCGGAAGCTTTTACGTTAAAAGCATCAGTTATCCAGTTCTTACCGACCGTAGGATTCGAACCTACATCTTCCACCAGTTACGGCTTGATAATACCAATTATACTAGGACGGCAGTGTTACTACATAAGTGATTTCCACACCCCACTATTTATAAATTAGAGAAGAGTTTAGGGGAGAGGTTTCAGACGCCTCATTTTACACGTTCTAGCCACTAACCGGGATTGCCGCCCCCTGTGTACTAGTTTTACAACTAACCCACCGACTCTATTCAATGCGCTCCGGTTGGGATTCTGCACTCAGCGTAATCGGCTCGCTGTTCCCTAATTTATGAATATATTATACAGAATTTATAAGCATTTAGCAAATAAATTTTTAATTAAATTCGCCAGCAATCTGAGCAGCAGTACCACCATCATAACGCCCGGGAAATTCTTCCTTAATCGCTTTCATCAGCATACCTTTTGTAATTCCAGGGTTTAGCTTAACTAATTCTGCAAAGTATTTACGAATCTCAGTATCAGATAACTGAGGAGGCAGATACTCCTGCAACCACTTATTTAGAATGTATTCATACTGAGCGGACTGCAAGCTATAACTATCAAGATCTTGACCATGAAGTTTAGCTTTCATCTGGTTAATGCTTTTTAGTTGAGCTTTGAGATAAGACACAAATTGTTCAGAAGTGATGAAATCTTTATCAATACGCTGAAGATCCCCGATTATGGTCTGATAGCTTTTAGCGACTTCTTTATCAGAACCATTAAACTTAGAATCCTGCAAAGCTCTACGCAAAACATCTAAAATATTCTCTTCCATTATTTCATTCCTAACGCTTGGTTAAAAGATTGTTCTGTCATAACTGCTGAGACTTTGGCGAAATCAAACTTTTTAGGGTTCGTAGTGATCTCAGCAACGTTAGAAGTTTTAACAGTTTTCGTAGTACGAAAACCGCGAGTGTTAACACCAATAATTACAACTGATTTCATATTTCGCTTCCTCTCATTAATTTATGGAAGTATTATACGGAAATTTAAGTATTTAAGCAAGTAAATTTTTAAGTTTTAGTGACAACAGGTTTATAAAACGTATGTCCCTTAATCTTAGTTGTTTTCTTAAACTTCTTTGTCCAGTAAGGTTTATCTTTACCACTATGGAAGTATAGTGCTCCATATGTAGGATCTTGTGGTAAATCAACGTAGTATATCACTCTAGCTAAATTCTTAGCGGTTTGCCAAGCCTCATCAGTTTTATCAACTTTTGGTCTCTTAGATACCCAAGAGAACTGGTTAGACTGATATACTACTTTACAGTAGGAATCTGGGAATTTACCGGAGTTTACACGGTTTTTAGTAACGTGTGCAATCGCCGTCATTCCCTTTATGCCCTCACCACGACTTTCGAAATAGATATTTTTAGCAATGCAATCTATTTCTTTTGCATCGTGCGATGCCTGACTACTAAAGCTGAAGGTAAGGGCAGCTACTAAAAGCAAAGCTGCCTTCATTCTTTTTACTCCTGCCAATCATATTCAACACGATTGGGGTTTTCTTTGTACCCTAAGTCAAGCAAATCATTACGCATATGTTGCTTAGCTACTGGGTTCGAGGTTACTAGTACCACTTTCTTTGGTCTCTGCCCAAATTCTAAGAGTAAACGAAGAATTTGATAACCTTCCATACCATCTACAGCCAAGTCATTATCCATATAAACGAAGTGGCCTGTGGTATCAGTTTTATTCAGAAACTCTACAGCGGCTTCTGGGGTTCGAATGATAATGTCCATTCCGTGAAGATTACGCACATCATCAATCAAAATATGAAAAGTCATAATAGCCTCGTTTCATCAATTTAAAAATATATTATACAGATAACTTAATAAATTAGCAAATACATTTTTAAATTGTGAAACTAGTAAACCGATAAACAGCCTAGAGGCGCCACAGGCCATATCTTATGAGCCATGTACCTTTGATCTAGGGTTTGAATCATCAACGAATACTTTGCATCTTTTAGCTTTAGAAGTTTAGAAGTTTGAGTTCTTTAAACTTTTCAGCTTTCATACTTAAATGTTGATCTTTGAAGTTGTGTCGGTAATATCAACGACGCTTTGTTCTTACGTGTCAGCTTAAAAGGCTGGTGTAATAAACATAATCTCCAATAGATTATACTTTATAGTATGGTCAGCGGTCTTATTTAACCTCGTATTTCAACCGCTGCTGCGAGGTAAGATGCTTGGGCTTTCGTCTACCGATTTACTAGCTTTTAAATTATTACTCTACTTCAATAAAGGTAGAGGCGTTAGACTCGGACAGAACAAAGTCAACATTTGTTGCAAAGTCCTGGTATTCCTCGTCATGCTGCTTAATCAGCTTCTCCAGTTCCAGCGGATCAATCAAGAATGGAGTATTCTTGAGTTCTAGCAGATTGAGCTGCATTTTAACTTCATCTTCGGAAGTTTTCTTATCGCGGGTAGCCATGCTATCCTGCAAACGCTCATATTTAGCATCAAACTGTGCTTTCTGCGTATTAAACTTAACCGTAGCGGCATGGAACTGCTTACGCATGTTAGCCAACAGCTGAGCTTTAAGCTCCATAGAACGCTTAGCTTCAATTGCTTCCGCAACAGTCATCTTACGAGAGCCAATCTCAACGATTGTTTCCGCATTGCTCTTAATCAGAGCAGCTTTGATACAATCACGCTGGGACATCATATCTAGGAGAGATTGGAAATCTGCCTTAATACGAGCAGATAGATCGTCTACTTCGATTGCAGCGCCAACTACAACCTTATTTTTATCCTTACCTTCACCAACAGCGATCAGAAGCTGTTGTTCAGTAGCTTTACGGATTTTAGCTTCCAGAGATTTGATAGTTGCCAGAGCGCGAGTTTTAGAAATACGAGTAGTCATTATTTGCTTCCTTATATGAAGTTTGAGATTTGAATTTGTTTAAATTTGATCTATTACAGACCAATTGCCAGCAGAGTGCGCAGAACAGTATCATTACTGTTATCAATTTTAGGATTAGCACGATTTAACAGATCAAAGATTTTCTGGATACCTGATTGACGTTCAGCCATACGACGGATACCCAGATTACGAGTAGCTTTCTTACCATTTTTACGAACATTTTTAGATACTGGCATATTTGTTTTCCTTTTATTGTTTTCTCAAATTTATGAATATATTATACAGAATTTTGGAGCCGGAAGCAAATCAAATTTTCATTTTTTCGATCATAGCTGCAACACAATAGCTTTCAACTAAGGCATCAAATGCAGGATCATGCTTAACCGGATAGATCCCATAACGAATGGTGTCCATCTTCTCCATTTTAGCTATTGCCCAGCTAATACCTTCGGTCTCTAGAGCCTTATAACTGTATCCAGCTTGCATCCAGAGATTACGAAGAGATCGAACATTACCCAAATTCCAGAATTTCCACGGAACTACCTCTTCATTGGTTCCAGCATGGAACGTGTTTGCAGAGTATATAGTCATATCAAACTCTGGGCCATTGCCATAATACAAAGCATTTTCGCCTAGAGCCAACTCCATAATATTTTGAGTCATAGAGAAGGCAGCATAGTTTGAGCCTAATTTATTAGTGCAATGATGTTTACCATTTTGGAAGGCAATCAGTTTTGGATTACGTTCCTTCATAGCTTCCATAATGTGAATAGCAGACGGGCTATTTTTAGCTTGATCCATCCAGAATGCTAGAGTAGATGCTGTAACTTTGGCACCAGAATTAAGCTGATCCTGCACATCCAAAGTAACAAATACTAAGTCAGGGTCTTTATCAATCCCATGCATAGCCACAAAAGCGAAAGAAGGCATTGCAATATGAGTAGTACCACAATCTCCTGGAGTTCCTAGAGATTCAATATCTAGCATACCAAATGGTTTTACTTTCATAACTTATCCTTTATTGTGTAGAAAACTATTAAAGAGCTGTCTCTTTAATAGACTCCCACTTCTTGGGGTCTTTAAAACCAGGAAGCATATCCTCACTGACATCCCAGTTCTCTTCCATAGAGAAGTCGGGCCATTCATTCCAGCTACCTTCCAGCTCTTCATAACAGGTATCTATTACCTCATGACTAGAAAGTCGTGTATAATCCCTAGCTGACTTATGTGTGCTAGCACGGTTAAAATCATTCTTTGCTACAAAATTACGCATAGTTTCTCCAAATAAGAGGGGCTTTCGCCCCCTGATTTAAATTACTTGCCCAGCAGTTTAAGGATATTTTCCATAATAGTTTGGGCAGATTTTTCACTCTTGTTGGTTTCAGCCAACTTTAAAGCGAGTTCTTCCTGCTGTTTCTGAATATCCGCAGCAATTTTTTGATCAGCCTCAATACGAGCTTGAAGCTCATCAGTGATAGTGGTAAAGGAAGCAACGATTTCAGTAACGGAACGTGGTTTCTTAGAGAACATAAAAAATATCCTTGATTAGTTAGAGAATCAGTAGATTGTAGGGGCTCTCGCCCCTATTTATCTATTACTTCGCTTTACGCTTGCGAGCTGGTTTAGCAGATTTACGAGCAGAATCACCCGTGAACTTAATACCTACACCGTAACACAGAGCACGAACATTATCCTTGCTATATTCTACGCCAAAGATATTTGGCTTAACAGAACCAAACTGGCCACGAGTATCACGCAGTACATCTGCCGTTGGTTTACGCTTCTGGTTAACTGCTTTCTCATAGTCTTTCATGGCCATGCCATTACGAGAGAACAATTCAGCTCCAGCATTGAAACTCAGTGTTACTGAAACAGATTTGTGGCCATAACCCTGTACATAGGTCACAAGGCGGGCTACAGAACGAGTAGCATTCTTAGCCTTCGGCTTTTGACGAATCGGAGCCGGACGATTCAGTGCCTGTGCAGCTTGAGCATCAGTAGGGTGCTTGCGCAGGTGGCGTTCCAGACGAGCTTTGCGGTTAGCCTCAGTCTGCGGGAAAGTTTTAACTGTAGTAGCTGCTTGAGTTTTTGCGTTTTTCTGCTTAGCCATTATTTGTTTTCCTTTTTGTTTATCAATTTATGAAGTATATTATACGAGAATTTGAAGCGTTTAGCAAATGAATTTTTAATTTATTAACTGTAATCTTCTTTTAATTTCAGACCTTACCTGCATCAAAAGAACTCCCAAAGTATTATCCCCGATGCCTCGGCAAACACCCCAATATGTATCTCCCCAGGTATTTCCTTCAATCAAAGTTGCACTTTCTGTTGCTAACAGTTTATCTCTCAAATCAGGGATTGCAAACTTTAACCGTAAAAGCTCTAGCATTACATCATCTTTTACCTTATCCCAGTCAGAGCGTAGAGTTAATTTACGTCCTCTACGTTTAGCAACTCCTGCATTCAGGGAGCGTAGTACATGAGCTACATCATCTTTTTGGTCGGATTTTATAGCCTGAAAAGCATGTTCTACAGTATCAGCATGCCATATTTCATTTAGATATTCGAAAGTAATTGGTGATAAATAAAAGTTAGATAAGAAACTATAAGCACCTTTAAATTCAGTAATCTTCATTTTTTACGCCCCGCATCTTTAGCCTCTTCGGCTGTATAGATATACTGATAAGCCCCTTTGGAGTAGGCTGGAGCAGTACACATTTTCTTACGCTCAATCTCTTCTTGAGCTTTTCTTTCGCGTTCAGCTAATTCTTCATCCAGATAAACTAAACGTTGTTCTGGAGGAGGTGGAAGACGTGTTTCTGGCTCACCAATATTAGCCTTTCTTATTTGACGAGGTGATTGTGCACGTTTTCTCAACGGTTTAAATCCTAATGAATTTGAGTTATAAATTCGCATAAAGCCCTCCTCACTTTCAATACGAATATTATACTAAATTAGAGGGCTTTAAGCAAGAAGATTTTTAATTTATTTATCACATCTCGGCCATTTCAGCTTCAGTAATAACTGTGTTACACAGTGCATCTACAGCTTCATTACCACTAATACCAGAATGTCCTTTAACCTTAATAAAGGTAGGATTAGTATTATGAAAGTTGATATACTGCTGTGTTAATTTAAATGCTTCCTGCCAAAGTTCTAGATTAAGAGGAACTTCACCATCTGCTTTCTTCCAGCCTTTCCTTTGCCAAGAAAACATCCAACTTTCCATACCATTTTTGCAATAAGCAGAGTCAGTATAGATAACAATTGGTCTATTATCTTTTTTAACGGACCAACGTAGAGCTTCTACAATAGCTGTGAGTTCCATCTCATTATTTGTAGTTTTAGGACTATAACCAGATTTAGAGCCTAAACGATCGTCGTTATCATCATAGACAATAAAACCCCAAGCACCTGGGCCTGGGTTAGACTTACAAGCACCATCTGTGTAAATGTGGAAAACCGACATTATTTTTCACCTTCTGTTATCTCTTTAGTTTTTGACTGGGTAGGAGGCTTGGGTTTTATAGCCTCTAACTCTCTATCCAGAAATTCCTCTATTGCTCTATCTACAAAATAATCATATGGTAAATGATAATATTCTGATAGAGTAAGAAGTTTGAGTTCTTGCTTTTCTGTTAAATAAACTTTCTTTCTAAAGAGTCCCATATGTGTATCTCCAATTTATAAAATATATTATATTTAAATTTCACTAAATAAGCAAATGAAATTTAAATATAATAGCCCCGAAGGGCTATTTGAGTTAAGAAGACATCTTAGCTTTAAGAGCTGGGTGAGGGTCGTACCCCTCTAAATGGAATGACCAAGCTGCCGTATTATTTTCTAATAAATCGTAAAGATCTACAAACTCTGGCATTACTAGAGTTGGCAGAGGGCGTGGCTTGCGTTTTACCTGTTCTTCTACCTGTTCCATGTGGTCATTATAGATATGAGTATCACCGCCGCTAAAGATAAGATAACGAGGTTTTAATCCTGTCAGTTTTGCTAATATATGCGTTAATAAAGCATAACTAGCAATATTGAAAGGTAAACCGAGGAAACAATCCACAGAGCGTTGTGTCCATTTAAGATCTAGGTATCCATCGTTACTTACATAGCACTGGAAGCCGTAGTGACAAGGTGGTAATGCCATTTTATCAAGTTCAGCTACGTTCCATGCAGAAACTAGATGTCTGCGGCCATGGGGATTATTCTTGAGTCCTTCAATAAGCTCTAGAATCTGATCTCGCCCACCAAAGTTACGCCACTGTTTACCATATACCGGTCCTAGATTACCCTTATCATACCCCATACTTATAGCTTGGTCTTCATAATTTGGAGTCCAGATGGTCCACTGTCCTTCGTCACGCCCAAATGTGAATACACGTAGATCATGAAGATTTGTGGAACCAGACAAGAACCATAAAAGTTCTCCTACTACTGATTTCCAGGCCAGGCGTTTAGTAGTTACAGCCGGGAACCCTTCACGTAGATCGAACTTAGCATAGGAATCAAAAATTGAAACTGTGCCTGTTCCTGTACGGTCATTACGGGGTTCACCTAATAAAATTACATCTGTCAAAATTTTTAAGTATTGTTGCATTAATAAGTAACCAATTCCTGTACAAATCGCAGGCTGTTATCACTGTTTGCGCCAACTGCATAGACTAATCGAGTGGATTCATAGTTATAATCCAGTATCATACTATCTAAGTGTATATCTGCCTCTAGCTTCTGTTCGCTAAAGATTGTAGATACAAAAGCACTTTCTATATGCCCATGTTGGTACATTTCTAGAAGAAGATTAGCTCCACCTAGAACTACTGTTTGCTGATCTTTTAGAAAAGTAGGTAATGTATCACCTATCATTGATATGGGAGTGTAAATATCATGCGTAATATCGTCTGGCAATGGACGATCAGCACGAATAAATAGGTCAGAAGCTCCAATCATACGTTCCCTAACGGCATATGGAAGAGCTAAATAAGTACCTGCCCCAATAATAATATTATCAGGATTTAGTACATCTAATTGTGAATAAAAAGCATCTAGTTCTTCTTTAAAAGAACCCCAGGGAAGTTTACCACGGAGGCCGAACTCCCCATTCGGCCCAACTGCATACATTGCTGTAATCATAGGAAATCTCCAAATTCATTGCCCAGATCTTTCAGAGTATCAGTAGAGGTCTCAGTTACCTGACCTACACGGTAGGCTGCACCAATCTGGATTTCTTGTGGAGCAGGCTGTAGGGAAGTAGTATCCAACCAGTTCATGATCCACGGAATAGGGTTTTTGGTGATTACTGGTAAGTGATTAGGCCATTCTACACCAATGTGCATAAATGCATTACGCCCCACAAAGTACAAGTATTCTTCTAGAAGTTCTGCATTCAAACCAATCAGACTACGACCTTTGAAAATGAAATGACCCCATTCAATTTCAGTTTTCAGAGTTTTCAGAAGCTGTGCTGGTGCTTTAGCCACTGCTTCATCTACCAGATCTTTGTCAAACTGCTGGAACATAATCTGGATGATTGTTTTAGACATCTGCGTGTGAAGGGCCTCATCCTTAGCAATCAACTGCAGATTTTTAGCAATACCTTGCAGGATATCGTTCTCTGCTAACGCAAAGGTACATGCAAAGGATGCGTAGAATTGCATTGCTTCTAGACCGTAGATTGCAAAATAAGCATCTAACAGTTTAGCCTGAGTTTCACGCTTAACTTCAGGGAACTCAGTTTCTGGGTATGTATTGTCACCACGATGATCACGTACTGCGATGAAATACTGACCTAACTGATACAGTTCATCGAACAGTTCAACAGAATCTGCGATACGTGCGAATGCTTCTTGGTTTTTGGTTACAGAATCAATAAATTCTGCTGGATCAGTCAGCACATTACGAATAATATTGCTATAGGCACGGCTATGCAGGTCTTCGAAGTAGCTCCACTGCTTTAGCATTCCTTCCAATTCTGGACGACTTACAAGTGGCATAATAGCTGCTTCAGGAGCACGACTGATAAAGGAATCTGTTTGGGTCTGCCATGCTAAGTTCAGGAGTGTAATTTCCTGAATTTCACGTGGGAGGTTAGGCCATTGTTTCTTATCTGCTTCCAGACTGATTTCAGTTTCAGTCCAAAATTGAGAGCGTTGCAGAAGTGCCAGACGCTCTAATTCTGGATGTGCTACACGCACATAATCTGCGATACCTAGAGAATCGCCCAGGAAAAGATCAGCGTTAGTATGATCCCAATTCAGGTTTAGTAAAGTAGTCATTGATTTTCCTCTTTCTCACTATTTCAGGAATATTATAGCAAATCAGGTAGCGATTAGCAAGTAAAATTTCAAAGAAAAAGGAGACCCGAAGATCTCCTTGTTTTTTATTATAGCTGGCAACCACCAGAAGCACAACCCGCTGCTTCTTCTCCAGCACCTCCACCATTTGCGGTATTGAAGTTAGCATAATACCAAGTTTTCCACCCATACTTAACAGCAGTCATGAAATCACGAACTACTACTGGGCCAGGAATAATTTCATTCTCAAACTTGGTGTAGTCATAGTACATATTCGTGCTGATAGACTGACTGAAGAATTTCTGCATAGTTGCTACCCATTTGATCCACTCGATACGATCTACATCATAAGCCAATTTATAGCTCATTAACGTTTCCCAATCGGTTGCACCTGGAGCAATTGCAATTACTTTATTTACTGCACTACCTTTGATAGATACAATCTTACGAGGTGGTTCGATAGAGTTAGTAACACCTAACAGAACAGAAGAACTTTCTCCCGGCATCTGAGCAGTCAGAACAGAGTTACGCATACCATATTTCAGAATATCTGCACGCAGAGACTCCCAATCCATTTCTAGACCTACGGATACCAGTTCATCAACAGTTTTCTTGTACGTGTCGATTACCAGAATTCCTTTAGATGGTTTAGTACGATCAAACCACTCACATGCGCCCTGTTCTTTAGCCAGGCGTACGGAGGCTTTATGCAGGAAGTAAGATAGTTTTTCAGCCTCACGGTGGATCCAGTTACGAGCTTCAATACCTTCGTAAGCCAGACCTTCTGCTGCCATTGCACCTGCTGCGTTCATTAGTCCAATACCAACATTACGACGTTTCTTAGCTGTATATTCCATAGTTGGGAACGGATAATCCTGAATTTCAATAATTGTATCAACGAATTTCAGAAGGATATAGCAAGTTTTTTCCCACTCAGCCAGAGATTCCATGCGCCCAAGTACAACACCACCTAAGTTACACAGAGATACTTCACCAATATCCTCCGGCTTCATTTGATCAAGCTGCTCTTTTGTCTTGTACAGCTCTGTAATGTGATGGAACGGGCGTGTAGGCTGAGTAATCTCAACACAAAGGTTTGTCATACGGATCGGATCAAGGAAGTTACCGTGACGATTAGATTCCCCGATGTGATGAGCATACATACGTCCTGTTTCCATTCGGATACGTAGCCAAGTATCTAGGATTTCTTTTGCAGAGACTTTAGGAGCTGCTGGAACTGTTTTTCCTTCGTGGTCGATCTTTGTAAGAGATGCCACACGTTTCTCCGCTGCCACGTAGGTTTCTTCAAATTTGGCCTCGTCATCACTATAAAACGCTTCATGAACTTCTGGAGCATAGAAGTATGACATTAGCGTAATATCTTCGTTTTTAAGATAACGTTTTAACAAAAGATTGTTAAAGCTCAGAGAATAATCCATCTTATCGATTTTATTCTCATCTGTAGCACGTTGTTGCTTAACCTGCATCAATTGAATGATTTCAGGGTCGAAGTACGGATAAGACACTGTGGCAGAACCACCACGAGTTTGCTGGGTATTGGCCTTTACTGAGCGGTCAATGTGTCGATAATATGGCAGTTTTCCGGAATGCGGGAATGCCCCATTTCGCACCGGATCAGCAATTGATCGGCTTTCAAGATGATACCCGATTCCCGCCCTGGCTGCGACCATTTTGAAGACGATGTGCTCGGCGGTGTCGATTGAATCCAACGTGTCAGTGGAATCCACGAGGCAGCAACTAGCAAATCCACGGTCACTAGAGCGCAGACCAACCAGTGGCGGCGTAGGAACGTTGATTTTGTGGAGTGACATTGCGTTGTAGAGGTCGATTGCATCTAGAATTGTCCAGTTAGGTTGAGATAGCATCGCCATTGCCATACCCATGTAGGCAAACTGCGGAGTTTCATAAATTTCACCAGTGGCTATGTTACGACGGGAATACTTATCAAAGAACTGCTTCAGTCCACCACTAGTAAAAAGTCGGTCACGATCATGGTCGATAACCTGATTCAGAGCTTCAAATTGCTCATCGGTAATCCATGCACTCATGTCTTCCCATGCACCTACGCTAACCATATGGTCATGGAAGAAGCGTAGAGAAGGTGGTTCGAAAGAGTCATAAAGGCGCTTACGCATTTGCGCAAGACGTAATTCCTTTGCTGGCACATCGTATGCTGGATTATCTTTAATAAGACTTTCAGCAGCTTTAATTAATGCATCCATCAGAGTGTCGGAATCTACAACCCCTTTAGGCAGAGTTTTTTGAGCAGCCATAGTAATGGCTGACCAACTTACATCAACTGTTTTGCAACCATACTCTGCCCAACCATTGAGTTTTTCAGGAGCAAAGTCTTCTACAGTACCGTCACGTTTAATTACTTTTTCAATGCGATGGCTCATTTGGCTTTCCTTTTTATAGTTATCAGGATTTAGGAAATAGTTTACTTTATTCTCAGTCATTTGGCAAATAAAATTTTCTGATAGAAAAGGCCCGAGTATTTTCATACCCAGGCCTTATGTATTACCAGTCTAGCTTTTTAGCTTGTTCAATTACTTTAGCTCTAGCTACTTCTTTTAATAGAATATCTATGGAAGTGCTTAGCTCATTATAGTTGAACGGTTTATTCGGATTTGAGGTTACAATTTTCCACGCTAGGGTAGTCTTAGGACTTTCTTCCCCTTCCTTACGTGTAATCATATTAGCAGCACTCAGTGAAGTACGATGTATTTTAGTTTTACGGTGTAGGTGTACGACGTTTCCCATATTACACCTTCCCCATGTCTTTAAAAATATCGTAGAATGCTTTAGACTCAGCAGAACGAACGTTATCAATCAATTCGATCATTGAGAATGGAGCATTTTCATATTTCTCATAAACTTCCATAAGAAGTGCTAGACCTGAGTCACCTTTAATGTCTTTCTGAGCTATATCTCCGCAGATAATTAAACGGCAGTCTTGTCCCACACGAGTTAGGAGACAAACCATTGCCTCAACGGAAATATTCTGAGCTTCATCGACAATTACATAGGAGTTGTTGAAAGTTCTGCCACGAGCATGTTCTATAGCCAAAAATTTAATTTTCTGACGTTCGACATATCCCTTATAGGCATGATCACCGATGGCCCATTTCATACCATCAGCTATTGGCTCCAACCAAGGCTCTAGCTTTTCTGCTAGATCACCAGGAAGCATACCAAGAGACTTACCTAGAGGTTCATTAGGACGTACGAGAATCACTTGCTCAATATCTGAGTGAATGTCTACGAGTTCCTGAGCTGCAAGAACGGACGGGATAAAGGTTTTACCGGTACCTGGCTCACCGATGCCCACAGTCACTGTGTTGTTCTTGATCATATTGATATATGATTTTTGCTCTCGGTTTTTACCTACTAGGGATTTAGCAACTGGGTTAGCGTAATCATTAGAAAAATCAGCCTGAATTACGTTATTCTCATATTTGTTGCCACGCTTTCTTGAACCATTGCGGTTCTCTCTTTTTTGACGTGCTTTTCCCATAAATAACACTCCTATAGTGTACTTCGCTAACAGAGGATCAACAAAAAGATCTTGTTTATCAACTTACAAATATATTATACCAGTATATGCAGTAAAAAGCAACTACAATTTTAAATAAGCCTATGATATTGCATTTAAATAAAAAATTTGCTTGCTTTTAATGGGAAATGTATGATATTAGATAATCATTTTATATCGCGTACATAGGCGCGTGATTATACTATTTTAAGTACAAAATAGCAAATAAATTTTTTAACAATTTGCTAACCTTTTAGCACAGATCAAAATACAATATCTAAGAGAAAAATTATATTGACATTTGCCCTTGAATAAGCTATAATAGTAGTCTTAGTTAGAGAAGGAGAGTATAATGAATCGCAATGATGAACTAAAATACAAGGAAATGCAGTCCTTGATTAGAAACTGCAAAGAAATTATTGAGGGTTCTGCTGATGAAGAGCTTCTCTTTAATAATGCGAATAAACCCTCTGAGCGTTTCCCTACACAAAGGGATATGCTTGCAGGGGAATTGAGTAAATATCTGATTCTAGAAGAAATGCCAATTCAGATTCGAAATGCTCATATGATTGGTGATATTCACTTTCATGATGCTGATTACGCTGCTTTAGGCATGACTAACTGTTGTCTAGTAGCCCTGGAAGATATGTTGAAAAATGGTATGAAAGTTGGTAATGCTGAAATTAGCACTCCAAATTCTATTACTACTGCGGCTGCTATTACAGCTCAGATTATCACACAGGTTAGCTCCCATCAGTATGGTGGTACTTCTGTAGACCGATTAGATGAAGTATTGGCTCCTTATGTTCGTAAGTCTTACGATAAGAATCATGCGTTTGCAAAACGTTGGACTAAGGACGAAGCCAAAGCATCAGTAATGGCTACGGAGATGACTGAAAAAGAAGTCTATGATGCTTGTCAGGGTCTAGAGTATGAAATCAATACGATGTTCAACTCTAATGGTCAGAGTCCATTTATTACCTTTGGTTTTGGTCTAGGAACTTCTTGGGAATCACGTCTAGTACAGAAAGCAATACTGAAAGTACGTATGGATGGCCTAGGCATCAATAAACGTACAGCTATCTTTCCTAAACTGGTGTTTGTTCTGCGCGATGGCGTAAATATGAAGCCAGGAGATGTTAATTATGACATCAAGAAGTTAGCTATGAAATGTACTGCTGAACGTATGTATCCAGACTATATCAGCTATGATAAGGTTGTGGAAGTTACTGGTGACTATAAAGTTTCTATGGGCTGCCGTTCATTCCTAGCTGCTGCAGAAGATGGTGAAACTGCCGGTCGTAATAACTTAGGTGTTGTTTCTGTAAACTTGCCTAGAATTGCTATCGAAGCTGAAGGGAATATTGATCTATTCTTTGATTTGCTTGAGTTACGTGTGGATACAGCGTTAAAAGCATTGGAGTGGAGGGTTGATCGCTTAAAATACATTCAAGCTAAAGCCGCACCCATCCTCTATATGTCAGGAGCCTTTGGATTACGCTTAGGGCCTGATGAGTATGTATTCGATCATTTCTATAACCGTGCTTCTGTATCTCTGGGGTATATTGGTTGCCATGAAATGCTACAGTTCATGTTTGGCAAAGATGTAGATACAATGTCAGATACCTGTATTAAGTTTGTACAACGTGTTCTACAGTATATGCGGGATAGAGTGGATCAGAAGAAGGAAGAGACTCAGTTAGGCTATAGTCTGTATGCTACACCATCTGAATCCTTATGTGATCGTTTCTGTCGTTTAGATCGTGAATATTTTCCAGAGCATGAAGATATTCTTGGTAAAGGTTACTACACTAACTCACACCACCTCGATGTGGAGCGTAAGGTTGCTCCAAACGTGAAGTTTGACTATGAATCTAATTTTACTCCAATTGCATCTGGTGGGTGTATTTCCTACGTGGAATTACCAGACATGAAACGATTCCCAGATGCACTGGAATGGGTTATTAACTATGCTGCTAGTAAGGTTCATTACTTCGGTATTAATACTCCAGTGGATTCCTGTGGTAAATGTGGATTCTTAGGTGAAACAGTAGCATCCGAAGATGGATTCAAGTGCCCTATCTGTGGTAATCATGACCCTGAAACTCTTGAAGTAACTCGTCGAGTTTGTGGGTATCTTGGAAATCCAGGCGCTCGTCCATTTAACCCAGGCAAACAACATGAGGTTATGGGCAGGGTGAAACATCAGGATATTCGAGCTAAATAAGCTAATCAGCCAGGTTGCTAGTCGACCTGGCTTTTATTTTATTTGCTTTCAGCTAAAAATTTATGTATAATAGATTTATAAATTTGAGGGGAGAAAGATATGAGCGAATTGCTTCCGAAAGTAGATGTTTCTCATCTTGGAGAGCCTAGTGAAGAACGTAAGGCTCTTGATTGGTTGGGTGGATTTGATTATCGTCGTGTTGTTGCAACATGGAATGATAAGAAAGTTAAGAAGTTTCGGGTACATTATGTAGGTAAAGACAAGTGGCTCTGGATTGATTATGAAGAATCGAAGGGGTCTACTAAGGCTGTGAAAATTTATTGTATGTATGGGTATTATTATGCTCACTGTGACAAGAATGAATTTACAGTACAGAACTAAGGAACAAGAATGAAAAACGTAAAACACCTTAAATATCGCTTAATTTACAACGGACGTATGGAAACAGAAGATCTGGCCCAATTAGCTATTAATTCTAATGAGGTTACAGTGCGTGCACTGGCAATTGAAAAGTTGCGTGCTTCTTATGAAAGTCGTATTATGGAATTAGAGGAGAAACTTTATGGCATTCTCGAAGCCGATGCTACCCGGCAGTGATTTAAACACCGCTTTGGAAAACGCACTAATGCAGCACTGGGAAACTGGTTATAAGGATGGTGTTGAATCCTGCGCTACTATGCTAGAAGTTATTGCTAGTACCTTAGTGGAGAAAGGTAATAAAGAATTGGCTGAGCTATTAGACAGTATTGGGCAAAACTTTAGAGAACAGGTGAAAAATGCGTAGATTAATTATTATCAGTGGTGCAGGTTTGAGTGTTGAAAGCGGTGTACGAGCCTTCCGTACTGATACTGCTAGTGGTAAAGCATTGTGGGATGATTATGATTTAGAAGAGGTATGTAGTATTCATGCCTTTCGTGGTAACTTTTATCATAAAACCCATATGTTTTACAACAAGCGACGTGAAGAGCTAAAAACTGTTGAGCCTAACCTTGCGCATCTTCGTATTGGTGAGTGGTATAAGAAATATCCGGGTCAAGTAGTAAATTTGACTACTAACGTTGATGACCTTATTGAGCGTGCTGGTGTTCCCCATAATGATATTCTCCACATTCATGGATACTTAAAGGAGGTTGTTGTAGCTGATAGCTACAATAGTAGTAATAAACGAATTATTGATGTTGGGTATAACTCTATTGATCCGGATGATTATAAATGGGTTAAACCTAATGTAATCTTCTTTGGGGAGCATGCTCCAGCGTACGCAGAAATGTACAATATTTTTGATGGTATTACCAGTCAAGATATGGTCGTTGTAGTTGGTTGCTCTAACCAAGTAATTAACTTCTACTGGGAATTATTCCCTGTTCTTAACCGTACTGCTGCGAAACTTATGGTGGTTAACTACTACGATAGTGCCCTAGCGGCAGAACCAGGTTATCAAGGTATGACTCGTAGTGAGATGTACCAGTTGGAAGAACGCGGTATCCCCTACTGGAGTAAAGGTGCGGTAGATGCTTTCAGTGATCCTGGTTTTATTGCTCGTGTAGAAGCTCATCTAGAGGGTAGACCTTATATGCCGGGAAAACAGATATGTCCATAGTTAAATCTGTGTATACACATCCAGATGATATATTTGTATGGGCGGATGGTAGTTGGTGCTATCGATGTGAGTTATGGGAAATGGACTATAAATCTGATGACTATGGTGTCATATATGTTGATACGGTTGAGTATGATACGTTCTTAGAAAGGGACAAAAATGGAAATAAGTAATACTCCAATTATTTTTCTAGATATTGATGGGGTGCTCAACTCGAGCATCTCCCATCACCATGCACCTGATGATGAAAAGATTTTCTTTGGAAGTGACTGGGTTTTTAAACCGCTTCTCAAGGCTTTTCAGGACTTTATTCGTCCTTCCCCAATAATGATTGTTGGGGTATCTTCATGGTTCTCTGTCAGGAATGAGATGGAGAACGTTCAGATTATGACCGGATTAGATCTTATCGATCGTTTTCTTGGTACAACGGATTTTACTGGTGGTGGGCTATCTAGGGGTAATTCTGTTCTTCGCTTCGTTGAAAAACACAAGCTCAAACATTGGTGTGTGCTGGATGATGCTGGTGCTATGATGTATCAGTATCCAACGGTTATAGTCAATGGTAGAACTGGAATAAATCTTCAAGATTTAAGAGCTGTTAGCTATATGTTAGAATTTAGTCCAGATCTTGAAATGTGTAAAGCCCTACAACAATTTAAGGTGTAAATATGTTCAATAATGTATTCTCTAAAGAGGCTAACCCGATATTGGTTAATTTTTGGCGTACTCTTCCAGCCAACCTGTACAATGAGGCTATTAATGCTCTGAAAATATGGTGTGAGAATAATGAAATCTCCTTTGCTTTTAAAGGCGAGATTGAGGAGGCTCCCTGTATTGGTTTAATTGTGCAGGTGGAGGATGGTCTTGAAGAGATTGTCGGCTGGAAAGAGTTGGATGAAATGGGCTTGGTTTTTGCGTTAAACTATAAGCTATTTATGCCCAATAAACACCGTATTGTTGTTAACTATAAAACCAATGAATCTCCTGGTTTTCAAGTTAATGAACGGTATGGTTGGTCTTACTCACCAGAAGAAGTAAATGATGGTATCCAAAAACTTCGTCGTTTTGGTTATCAAATTCCGGGTTTAACCGCCTAAGGGGGCACAATGGAACAAGTATATTGGCGTCAGATTGATCCTAGTTTGGTGAAGCGTGCGGAGAAGCTGCTACAACGTTGGTTGGGGGTAAGACAAGCCTCCTTCACTTTTCCGGAGCAGCAAATAGACGATCCCTGTATTGGTGTTTTCCTATCAGGCTACGCTAGGGAATGGGAATGGGAATTGGATTGGAATGAGTTGTCTGCTATGGGTTTAATTGTTGCCCTAAATTTCTCTTTGTTCCATCCACGTGGTTTGGCTATATGTCGTATGCCTGATGATGGTTGTTCACCCCATCTTTTACAGGTGGAAGATGATATTTGGGAGTACACTCCAGATATTCTCAAAGAAGCTAAAGAACAGTTAAACCATGTTGGGATCTATGTTCCAGGCTTGAATGATGAATGATTTTTATTAGCTGAACTCTGATTACCGAGTCATTTTGGCTCGGTTTTATCCGTACTCAAGACCAATGATAGCACCATCCGGAAAATTTTACTTGCAGGATGCCCAAAATCTTGATATAATATTTATATTGAATTGAGAGACATTAGTAAAAATTGATTTTGCTAATTTTTCTTGTTTACAATCCGCGATACGGAACAGTTAGGCTGCCCCATTAAGGGTTGTTTTAACTGTTACGTGTTAGTTTTTAAACAAATAATTAATAGAATACTTAGCGATCTGCGTCCCGTAGGAACCCTGGTAAGGCCTCGAAGCAACCTAGATAGAGGTGGTTGTGAAGTGAGACGGGAGGAGTGAAAAACTCCGAGACGTGATTCTGTAAGTTATATTGCATCTAGTATGAGCTAGTATATGAAGCATTAGGTGAGCAAATCTGGCTTAGCGGCCATCCTCAAGGATTTGTGCGGTATAGCAAAGCAGCAGCGCAGCGTGAAAGTGGAAGTTGCCACCCCACTTCAGTATTTGCGATTAATTTGTTGAGAAATTGACAGTAACAGTTGTTCTATTCTTTCTGAATAGTCCTAAAGAAAACTTATTTCATTTCCAATACAGGAGTATTGTTGTGTTTTCAATCCTACAAGGTCATGCAGGATTTCATCGCGATTTAGCCACAGGCAATTGGCGAGAAGTTAAGGCAGAAGATTATCTTTTTGCTAAAAGATTTTCCTCAAAGCATCCTGAAGGTAAACCAGCTTCAATGCCCTTCAAGTTTGATGTAATTGACGAAGTTGATCCTCAAACCCTAGTAGAAATGCTTCCTCTTATGAGACGTTTAACGTCTGATCCTCATATCGTTGCGGTACGAGGTAGATGTCTTGCACCTAAAAATAATGTGCGACGTAAGAAGGGCAACTTTAATGTATCTAATCCAAGTCATATAATCGCAATGGATGTGGATGGTATTGTAGATACAGGAGGTTGTAACAAGTTTGATCTTGTTGGCATGGCGCGTCATATTATTAGGATGTTGAATAGTATTAGTGAGGATATGTTTCCTCTTGATGCAGGGTTTATTGCTCATGCATCGTCTTCGGCTGGACTAAAACCAGGTATCCGAATGCATTTAATACTAGAATCTAATGTTAAAGTTACACAGGGTCAGATCAAGTTCTTATTTACATCTATCAACGAAAGTAGTAGACAAAAGTATGGTTTTGATATTGCCGACTTAGCTTATTACTCTTCAGTACAGCTCCACTATTTTGCAGATCCTTTATTTATTGATGGTATAGTTGATCCGTTTAAAGCGGAGGATGCTTCACGTCTGGTATTTGTTAAGGGTTCTAAAGTAAATTTACCTAATAATCTAGTTGACTATGAAACAACTAGAGGGGAGTTTAAAGAGGAATTCTACTCTTTACTCGATCAAATTAAAGGTAAAAAAGCTGCCTCTGATAAAGTAGAAGAAACCATCAGCGAGTTAGAGGAAGCTGAGGATGGTGTATATCTACGTATTATTCCTAAACTCTATCACCGAGCACTAGAGGATGGTGTAGATTTTGGTTGGCTAGAGAAGGAGATCCGCCCAGCTTTATCTGAGTATATTGCAACTAAAGATAATAGTCGTAATATTCAGGATTATTTTAATAACGGTCGAAAACAGGCTCTGAAAGCATTTGTTAATAATTCTAAACGTGATATACCTGATGTTTTAAAAGGTATTCCACTTAAAAAGCTAGAAACTAACTCTCTAGAAACAGATAATTTCTTGAAATTAAACACTGTGCCACCAGAAGGTTATATGACTTTTGTAAAAGCAAGTCTAGGTACAGGTAAAACCACGGCGGTTGTGCGTTGGTTAGATTCAGGAGTTATTAAAGGTAATTTCTTAGCAATTACCAATACTAGGGCACTGGTGTCTTCAAATGCCAAGAAATTTAGTGCAGGACAATATGATAAGTCTGTAGATATGCTTAATTTTAAGCGTGGTGCTATTGACCGTATGTCCACAACTATCCACTCTTTACATAAGTTTAAGAGTTTTATTGGTCAAATTGATGCAATCTTTATCGATGAATGTGATGCAGTAATGAATGACCTATTATTCGCCCCGGTTGTTAAGCAACGTCGTGAGTGTATTCAGGTTCTTCGTGATATTCTTGCAACTGCAAAAATCATTATACTATCCGATGGTGATATTAGTGCGGAAACAATTGAAGCATATGGTTCTTTGATTGAGTTCGATAAACCAGTTGCATTCTATAATCATCACCGTAAGATGCTGTCAAAAGCCCACGCTTATGAGTTTCCAGATGAATCCAGTATTTGGGTTGCACTTCAGACTTCTCTAGAGATGGGGGAGAAATCTATTCTAGTATCTGATTGTGGCCCTGATGAGCTGAATGAGAAGGGTATGGCACTGCGTCGTAACACGGGTGCGTTAGTTAAGGAAATCCATTCAAACTCTACCTCAGATGTGGATATTCGACGTATTCTGGATTATACAACTAATGAGCTAATTGATCAACAAATTGATTGCTTATTATGTAGTCCATCCGTAACGAGCGGTGTTGACTTCAACTATTTTGATAACGTATTCGTTATTACTAGAACCAGTAATCAAGCGCCAAACATGCGTTTTCAAGCAATCAGGCGCGACCGTGGTGCTCAGAATATCTATTATTTTATTGATAAATCCACTAGTGGGTTCTCTGCAGGTTCTGAACAATATAATATTGATGAAGGTTGGCTGGAGTTAGCACAGCAATTATACGCACGTCGTAGAGAGCTGGAATCTAGAAACTATACTAGTACCTTACGGTATTACTTGCTTGATCAGGGTGCAACTATTGATATTTTCAGCGAAAGCTGGGGAACTATTGAAGGTGCTGGTAAAGAATATACAGAAGAGCGAATCAAAGCTATTCTGCATTCAACTCCAGATTATTGTGCCCCACGTCATGCAGATGCATATGAAGCTAAACTACTTCTTGTTCGCTATTATCATCTTGAGTCTATTAAAGATGTAACAGTTGAGCATGTTGAACAATATATCAAAGATAAACCGAATGATCGAGCTGCATTCTTCCATAAGATGCACGAGATGTTCTGGGAAGATATTAAAAAGTGTTCAAATGTGACCATTAAACCATTCATAGAGGCTCTGAAAGGTAAGAAGAAAGACTTCTTCCTTAAAACAGGTCAGAGTGCTAACCCAAAATATGCTAGAATGTATCTTGGTATGATGGGTATTGGTAAGGATATGAACACTGAAAATATCGTAGACTGGTATAGAACCTATTGTAAAATCGAGTGTATGCCAATTCCATATAAGTTCATGACTGACGAGGAAAAACATATGCACGATGAAGCAATGTCAGAGCTAGGTGCTAGAAATGACAGTGAAGAATAAAAAATGGGAAACAAGGAAGTTTCCAGTAAAAGAACGTAAAGTTCCTGTTTATGATACTTCGGAAAAGCTATGTAGGGTGGTACCGCACAGATTAGCTGGCATCCCTAACATATCCGAATGGTTACTTAAACAACGGAGGACTAACGTATCTCTTCGCATAGGGTTTGAGTTAGATAAAGTATATGCTGAACTTTCTTCTTTGCTCAAAGAATCATAAAAAATTTATTTGCTTTCAGGAAAATTTTTCTGTATAATAGATTCATAAATTTGAGAGAGGAGTTTAAATATGGCTGGTTCTCACAGAAAGAAACATATCCATGAAATCCCGGATGAAGTCTTTAAAAAAGTTATAGAGCATCTGGAGAACGGTGGTACTAAGAAAGCAGCATGTGAAATGCTAGGCGTATCATCCAATCCAACTATGGAAAGGATGATTGAAGAGTGGCAAGACCGCCAGATTCAAGTTGCCGAAATGAAGAAAAAGAAACGTGGTACACTCATTGAAGGTATTGAGTTGGCCAACGTTATTGAACAGTATCTATCTGGCGATTCTTTTGAAGAGATTGCCGATCGTAATTACCGCTCTGTAGCAATGGTTAAATCTGTTCTGGAACGCTATGGTGCTCTGCTTCGTTTGAATGATATTGTAGATCCATTGAGTCCTCCAATTATTCCTGACGATGCTGTGGCAGAAGAATTTGAGGTAGGTGAGCTTGTTTGGGTTCCTGGATACCAGTGTATCGGTGAAATCAAAAAAGCAATGGATAACCCTGTTGGTTGTTACCGTGTATGGCTCTTATCAGAAGGCAAACAACAGAACGTTCATTATATGAATTATGAGCTGGCTTCTGTTAAACACCTGGAAAAGCTAGGGGTTGATGTAAAGTCTCTGGGGTACAAATGGTCCCGGGAAGAAGTTATCACACTGATTAACGAAGCTGTTAAGGCTGCCTTGAAACTTGATAAAGATAAAGGAAAACGCCGTGAGTAGACTAACTGATTTACTTAAAGATGGGGAAGTAAAAACGCTATATCGTAGAAGCTGGGATAACGATAATTACGGCTTAGTGTTACTAACTTTAGATGCTGACTCGGATGTAGCTACTCAACATACCTGGGTAGCCGGTAACTATCCATATAGCGAGGCTGTTTCATTAACAGTATGCGAAGCTATTGCAGATGATTGGGAGGTTGCCAGCATCGATGATATGCGTGCTGTTGGCCTGCTGGAGTAACTACTTAAAAATTTCAGTTGCTTAATCCTACAATTCTTGATATAATATTCTCATAGTTTGAAAGAACTATTCTGTTTAATTCTTAATTAAGGAAATATAAAATATGACTACTCCAACTCAGTGGACTGATGAACTGTTCGAAAAAATGTCTTCCGAATACGTTGCTCGTATGGAGCAATTCCCAGAGGATGAACGTCCGGGTGTTAGCATGGAAATTGTTAGCGAAATTGCCCAGGAAAATGGTGTAACTCCGAACGGTTTTCGTATGAAGCTGACTAAAGCAGGTTTGTATATCAAGAAAGCTGCTGGTTCTACTTCTAAATCTAGCGCATCTACTGGAGAAAAAGCTTCCGGTGGTTCTCGTACCTCCAAAGCCCAAGCTCATGCTGATCTTCGTTCAGCATTCTCTGATGCTGGCTTAGCGCCAGATTTTCTGGATGATGCAATTATCGACAAACTGACCGGTAAAGCGGCTGCTCATCTGGCAGAAGCAATCCGAGCTATCACTAAGTAATTTTAGATAAATCCACCAACAAAAGGAACTATAGCTATGACTAAAGCTGAAATTATTGCACAGTGCGAAAAATTTGGTGAGTTTTATCTTCATTACGAGAAACTTCGTCAGAAAGGAACCACGTATCTTCAGGGTACAATGGAATTTGATCCGGCCCAAGATAAATATCTGGCTGAGCGTATTAAACGCGAACGTATTCGTAAAGCGAAAGATGATGAAATCCTTGTCTTCTCTCGTACTAATGATAGCTTCCGTTTTATTCCTGTCGAGAAAGTTCGTCGTGTGACTAGCCTCCAATCAGAGTTAGATCGTGCTTCTCCAGTAGGCCGATAAGAAAACAATTAGCCCCTATATGGGGCTTTTTGTGTATTTGGGATATGTAAATGAGCGAACAGGTAAATCAAAACTATGAAGGACACGTTGATGACCAGTCCATCATACTTTGGGAGAAGGAGGGGGAACAAGTAAGATTAACAGTATCTGAATTTCGTGGGAATCTATACATGGGTATTCGTTACTGGCTTCTTGATATTAATGATGAGTGGTTTCCAACGAAATCTGGCTTCTCTTTTCCTTACACCCTAGAAACAACATCACAGCTTTTCTATGCGTTTACACAGATTCTTAGCGAATCTGAGGTTTTACATGAAGTACAGAAACGAGCTGAAGAACTCAAAGCCAAGAATGCCTAGTTCTTGGCTTTTTCTTTATAAATGTATTTGCTTTCAACTCAGTTTTGTTATATAATATTTATATAAATTAATGAGAGATATAAATAAATGACTAATGTAAAAGAATTTATTAAACGCTGTCAAGAAGCATATTATCAAGGCATGTCTTTAATCTCTGATGAGGAGTATGATCGCCTGGTAAAACGCTTCCCGTTAGAGGAAGAGATCGGGCCTAAGGGTGATATTCCACATCTATATCGTATGTATTCTTTACAGAAAGTTTACTATAACCGTGGAGATAAACCACCATTCAATCCTTTAGGTCAGGTGGAAACCGATAAGTTAGATGGTTGTGCAATTTCTCTGCTATATATTAATGGCGAATTTGTTCAAGCACTAACTCGTGGTAATGGTATTCTGGGGAATGATGTCACAAGCAACGTAAGATTGCTGAACATTCCTAAAAAGATTTCCCAAAAAGTACCTACTCAAATCACTGGTGAAGTTCTAATTACAAAAGAAGTAGAAAATAAACGTAACTTTGCCTCTGGTGCTATTAACCTCAAAGATAGCGATGCTTTCGTACAACGCATTGGAGAAGGCGGTTTAATCTTTGTTGCTTATGGTATCCAGTGTTCTGCTGAATCTGTAGGTATTACAGAAGCATATTTAAAAGATATGCTTTGGCTAGAGAATGAGAACTTCTTAACAGTCGTTAATGTGCGTTCCTTTTTTAAATGGATTCCGACGGACGGTAAAGTTGTTCGTATTAATGACAACAACAAATTCTTCCGCGAAGGCTGGACTAATAAATTCCCTCGTGGAGCATTCGCTATTAAAGAGGATGAAGAAGGCGAGATTACAACTCTTACTAAAGTTGAATGGCAGGTAGGGGCTTCTGGTAAAGTAACTCCAGTTGGTTATTTCGAACCGGTAATTATTGATGATGCTACGATTGTTAAAGCGACTCTTAATAACGTTGATTATATTAACTCTCTCGATCTAGAGATCGGTTGCCAGATTCGAGTGATTCGTGCTGGTGGTGTAATCCCGTGCATAGTAGAGCGAGTATATGATTAATACATAACCCTTTGCTACCCATCTACCATATCGGAATTATAAAGTGGTTATTGACATTTTCGCCGCTTAGGTATATACTATTATCATTCAGTTGAGGGATAGAAAGTTATGGCGAGGGTAAGCAAAGTTAGTTAAAATTGTAGTTGCTAAATGCTTAAATACTTGCTATAATATTTATATAAATTGATAAGGAAGAAATTTGATGAAAATCGAAATTCCAACACAATGTCCCTCTTGTGGTTCTAAGCTAGATCTTGTCAACGGACAATTATTCTGTCGTAATAAGTCCAACTGTCCAGCGCAATCAAGTAAGTTAATTGAGAACTTCTGTACAAAAATGAAGTTAAAGGGCTTTGGCCCGAAAACTATTGAAAAGCTGGAGCTGACTAAGATTTCAGAACTATTTTACCTAACCGAAGAAGATTTGGTTAGAGCCGTGGGTAGCAAGGTTGCCGCTAAGTTAATTAGCGAATTAAATACTAAAGTTCGTGGAGACATTGACTTTGGTTCAGTTCTCGGTTCTTTAGGAATCCCTCTAATTGGAGAGGTTGCAGCAAAGAAATTGTCCCAAAATTGCACCAGTTTTCAAGATGTGAGAGCTGATGGCAAAGCTGGAGAAAACTATAAAGCCTGGCTAAATTCCCCACAAGGCAAGGATGTTATCGAATTACCGTGGAAATTCTCAAATGGTATTAAGGGTGCTAAAGCTGACATCATTACTGATGGTCTAGTAGCCCAACCAAACGGAATAACGGTGTGTATTACCGGATCTTTGCAAGATTTTGCAAATCGAACGGATGCAACAAACTATTTAGAAGGTCTAGGATACACGGTTAAGAAATCCGTTACCAAAGACGTCAAATACCTAATCTGTGAGGATGAATCGAAGCGTTCTTCCTCATCTTATAAGAAAGCCGAAACGAATGGGATAGAAATCCTGTCGATTAAAGAACTATTGGAGAAAAATAATAATGTCTAAACTGAACTGGAACGTAGAAGGTGTAACCGAGTCTCTGAAAGCAAAAGCCACTGCTCTGGGTGTTGCTGTAATCTCTCAAGAACAAGTAGCTGCTATCGCTGCTGAACTGGCTGCTGAAACTGGCAAAGACGTTACCGCTCGCTCTGTTGGCTCTAAGCTGCGTAAAGAAGGTTTCGAAGTACAGAAAGCTAACGAAGTACAGAAATCTCCGTGGACTCCTGAGCAGGAAGCTGAACTGGTTGATTTCCTGAACGCTCATGCTGGTCAGTATACCTATGCTGAAATCGCTGCTGCTGTAGCTGGTGGTCAATTTGGTGCTAGGCAGGTACAGGGTAAGATCCTGAGTCTGGAAATGACCGCTTCTGTTAAACCAACTGAAAAAGCAGCTGCTGTTCGTTCCTTCACTCCTGATGAAGAAACTGATTTTGTTAATCAGGTTGTTGCTGGTGCTACTATTGAAGCTATCGCTGCTCACTTCGGTCGTAATATCAAGCAGATCCGTGGTAAAGCTCTGAGCCTGCTTCGTGAAGGTCGTATCGCTGCTATGCCGGTACAGGAAACTTCAAGTGCTAAAACTCGTGAAGATCTGCTAGAAGGTCTGGATCTGGTTAACATGACCGTTGCTGAGATCGCTGAGAAAACTGGTAAGTCTGAGCGTGGTGTTAAATCTATGTTGTCTCGTCGTGGTCTGGTTGCTAAGGACTATGATGGTGCCGCTAAGCGTGCTAAACTGGATGCAAAAGCTGCGGCTGCTGAATAATCTGGTAAATTAAACCTAAGGGGAGGGGGCTATGCTCCTTCCCCTTTTTGCATTTAGAAGGCACGAAAGCGTGCAAAGGAGAATGACCTTGTTTAACGTGCAAGCTGTAGTGTTGAAGATGCTTCTAGCTTCCGAACAGAAGCAAATAGCATTGGAAACATTCTCAAAACTGCATAAAGATCATTTTAATGACGCTTTCTCCTCAATTTACCAAGCCGTCCAGAATTATTATAAAAAATATAACACAATGCCGTCCATTGACGCACTGATGCTTGAGGCTAATAGGAACGCCCGCCTTTCTCAAGCTCTAGTCGTTTTAGCTAACACTCAAATTCCAGAAGTTAGCATGGAACAGGCACTTGAAGTCCTAGAGGCCGAGTATACACAGGATTTATTCCTGAAGCTTCTAGAAACAGACGTGCTTCAAGATTTAACAATGCTGGATCAGGGAGAAATTCTTAACCGAGTTGCCTCCCTTCACTTAAAATTAGAAGAGAAAGTAACGAATACTGGAAAAGTATTCAACGCAGATAATATGCGTATTTTCCAGAGAGAAGAAGATACCAAACTGAACTTAATCGCTCTTGGTATTTGTAATGAGTTCGACGCTCAAATTGGTTTAGCTCGCACAGAAACGTTACTGCTTGGTGGTTGGCGTGGTACTGGTAAATCCATTATCTGTTCAAACATACAGGTTCAGCAATATTTGAATGGGGATATTGCTCCATACTTCTCAATTGAGATGAAAGAACATGAAGTATTTAGACGTAATCTAGCCATGTTAGCTGGTGTATCAGCACTAGCAATGCGTAATAATACTCTAGAAGGTGCAGCTCTGTTGAGATTAGCCAGAACTAGAGCTAGGATGTTTAACGGTGGTGAAGAGCTCTTCGATAACTTCGTTAAACAGTATACAATGGCTAAGATGAGTGATTTCTACGACATGGAGAGTAAGCTAATAGAAGGGTATGAGCTACATACTCCTATGATTATTGTTTATGACCCTGAGCTGTCTATTACAACAGTTGACGTAGAATTAAATAAATTAGTTGCTAGATATGGGGATAAAGTTACAGTAGCTTTACTGGACTATATTAACCAAACCCGACTTCCAGACTCTAAAACCATTGATATGTATGACTGGAAAGAACAGATGGTTGTTAGCTCGTCTTTCAAATCTATCTGCCAGAAACATAACGTGGCTGGTGTAGCTCCTTACCAGATTGATCAAGATGGTAGAACACGTATGTCAAAAGGGATTCTTGATTCCGCAGACATGGCTGCTAATCTTAATGCTGCAAAAGCTGATAATGGTCAAGGTGCTATTATGTTTGACTTCGTTAAGACTCGTTCTTCTGATAGCGTGAAGTTTATGCCTAAAATGAACTGGGAAACCCTGCGGATGGATAACACTACCAACCTAGCAATGGAAGATATATCTCAAATGGAAGCTGAGTTCGTTATCCCTATTGAGAAGGATAAGCCGGCTCAATCTAAACGTGCTAAGAAAGACAAAGCTGAAAATTCAACAGGTGAACAGGCCAGCGATATATGAGTAGAATAACAGAACTACTTGATCTGAAAGGCATTGAATATAAAGACACAGGTGGGGACATCCTCATCTGTTGTCTCAATCCAGATCATGACGATAAACACCCAAGTTTGCGTATTGACCCTGAAACAGGTATTATGCACTGCTTGAGTTGTGGCTTCGGTAAAGGTATACCGAGCATTTACCATTATTTTAATGAGACTCAGTACCGACAGTCCCCAAGGCTATCGCAAGTACGTAAAAAGATTTCAGAGATTAGGAATGGATCAACGAATCTTGCAATTCCTGAATCTGCTTACCTTTTCGAAGGTGATTTCCGAGGTATAAGTTCTAAGACCTTGAAGAAATATTTTGCTTTCCAACACCAAGCAGACTGGGAAGGCAGAATTGTATTCCCAATCACAGATGCTGTTGGACGCAATATCCTATTTTTGGGTCGTTCTATAAACAGTTCTGCCCCTCCTAAATACTTAGTAAAACCAAAACAAGTTTCACCGCCAATTTTTCCTGTACGATATAATACTCCAGTCCTTATTCTAGTTGAAGGCATCTTTGATATGCTGAACCTAGAGGATAATGGTATAGACTATGCTTCTTGCTGCTTTGGTACACATCAGTTTACTTCGGATAACATTGCAGATAAGTTCAGTCCTTATATTATCGCCGGTGTAAAAGTTGTTGTTATCTTACTAGATAATGATGCTTCTGGTAATAAAGCTGCCCAGGCTCTAGCAAAATTAATTCGTACAAAAACACGTTTAACACCTGTAGTTGCTAACTTCTTACTTCCAGAGGGTAAGGATCCTGGTGATTTAAATAAAGAAGAAGTCGATACGTTAGCAAAACGTATTGAAATTTTAGTTGCTGAATCACTTAAAGATTTGGTATAATATATTGGTAAGTTAGAGAAGAAACACTGAAGTTATACTTACTTACCAAGAGGAGATTAAATTTGAAAATCGCAGTAGTTGATAAAGCTCTAAATAACACTCGTTACGATAAACATTTCCAGCTATACGGCGAGGAAGTTGATGTATTCCATATGTGTAACGAGAAGTTGTCCGGTCGTTTGCTCAAAAAGCATATTACTATCGGGACTCCGGAAAACCCATTTGACCCGAATGATTATGATTTTGTTATACTGGTAGGTGCCGAACCTTTTCTGTACTTTGCAGGTAAGAAAGGTATTGGTGATTATACCGGTAAACGTGTAGAGTATAATGGATATGCTAACTGGATTGCTAGTATCAGCCCAGCCCAGTTACACTTTAAACCTGAAATGAAACCAGTTTTTGATGCAACAGTAGAGAATATCCACGATATTATCAATGGTCGTGAGAAGATTGCAAAAGCTGGTGATTACCGTCCTATTACTGACCCTGACGAGGCAGAAGAATATATCAAGATGGTGTATAATATGGTTATCGGACCTGTCGCATTCGACTCCGAAACCTCAGCACTATACTGTCGAGATGGTTATCTGCTTGGTGTTTCTATATCTCACCAAGAGTATCAGGGTGTATATATTGATTCTGATTGTCTCACAGAGGTTGCAGTATATTATCTCCAGAAAATTCTAGATAGTGAAAACCACACTATTGTTTTTCACAACTTGAAGTTTGATATGCACTTTTATAAGTACCATCTGGGACTTACTTTTGATAAAGCACATAAAGAACGCAGGCTCCATGATACCATGTTGCAGCACTATGTTCTAGATGAACGTCGTGGTACTCATGGCTTGAAATCTCTAGCAATGAAGTATACCGATATGGGTGACTATGACTTCGAACTAGATAAGTTCAAAGATGATTACTGCAAAGCACATAAAATCAAGAAAGAAGATTTCACCTATGATTTAATTCCATTTGATATTATGTGGCCGTATGCTGCGAAAGATACAGATGCTACTATACGTTTGCACAACTTCTTTTTACCAAAAATTGAGAAGAATGAAAAACTTTGCAGTCTGTACTATGATGTTTTGATGCCTGGTTGCGTATTCTTGCAACGTGTTGAGGATCGTGGAGTACCTATCTCTATTGATCGTTTGAAAGAAGCTCAGTATCAATTGACCCATAATTTGAATAAAGCCCGTGAGAAACTGTACACTTATCCAGAAGTTAAACAGCTAGAACAAGGTCAGAATGAAGCATTTAACCCGAACTCTGTTAAGCAACTTCGTGTTCTTCTGTTCGATTATGTTGGTTTGACTCCAACTGGTAAGTTAACAGATACGGGTGCAGATTCTACAAACGCAGAAGCTCTGAATGAGTTGGCAACCCAGCATCCTATTGCTAAAACTCTTCTAGAGATTCGTAAGCTGACTAAGCTGATCTCTACTTATGTTGAGAAGATTCTACTGAGTATTGATGCAGATGGTTGCATTCGTACTGGTTTCCATGAACATATGACTACTTCTGGTCGTCTGAGTTCTTCTGGTAAACTGAACCTGCAACAGCTACCTCGTGATGAATCTATTATTAAGGGTTGTGTAGTTGCACCACCTGGATACCGTGTAATCGCGTGGGACTTAACAACTGCGGAAGTTTACTATGCTGCTGTTCTATCTGGTGATAGAAATATGCAACAAGTATTTATCAACATGAGAAATGAACCCGATAAATACCCTGACTTCCACTCTAACATCGCCCACATGGTATTTAAATTGCAATGTGAACCTCGTGATGTTAAGAAGCTGTTCCCAGCTCTACGTCAGGCAGCTAAGGCAATTACCTTTGGTATTTTGTATGGTTCTGGCCCGGCTAAAGTAGCACATTCTGTTAACGAAGCATTGCTAGAGCAAGCAGCCAAAACTGGTGAACCGTTTGTTGAATGTACTGTTGCAGATGCTAAAGAGTACATTGAGACTTACTTTAGTCAATTCCCACAGCTTAAGCGTTGGATTGATAAGTGCCACGATCAGATCAAGAATCATGGGTTTATCTATAGTCACTTTGGTCGTAAACGTCGTCTGCATAATATCCATTCCGAAGACCGTGGCGTTCAGGGTGAAGAAATTCGTTCTGGATTTAACGCAATCATTCAGTCTGCTTCTTCTGATAGTCTCCTTTTAGGTGCTGTAGATGCAGATAATGAGATCATTTCTCTTGGCTTAGAACAAGAGATGAAGATTGTTATGCTGGTTCATGACTCCGTAGTTGCTATTGTTCGCGAGGATTTGATCGACCAGTACAATGAAATCCTGATTCGTAATATTCAGAAAGACCGTGGTATCAGTATTCCTGGCTGTCCTATTGGTATTGATTCAGATTCTGAAGCTGGAGGTTCTCGTGACTATTCTTGTGGTAAGATGAAGAAACAGCATCCATCAATTGCTTGTATTGATGATGACGAATATACTCGTTACGTTAAAGAAATGCTACTTGATGCAGATTTCGAGTATAAGAAATTAGCTGCAATGGATAAAGAACATCCAGACCACAGCAAGTACAAGGATGATAAGTTTATTGCTGTATGTAAAGATCTGGATAACGTGAAAAGGATTCTCGGTGCTTAATTTCAAATTGCCCGTCTATGCGTTACGGGCGTTTGTATCAATTGAGCAAGAAGGTGATTATTCCGTAATTACAACAAGGTATAATAAATATGTGCTAGATAACAGGAAGTTGCCTGGCACGTTTTCTCAACGTAGGCTTATTCTATTTGAGAAACGGAAAGAATTACCATACAAGCTCTACCCTATTAGAGGTAGAATATCAATGTTGTCTCAATTAGTTGGGTCAAAGCGTAGCCAATTTATAGATTCTGATGGAAATCTTATTAACTGGAAGAAAACTACGTTCTATGATGTTGTCACCTCTAAAGTTTTGCATTCAGCTAGAATTTATAATGGAAAATACCAATGCTATGTGGCTAAAGTCCCTTATCCATTTGTATTATCCTATGTTCCAGCTTATATAAGCTATATTCTGGTAAATAATAGCCATGTTATTTATCAAGTCCATCAAGAGGAGCCTGAAATTCCTAGACTTAGAATAAAATTATGAAGGTTGTTATATCTAATAAAGCCTATTTCAAGCCCGATGATGAACTTTGGGATTATTGTAGTAAGCAAACCACTTATCACATAGAGACAATGACTAGTAAATACCCTATTATGTATAAGAATAGTGGTGTTGTTGCCAAAGAGATTAAGTGGATTCCTATTACGCGTCTGGACTTACTAGATGCTAAAGGAGTAAAATACGAATTAGTCGATAAACGTACATTAGCTCCGGTAGACATACCAAAACCTAAGTTCAAATTGCGCGAAGAAGATCAACTTCCAATATACGAAGAGTGCGATGATACCTGTATTATTAATGGTAAGCCTGGATTTGGTAAAACTATCCTAGCCCTTGCACTTGCGTATAAATTTGGTCAGAAAACTTTGGTAATCTGTACGAATACATCCATTCGTGAAATGTGGGCGGCAGAAGTTCGTAAATGGTTTGGGTTTGAACCAGGCATCATAGGTTCTGGGAAATACAATATTGATCCACCAATTGTAGTCAGTAATATTCAAACAGTGAATAAACACGCGAATAATCTTTCTAAAGTATTCGGTACTGTTATAGTTGATGAAGTTCACCATTGTGTGGCTACAACTTTCACTAACTTCCTAGAAATATCATGTGCTCGCTATAAAATTGGACTATCCGGTACACTAAAACGAAAAGATGGTTTACAAGTTATGTTCAAAGATTTCTTTGGATATAAGATATTTAGCCCGCCGGTTAATAATACTGTTGCACCTACAATCCATAGGTACTCCGTGCCTGTTGAGCTATCAGGAAACCAAAACGTGCCGTGGGCATTACGTGCTAACGATGTGTATAATCATCCTGAATATCGAGAGACTATTATAAACCTAGCACATTTATATGTGAATATGGGACATAAAGTACTCATTGTAAGTGATAGAACAGAGTTAATCCAAACAGTACTAGAAGCACTATCTCAGAGAGGAGTCACAACCTATGAGATTATTGGCGCAACTCACTTAGATGACCGATTAAAAATTCAGGAAGATATAGCAAAAGGTGGGCCTTGTGTGCTTGCAGCAGCTCAAAGTATCTTCTCTGAGGGTATTTCCCTTAATGAGCTATCTTGTTTAATAATGGGAAGCCTTATTAATAATGAATCTCTCATTGAACAGCTTGCAGGCCGTGTTCAACGTATTGTCGATGGTAAACTCGACCCTATTGTTGTAGATCTAATTATGAAAGGTGGCACTGGACTAAGACAGGCTTCTGGACGTATGGCAGTATATCGTAACAACGGGTGGAAAACTATTACTATGACTCCGGAGAAAGCAGTTCAATTAGCTAAAATTGCATTTGGCAACAGCTCATAAATGATGTATAATATATACATAAATTTGAGAGAGAGAAAGTTTCGGATTGATAAGAAAGTCCGAAGCAGAAAAATAAAAATTTTAGTTGCTAAATTCTCTCGAAATCTAGTATAATATATACATAAATTCGAGGAGAAAACAAAAATTAAATTCTTCGATTATGAAAAGCTATACTTACTAGCTAGAGGAAATTCCGACCTAATTATTAAGCTATTCAAAAGAATGCTTACGGAGCCTGATGCTCACCAATTATTGGTCGGTTCCTCATTCATTTTGAATGAATCAACAATAGTTGATAATCCAAATAAATTGTCTAATAGACAACTGGCAGAATATCTAGGAATTTTAAGTCTACGAAATTATGCCGAATACAAGTTTACAAACGATCCTAGTTTGGACATACAATATGTTCCAGTATGGATACCACGTTTAGTAATCGACACTAACCCACTAATCGCAATTAACAAATCGAAATTAATCTTTAAAGAGGAAATAAAATATGGCTAAGTCTTGGGGCGAAACTACTGGCGGTTCTAACGATAAAATCGAATTCCTGAAGTTCAACAACGGTATCACTCGTGTTCGTATCGTTTCTGGTGTTCTTCCACGTTATGTCTATTGGCTGACTAATAAAGAGGGTAGCGTAGCTCCTTTCGAATGTCTCCGTTTTAACCGTGACAAAGAGAGTTTTGTTCGTGGTAAAGCTGATCCGGTTCATGAGATGGGCTTCTTTGAGAAAGAGCTGGATAAAGATGGTAATCGCGTTCCGCTGAAACCGAAGAAAAACTATATCGCTTTTGTTATCGACCGTTCTGATAACAAACTGAAAGTAATGGAAGTCAAAGCTACTATTCTGAAAGGCATCCAGTCTATCATGAAGCAGTTGAATCTGGCAACTCCGTTTGATATTGATATTTCTATCGAGAAAAAAGGTAAAGGTTTCGATACTGAGTATGATGTACAGCAGATTGCTGCTATGCAGTTCCAGATTAAGCTGCAAGATCCTAACAGTGCAGAATCTAAGCAATATGCTGCGGATGTAGATCTGATTGGTGAAGCTATGTGTGACGAAGATGGCGACATCATTAAGTTCGAAAAAGTTCCTTCTCTGGAACAAACTTATCCGGTTCCTACCTATGAAGAGCAGAAAGAAGCAATTCAAGCCTTCATGGAAGGTCGTGAGAATAAAGATGATGATGCCAAGTCTGGTAACAGCACTGCTGGTTCCCAGAAAGGTATTGATCACGAAGCTGCAAGCGATCTGGATGACTAATAAATAGAGGGGCTTCGGCCCCTTTCTTTTTAACCAATGAGAATATTATTTAGTGCTGATCATCATATCAAACTAGGACAGGATAAAGTTCCAAAGGAATGGCAGAAGCGTCGCTTCCTGATGCTAGGAGAACGGTTAAATGATATATTCCATAATCATAACTGTGATCTTCATATTGCTGGTGGTGATATACTTGATGTTGCCGACCCGTCGTCAGAAGAAATAGAACTGCTTGAACAGTTCATGTCAAGACTTGACCATCCAGGCAAAATCTTTACTGGAAATCATGAAATGTTAACTAAAACCATTTCGTGTCTATATCATTATGCGGGGGTTATTAATAAAGTAACTAGTGGGAAGTGGGAAGTAATTACCAAACCATATCGTTCCCCTGAATTTGATATTGTTCCGTATGATGAAATCCATAAGTCTAAGTGGAAACCATCTGAATCAAAACTATGTTTCACGCATGTTCGTGGTGAAATCCCTCCACATGTAAAACCAGAAATTGATCTAACTAAGTACAACTGTTATGATACTGTAATTGCTGGCGATTTACATTCTTATACTAATAGCCAGACTATCGGATCTACTAGACTCCTCTACCCAGGGTCTCCATTAACTACATCGTTCCATAGAGAACGCACAAAAGGTACAAATGGTTGCTTTATCATTGATACCGACACATTAAAAGTAGAATGGATTGAACTAGGTGATTTACCACAACTGATCCGTAAAACAATCGGAGCAGGTGAAGAGATGGAACCTAGTGATTATGATCGTGTAGTCTACGAAGTTACTGGTGACGTTGTTCAATTAAAGTCTATCAAAGACTCTGATTTATTAGATAAGAAGATTAACCATCGAGTTACTAAAGATGCTAAGTTAAATCTTGTTGATCTTGATATGTTGGGCGAACTTGAACTTTACTTCCGTGAAGTCGAGAAGCTATCTCAAGGCGACATTGATAGAATCTTGGCTAGAGCTGCGAAATATGTCAAAGATTACAATTAAGACACTAAAATTTAGTAACGTTATGTCTTACGGTAAGGACATCGTAATTCATTTCGATAAGAATCCAGTTACTCAACTAATCGGTGGCAATGGGCTAGGGAAATCTACTATCGCCACGGTTATAGAAGAGCTGTTCTATAATAAGAACTCACGTGGTATTAAGAAAGATGCTCTGTTCTCTTGGTCTTCTCCGAAAAAAGAGTATGATATGCACGCTTACTTCTCAAAAGATGAAGATGAGTATGAATTGCATAAAGTAGTTAAATCAACTGCTAAGGTTACACTCATTAAGAATGGAGAAGATATTAGTGGGCATACGGCAACCCAAACATATAAGATGATTGAAGAAATTATGGGGGGTGACTTTCAAACATTCACCAAACTGATTTATCAATCAGTGGGTTCTAATCTAGACTTCCTAAAAGCAACAGATGCAACACGTAAGGCTTTTCTTGTTAACTTGTTCAATCAAGAGCAATACAAAGAAATGTCAGAAACTATTAAGGCTGACCGTAAAGAAATAGCAAATACCTTAAATAATTTGCAGGGCCAGATGGCTGTAATTACGAAAATCCTTAATGGAAAAAATAATCTAGGAACTTTGCAGGAACCTGTAGAGGTGCCGGAGTTTGATGAAGAGCCATTAGCACAAGAACTTACTGAATCGAAAATTAAGGCGGCATTAGCCAAGTCTCAAGAGGCTAATATTACTAAGTTGCGTAATTTGGACAAAGCTGTACAAGTTGCCGAACAATCTTTCGAACCTTTCAAAAATTTGCCCGCGCCCACCGACCAAAGTGAAGAGATCTCGAGTGTTACGCGTGACCTAACGATTGTGACCTCACGTGCGAGCGAAGTTAAGAAACGTTATCAGAAGTTCAAGCAAGAGGCTTCAAATACTGAATGCCCTACTTGCGGTACTCATCTGGATACAACTGCTGCCCAAAAAGCAATGGATATGGCTAGAACAGAATATGATCCTCTGTTCAAAGAGAAGCAATCTCTTGAAGCTAAGCTAGAACAGTTGAAGAAAGAACAACTTGAGTACGTTGCGTATACTAGAGCAAAGGATGCTTTGGATAAAGCGGTGGTAGCTAGAGACGAGTTCAAAAATTCAATGAGTGATGCTTCTTTTGAAGAACTCAATGTGCAAATCCTACAGGTGCAAATCCGACAATTAGAACAGGAAATCGCTGATGGCCGCTCTAAGGTTGCAATTGCCAAAGAGCATAATGCAAATGTCGAATTAGCCAACGCAAAATATAAAGCGAAACTAGAACAGATTGAGAAAGCTGAAGCAGAAATGTCTGAGATTACTTCCAAACTTGATGGAGTAGCCGAAGCTGTAGCTGATCTTGATATTCTAATTGCTGCTTTGAAAAATCTGGTGGGATATAAACTAGAGCATAGTGTGAAAGTATTCGAAGAATTAATTAATAAATACCTTTCTATTATGACTGGAGGTAAATTCGCACTTGGATTTGAACTTGATGAAACGAAGTTACAAGTAGTAATCTTCAATGATGGAAATCGTACCAGTATGGAGAACTGCTCTACTGGTCAGCAAAGTAGAATTAATCTAGCAACCCTGTTAGCTATTCGTATGCTGTTAACATCTATTAGTAAAGTTAATATTAATCTTCTATTCCTTGATGAAGTAATTAGCTTTATTGATACGAAAGGACTTGATACTCTCGTTGAACTATTAAATGAGGAAGAAAGTCTAAATTCTATCATTGTTTCTCATGGGCATACGCATCCATTAGCTCATAAGATTACTGTCAAAAAAGATGCAGAAGGATTTTCCTACTTAGAATAAAACATGGCTGTAGATAGTAGAGAGAAAGGTAAACGTGGTGAATATCAGGTAAGGGATATTCTACGTGAGCGTACAGGTCTTGAGTGGGAACGTGTTCCTGGCTCTGGTGCTTTTGGCCAGAGCCACGGACTGAAGGGTGACATCTACCTTCCACCACAAAGCGGACACATTAGTAAATACTGCTTCGAAGTTAAGTGGTATAAAGATGATAATATATCAAGTAATTTATTTAATGTTGGTGAATCCACTCTAGAGAAGTGGTGGCAGCAGTGCTCACGTGAAGGTGAGCAGATGAACTCCAAACCTGCATTAATATTCAAAAAAGACAGAGGACAGTGGTTAATAGCTTTGGATAGCTCAGACCCGATGGTTGACAACTTAATGAGTCGTACCCATATGGTGTTAAATAAGAAAGGCATGGAAATCGTAATCGGTTTATTTGAGCCGTGGCTACATAATGCATCTGTTGAGGACTTAATTAAATAATGAGTAAATCCTGGGGAAAATTTATTGAAGAAGAGGAAGCTGAAATGGCTTCCCGTCGTAACCTAATGATTGTCGATGGAACTAACTTAGGCTTTCGCTTCAAACATAACAACAGTAAAAAACCATTTGCCTCAAGTTATGTTTCCACTATTCAATCTTTAGCAAAATCCTACTCCGCAAGAACTACGATTGTTCTAGGTGATAAGGGGAAATCTGTATTTCGTCTAGAACATCTACCAGAGTATAAAGGTAATCGTGATGAAAAGTATGCACAACGTACAGAAGAAGAGAAAGCACTGGATGAACAGTTCTTTGAGTATTTGAAAGATGCTTTCGAGTTGTGTGAAACTACATTCCCAACTTTTACCATTCGTGGTGTAGAAGCAGATGATATGGCAGCTTATATTGTTAAACTCATCGGGCATCTTTATGATCACGTTTGGTTGATTTCTACCGATGGTGACTGGGATACGTTATTAACGGATAAAGTTTCTCGATTTTCTTTTACTACACGTCGTGAGTATCATCTTCGTGATATGTATGAACATCATAATGTTGATGATGTTGAGCAGTTTATCTCCCTGAAAGCAATTATGGGTGATCTAGGGGATAATATTCGCGGCGTTGAAGGTATTGGGGCAAAACGCGGATATAATATTATTCGTGAGTTTGGTAACGTACTAGATATTATTGATCAGCTTCCACTGCCTGGAAAACAGAAATATATACAGAATCTGAATGCATCGGAAGAACTGCTTTTCCGAAACTTGATTCTGGTTGATTTACCGACGTATTGTGTAGATGCTATTGCTGCCGCAGGGCAAGATGTATTAGATAAATTTACAAAAGATATTTTGGAGATTGCAGGACAATGATTAAAATTAAATTAACTCACCCAGATTGTATGCCTAAGATTGGTTCCGAAGATGCCGCAGGTATGGATCTGCGAGCATTCTTTGGTACTAACCCTGCCGCAGATTTACGTGCTATTGCACCAGGCAAATCCTTAATGATTGACACCGGTGTCGCGGTGTCAATTCCGCGAGGCTGGTTCGGTTTGGTGGTTCCTCGTAGCTCTTTAGGTAAGCGCCATTTGATGATTGCAAACACCGCAGGGGTGATCGACTCAGACTATCGTGGTACTATTAAGATGAACCTCTATAATTACGGTTCTGAAATGCAAACTCTGGAGAATTTCGAGAGACTTTGTCAGCTAGTAGTGCTACCACACTATTCAACTCGTAATTTTGAAATAGTTGACGAACTAGAGGAGACTATTCGTGGAGAAGGTGGATTTGGAAGCTCAGGAAGCAAATAATTTTACTGATCCTAATATGGTAGGTATTGATACTAATATGTCGGCTTATCAGATTAAAACTGAACCAGAAAAGTATGTACTGAAAACAGACAAAGAAGGTAATGTTACTTTCTGGGATCCTGAAGGTTTTGTGGAGCTTTGTACTAATAGTGACAACGAGCATTTAAAAATACTATTAACCATTTATAATCTTGGTATTATAGAAGGTTGTAGAAGCTAGTTATAGAAAAACCCCAGCGGATTTTGTCCGCTGGGGTTTCTTTTTACTATGTATACATTATGAGTTATCTGGCTTAATGAGCTCACTCACAAGTTTTTTCAGTTCGGTTAATTCTTGCTCAAGTTTGTTAACTTTATCAGCTTGATAACGAAATGCACAAGCTAAATCCGCCATAATTACGTTATTATCAAGAGCTAATGTATCGTCCGCTTTATCAACAACAATTTGACGGTCTACATATTCTTCACCTTCTTCATTAACACCTATAACATCTGCAAAAATATCCCCGCCAGGAATTAATTTTACATATTCCGGGTCTATTTTTAGTAGGTCTTGGGCTATTAAACCAAATCGCTGGATGTTGCTTCCATTGTATTTAAACATTGTAGGCAGCCACTGCATAACGCGATCATAGCTTTCTTTTCCATCTGTATAAATTATATCATGCTTTAAATCTCTGTCAGAGTTGGCGGCCTTTTGAAAAATGAAATTTCCACTTGATGACCATGTAGTTATATCGTTTGATGCTGGCTGAAACTGGAAGTTACAGAAAAAATTGCCATCACCACGAAGCCTTAACGAGCAAAAAGGCCAAGCATTATTTCCCTGTGGGATAAGACCCCAAGTTGCACGAATTGGATAACCACCAGTTGATTGTGTACCCCATGAAAGTCCAGGCGCCCATCCACCATCATTGTTAGGAATAATCTCGCCCCAAACAAGAGCATTACCCCAATAGTTAGGATCATCCCAGCCCATTTGTTGGGTTTTGCCAGTGTATTGGGCGGAATGAGTTCTGCCGTCAGGGTAAAACTTGTGCATATAGGCCTGTATCCCTGCTTGATACAATTCTATTCCAAAAGATTCAATGTGTGTGTCGCCTCTTCTGATTAAACCAGCGATAGCGTAATCGTCATACCAATTGTAACGACTTACACCAGTCCATGTGTTTATGGGTGGATTCATGGTTGAAAATAGTTGTGACGCATTGCGTTCATTCCCGTCTGCATAAATACCAGCCCCCGGAGCTAATGAGATTGATTTTGCTCCTGAAAAAGTACCATTTTCATTAAATTGATAATAGTGAAACAAGTTATTATGAAACACACCTATTGTATGTTTTCCTACGCCTACTTGAGTTTCGAAATAAGACTGAGAAGAACCAATATCCTCGCCTTGTGTGTTCTTTAATTTTGAATGGTATATACCTGCGTTTGCAGTATTTGCATTTTCCGTTTCATTTTCAACATTAAGGCTTAGAAATTTTGGTGCATGTTTTTCGCCAAGTCCTATATTGTTTCTAATACCATTCGCATCCTTAGCACCCGTACCACCAAATTGAATACCTAGTGGTAGCCATTGATTGGTTGTAGCATCATAAACGCCCCAATGATCCCCACCATCTGGAATGGTTAGATACTTGTTTTTATTTGGGGAATATAAAACTGTTTCACCAGAAGTCTGAAACAGCCTATCAACTCCTAAATTATATCTAGCACCTTCAAGTGTATCCGCTCCAGTACCACCAGCAATAATTGATAATGGAAGAGATTCCCATGAGATACCATCACCATTTATGTTTTTCTGGAGTACAATAAGCCCATCATCTCGCATAACAAATCTATATAATCTATTATGCGAGTATAAAAAAGTATGAACCCCATCCTGCACAAGTGAGTCTATAAGGAGCGTCTGACGAGAAGCATTAATATCCGACAGATCTGAAAGATTATTTTCTTTTAGTAACGATTTACCAATAATACCTTCAGCTTTTCCAGCAGCCACTTCTGCACGTCCAGCGTCGGTAGATGCGCTTTGTGCGCTACTAGCAGCATTACTAGCTTGTTGCCCGGCCTCAACAGCACTGTTACCCGCTTGTGTAGCGGAAATAGCAGCGGCGTCTTTTAGCACGGTAGTTTCGGACACAGCGGCATCCTTAATTGCTTGCGTCTCGCTTACTGCACTATCCTTAATAGTCTGTGTGTCAGACTTTAATTTTTCAACATCTGCTTTTAAAGCTGTTGTTTCACCTACAGCGGCATCCTTAATTGCTTGCGTCTCGCTTACTGCACTATCCTTAATAGTCTGTGTGTCAGACTTTAATTTTTCAACATCTGCTTTTAAAGCTGTTGTTTCACCTACAGCGCTATCTTTAATTAGTTGAGTATCTGATTTTAGTTGCTCAACATCTGATTTTAAGCCTTGAATAGTGGTTACTGACTGACTAGCTGAGGTTGCAGAACTAGCTGCGTTAGTCTCACTATCTTTGGCTTTAGTCTCACTAGTTTTAGCATTTGTTTCACTAGTTTTAGCATTTGTTTCAGAGGTTTTTGCAGCAGACGCTGATGTAGCAGCTTGTGTAGAGAATGTTTCCGCCTCATTCCTAAAACCACTGGAATCCGCAGCGGAAGCGGCAGCATTAGTCTCACTGATTTTTGCTTTATCTTCACTAATTTTTGCAACAGCAGCAGATGCAGCAGCATTAGTCTCACTGATTTTTGCTTTATCTTCACTAGCCTTTGCATTAATTTCGCTAGTTTTAGCTTTATCTTCACTAGCCTTTGCATTAATTTCGCTAGTTTTAGCTTTATCTTCACTAGTCTTTGCATTAGTTTCGGATATTTTAGCTGCTGCAGCGGATTCTGCAGACTTATTGGCTGACGTTGCGGACTGAGTAGCAGAAGTAGCTGATTGGGTAGCCGATGCTTCAGAAGCTTCCGCGGAAATCGCAGCTTCCTGTTCAGAATTCTTAGCATTAAGCTCTGAAGTCTTAGCAGCTATTTCAGAATCTTTTGCAGCCGCAGCAGATTTAGCAGTGGCCTCTATAGAAGATACTAACTCATTAGCAGTAATAGAGCTAATAGAATTTCCAAGAGTTACTGTGTATCTAGGAAATTTACTAGCAGTAGCTTTAGTATCATCAATATTTAATATTTGTTGTACAATAATCTTAGTAGTTATTGCCATTATCTAGTTACCCCATCACTGATAAATACTTTACCCTCCATTATACGAAAAGAACTAATAGCTGATCCTATGACGTCTCGTGTCATAATTATATCATAGTATCCTGCAAAACGTTGGCGAGGGTTATACTTATCTCTCTCTTTGGTAGCTTTTTCGCCAATATTATCTACTGCCTCTACAGGTAAACTTATAGCTATAGCACCTTGAGCAGCATCAGTAATTTTAGTAGTAAAAGATGCCAAAGTTTCCGCATTCTCATCAAGCCCGGCCTTTATAGTACCCCTTAGGGAATACCCTGTTAAGTTAACAGGGGTATTTGTAGGTGGATAAGTACTATCATCAACATCTAAGAATTGCATCATTAGACCATAAGGTACTTTCTCATCTATCACTAAGTCTATAACTCTATTTTCAGTACTCATTATTTATTACCTTATATGGATATACCCACTATTTAGGTCTATCTTCATCTTGTAGTATGCCTCAGGATTTCCTGATAACGCAGCGTTCCTATCATAAATGATGTTAACACCGATCTGAGATAAGAAAGCATTTCCTGCTACAATTTTATCTGCCGTCACCGTCCCGTTAACAATCATGTTTCCGTGGAGAACCATTGCAGGGTTAACCCAACCAGACCCGTTCCATTGCCTTGTAAATGCTGATTGTGGGGCATTACTGTTAAATTCAGTTAATACATCATATTTAACTGGAGGAGAACCGAAGTTACTTTGAAAGAAGGAATTAGCTTGTCCATCATCCCAACCACCTAAACCTGCTATACCTACAGAGTACATCCCAGGACCACGTTGTCCATCATGCCCTATAGTACCTTCAGTACCACTCCACTGAACCACATCTGACCAGCTAGTACCCTCTAATAACCTATTAGTAACTGGATCAAGTGTACCCGTAGTCGCATAGATATTTTGTGTCATATCTGTACGGTTAGGTGGAGTTTTTGACCAACCAGGAGGTGGATAATCTTGTTCTAGTGGTTTAGCAGGTAGAGATGTTGCTAACTTATAAACAAATACTGTCTGTTTACCTTGTAAACCAGTTTCAATATCTACGTCACCATTTGGTGTCCCAATTACTACACCACTAGAGATACGCAAGGTAGTACCATCATAACGTATCCATTGTGTAGCGTTACCAATGTCTAATTTAGCTTTGGCAGAGGTATTATCCATACCCATCCAAATACCGGAGTTATTATCCCCCCAAGATTTACCTTGAGTGTAAATTGCTGGGTTATCCTTACCAGATAAGTTAGTCATAATAAAGTTCGCAGCATTAATATCTCTAGTAATTACTTTACCATCAACGTTAACAACACGGTTTATAGGGTCGAAAGAAATAGGTGCTTTTCCTTCTTCATCCAGTAGACCAATGTTAATAGCACCAGTAGCTGCGTCGATTAAGAATGTCTGTCTCCAGATTTCTCCATCTTTCATGCTACCCTTAATAAAGGCATAATTAACGTCAATACCTGTCTCATTGACAAAGCTATTGTCTAGAGGAGTATCTTCATTCAATATAAATGTTACAGGAGCTGATTCTGTTATATCTTGCTTATTTGGTCCCCAGGCAATTGATGATACCTTAAAAGTATGCTCAACTTTCCATGGGAATGATATAATCGTTGCAGCTCTAGCAGCCCCAACGTTTATCTTTTGAGCTTTATCCCAGCCAGTCTTAGCGTATTCTTCAGAGTTTATATAAGTAACCAGAAATTCACGGACATTAGCACCCGCACCACGTTCCCAGTCCCACTCTATTCTGACATCATATCGTTCCTTACCATCTGCAATTCGTGCAGCTTTAAAGGCAATGTTAGTAGGTGCAGTAGGTGGTACAAAATTATAAGCTACAGTGAAAACGCTAGGATATTCATAATAACCAGATGAGTCAACTGTAACACCATCTGGCATCGTAACTTGACCAGATATTCTGATCTTATAGTCGCCAACGGGAACACCACCAAATTTGATAGTAGGTCCCAGCGCGCCTATATAGTATTTAACCCATTCACTATCTTCTGATGCAGTACTTTTTAATTCAATAGTGCAGTAACTAGCTTCACCAGTAGTCTCTACAACAACTATTGGAGCACCAACACCAACGTCAACGGGTTCTGATTCAGATCTTGCTGCAGTAATTATTGGCTTTTCCTTTGTTCTAAAGTTAGTTTCATTAGAGAGGTTTATACCAATTTTTGCATTTAAAAGTTCTGAGTCGATAATTGAATCATAGAAAGCCCCCTGAACCTGGTAGGTGGTTGAGGGGGTTAAATTATTAATCATTACGAAGAAAGTATCTATACCGGTATAATCACGTCTATCTATACTTTCTCCTATTTTTAACCAAAAAGATCTACCAATAACATCATAATCAGTATAAATGGAGTGCTGGACATAAGCCAAAGTATATCCAGTCATTATACTATTTAAGACCATTTTGGCTGGTGCATTATTTGAAATCATTAAATGGATGCCCACTCCACAGACTGTTCTCCATCATCCCCTTCTGCCCTAATACGAAAATACAATTTTCTATTTATACCTAGAGCACCGCTGTTCTGGAGAGCAAAGTCTGCCTTATTATATGTTAATAAATAGTCATAAGTATACTGATTTTCAATACGTACACTTCTTAACATCCTATTTTGTGAATCGTGTATTTCAAGGGTATAAAATATACTCTCTATTATATCTTCTTCAGGTATTCTATCCCAGGCTAGTTTCACATCTGGGCCAACAAACTCAGTTACATCTCCAGAAGCAGTATTAGTTACCCTAAAATTAGATACTACACTAAGGTTTTTAGCAGAGTTAAGTTCTATAGACAGAGTCACCGGGGAACTTCTTCTACCATTAATATCTACTGCCCTTATCTCAAATATAGCCAGACCTGCTGGTTCCCCAATTATTTCTTGGACCATACGTTCGTTAGGATTGGTCTCTAACTGTTGTATTATGTAAGGTTCGGCATGGCCTGAGTGCACAATAGAGTAGTAAACTACATTATTGGTTAGACTCGGAAGCCAGGATAACTCACCATTTTTACCTATAGAGCCTACTAAACCGCCAGGAGTAGGAGTATATTTAAAGTCTCTAGGAGGAAGGACATTGTTACTAATATCAGGAATATCATTACCGCTATTATCAACCTGCTCAGAGTTGATGAATACATCCTCTCCATACTCCTGTAAGGTAACATTTATCTTACCCTCTCTAGAGTTTTCAACCTCATCAACTAGGAAATACTTTTTGTTCCACCCGTAACGGTCATACGTGAATGCAATAGCATCATTGGGTTCAATCCCTATGAACTGGTATGGTAATGAGAAAGAAAGTGTTCTTGAGTATCTGGATTTCTTAAGTTCTCTATCCGCAAAACTTCTTGCAGTATAGTAGTTAGTAATATTAGCAAAAGATAGTTGTAATTTTTTATCTAGGTTCTTGTCCTGTTCCTTATACTTGGAATTATAGAATGTAATAGAATTAGTTTTCCAGCTAAGGGCGGGATCTACGATAGATGCTTGAACTGAGTTGAATTTATTTCTACCAGTAGTATCTGATAGCTCCAAATCACCGTAAGTATCTAGAAAATTAATCTCTAAGGGAGTATTAGAGTATTTTTCTACAGTAACCCTATACTGACCAGATAAATTGTTAATAGCCCCACCATAGGACTCTAACAAACCTTGCACATTTTTAAATACTGATTCAGATGTATCCAAAATAGTATTCATTTGTACTATTTGTCTATTTTCTGCTAGTGGATCAGTCCACCCAACGTATCTCCAATATGGCTGCCAAGATACCTGATAGGATTCATCTATAATATCTAAAATAGCTGCCTCCTGTATTAATTGCTGAAGAGGGAACTGATCAATGGTAATATTAGCGCCATATCTATCAGAGGTTAAGTAATCAAGTGTTTGCCAAATACCATTTAAACTAGTACTATTAGCAGTTACTCTACCATCAGAATGATAGACTTTTACTTTTTTACCTTGAATTTCAGCACTAACTTCTGGAATCTCAGTCCTATTTTCATTAATAGTGAAGCGCACCACTGCGTATGCAGTATCTAGTAGCTTATATCTAGCATCCCAGTACTCCGGCCCATTGCCATTCATATTCTGAAGGTAGAATCCACGTTCTTTAGCTATATCTACTAGTACTTCAGAGGCTGTTTGATCAGATTTTCCGTGATAAGTCCAAATCCTTATGTCACCATTTCCATCATTATACTTATACTCTTGACCATGGACGGATGGACTACTAGAAGAGGTTCCAGATGCTATCCTCTGCATTGTATCTCCTGCTATTTTTTTAGTACCAAAGCAGGTTCTAGCGGAGCTATCATTAGCATCTACGCAGATCATAGGATTATCACCGAAGGAGAAATCAAGAAAACCATCAATCTCCCCCTCAGCAAAGGCGTATACGACATAAACTATGTTGGGATTGTGTAGTTCTGTATCAGCAAAAATAGGTATTCCAGGAATTTTTTGAACCCCATAAACCACCGGTATGTATTTAGCAGCAAGGTTAAAATCTATATCCACTTCCTTAGTGACAGTTTCATAGTATTTTTTAAGGCTGTAGCTTCTAGATAAACCAAATAATTTTTTCTTTGATTTTAGCTTGTATCTTTCTTCTTGAACCTGATATTTTGCTAGGATAGAGATACTTTTATTAGAGTGGAAGAAGCCGTAGTCTTCTTGATACTCTGGTCTTTTAGCACCATTAGATGGTACTAACTGTCCAGCTACAACTTCAAGCCCCCTATGGGAAGCGTCATCAGTATATCTACCATTAACTCTATCAAAGTCATAGAATTGGTTAGAACAATTCCAGGTAATTGTAGAGGTTCCTACTCCAGAGGTACTAATGTTATCTTTAATACCCCCTCCAGTAATCCTCCCCCTAAAATATAGTAAAGGACCATTTGTATCTGGGTCTACTGGCAGAATAGAACCATCTTCAGTAATAATTGCTTGATGAATTGATACGGTTCTATCTAAGAAGGATACACCATTTTGTACTAGTTTTAGTACTTCATCCTGAGCTGTACCAGTAATAGTAAAAGATAGACTACCAATAGATAAATCTCTATTTTGTTTATGTGAGCTAATAGACTTAACTTTACCCGCCTGGTATAAGATGCCATTATATAGTACATCCCTAAAATAATCAGTTAAATAAATAAAAGCAGTACTAGTACCAGTAGAGCCAGGTAACTCTAGAGAAATTAGACTAGCAGTTTTTATTCTGCTATTATTTTTTAAGTAGTTTCTAGCACTATCTAGTATTTTTTTCATAAACTTTCCCGTAAATTTAATGAGATGCCGGAATATGTTCCGTTATTATTTAATGTAGATCCGAAAGCATCACCATTCATGAGTTTTGTTCTAAACAGTATCCCATTAAATACTGGTTTTTCAGCTCCAGTAGTCGTTACAAATAAATCAGGGTATACGTTAATAGACCATGAATTACCAGATCTATTAAATGATGTTATTTTATAAACTTTTGGGTGATTGGATAATTTAAATAAATCACCTGGTTTAGGGATGCCGGTAAGAACACCTTTTGTATCCATAGTAATATTGGAACCTTTTTGTCCTGCTGGTATATTTACTAAGTTAGTATTGCCCCTAACCCTAAAAGCCTCATACTGAGGTAATATAACATCAATGTAGCCTCCTGTCCTCTTATACTCTAGAATAAAGGAATCTAGAACACTATATTCATCAGGAAACAATTCTGGGTAAGAAATATTTATACCCCAGTACTGAGCAGATACCTTAACTTCGTTAACTTTACCATTAGGTAACTCATCACGAATTACTGGGTCATTATCAATCAGGTTAACACTTTCGAATCCTAATCCTGAAAGTTCTGGATTCGTGTATGGGTCTGGTAATCTCATAGTTAATTTCTCCTCTTAGATACAATTATTATAATAGTATTAGAAAATTTTATCAAGAAATTTTTATTTTTCCATATAGAAAAGGAGGACTCAAAGTCCTCCTCCAGTTTTAAGAATTTCCTAGTGTTTTTAGGCTAGCACCATTCTCATTCAGAGCTAGTTCTACTGCATCCCTCAGAGCACCGCTATTACTAGAGGCGAACTCTCTAAAACTAGCAGCATCCATAGCACTAATATTCAGGATGATAGGTCTTCCTGAGATTGAATTAGAGGAATTTTTTAACTCATCATTAGGTGTAGCTTTCATAGGAATCATAGGTGTAATTACTTCTGTACCATGTTCTCCCATCTGGTAGCTAACCCCTGGGTACATATTACCACCTTCGGCACGAGGCACAAATGAATTAGCATTACCAATACCTTGATCACCACGTATATAGGATAGTTCCCCAGCGTTAGCAGACATAGATACATCAATGTTCTTCTGACGCTCTCCAAGAGTTAAATAACTAGTAGTATCCGCTCCAGAATCTGCAATACTTGACATACTAGAGGCAGAGGATGCCTGCGCTAATGCCAGAGCACCTGCTAATCCTGCCGCTACCATCAGAGGGATAGAGAACGGGTATGGTACAGCTGTTGCTGCCTGCATAACTGCTACTGCAGTTTGGATGATAATCTGCTTCTTAGCTGCATCTTGTTGAATCTTCAGCTTTTCAGCTTCTAGCTTCTTCAATTTAGCTTTAGATGCTTCTGATTTACCATCACGTTTCTGCTCCGCTGCGATAGCTGCATCAATAGCACTAACCTGCTGACTAGTACTGTATTGAATCATAGAAGCCACAGTTTGCATACCAGAAGCAATCAAGGAAGTAGTATCTAGAGATCCCTGAGAGAACTGAATCATAGCATTAGTTAAGTTACCCATACTTTGTGCTACTGCAGTTGCTTCAGAATTTAGCTCAGATAGCTTAGAGATTGCTTGGTCATAAGAAGCCATTCTATTTTGCATATCAGCAAAATCTTTATCTTCTCCAGATAATCCCGTTGTAGGAGTGTACACAGCACCTACAGAGGATCCTACCTGTTGTTGCATTTGAGCATTACGTTGCGCCGTTAAAGCAGACATTTGAGCCCTTGTCTTAGCTATTTCAGCATTCCAGCGCATTTGCTCGTTAGCATTACCTTTGGTAAGTTCTTTCATCTGAGTATAAAAATCTAACTGCATTTCCATTTTTTGCATTTCCCCTGCCAGAGGGAACATGGAAGTTAGAGTATTTTCAAAGGCTTCTTGCCTTTTACTGGTCATTTCAGCTTGCTGATCCTGACGGAATTTCCATATTTCACGTTCAATTTGAGCTTGAGAACGTCTAGACTGTTCAGCCTCTTTCTGTTTATCAGCCTGTTTTGTATACCATTCGTACTTCTCTTTTTCAATGGTCAATTCAAGATTTAACTGTGCTAGACGATACTGAGTATCTGTCATAGTACGGTTATTTAAGAGAGCTATCTCACGATCTACACCAAGAATTTTATCTGTGTAATCCTTGACCTTCTTCTGAGCTTCCATACCCTGATTAGTAAGTTTAAGTTTCTCCAGCTGAATTTTTTCAATTTCTTTCTCAACAGCTTTATTTCCCTGGTTTGTTTGAAGAACACGGCGTAAAGCAGCTTCTTGCTCTTCTAACTGTTGGAGTTCTAAACGTCTACCAGCTTCCTGAGCCTTTTCCTTATCCTTAGTTTGATTATACACATCAGCTATTTTCTGTTGAACTGCTAACTGATTTTTAGTTTCATTACCAGTTAGTTTAACATACTCAGATAGAGCCTGAGATGCAGTTTTCATTTCAGACAGGGTGTTATAACCCAGGTTAAGGTTTTTAACATATTCATCGGCACTCTTACCGGTACCTAAGGATAGAGATTCTATATTTTTTATAGCATCTGCCAAAGTAGCACTAGTTTTAGCAGCAGTATCTGTATTATGAGCAACGTTCTGTATATCATTAGCTAAGTCACTAGCCGTTTTCTTAGTCTGATTGTACGCTTTCTGCTGCTCAGTTAGTCCTTTTAATACAGTAGAGTTAAAATCGTATACAGCATCAGGATCAGTAGTATCTCTCTGTAGATTAATTTGCTTCTGAAACTCTGGACTAGCCTTTGCAGCAGCGGCACCAGCAGCTTGATACGCTGATTTCCAAGCATTGAGATTCTCTGTAGAATCCTCTACTTCCTTACCAAGTCTAGTTACTTGTAGACCCATAGCTGCAGTTTCTGCTACAAATTGCTTATTGGCCTCCGAAGCACCTGCTGCTGCAAGACCAACAGGAATACCTTCACCAACTTGACGTATAGCTAATTTTGTATAGAAATCTGCTTGTTCCATTCGTTTATCAAACTCAGATTTTAGCTTATTACGCTTATCAAGAGATTCCTTATACATATCTAGAGCTTTATTATAGCCTTCTTCAGAAGCAGCTAAACTTAAAGCAACAGCACCAACGTTGGTAGGGTCTATCTGTCTATTAGTTTTTTCTTGGGCCCTAGCTGCTTCAGCAGATATAGAAGCCTGAGATGTATAAAATACTGTGTTGATAGCATCAATTACTGGCCCTAAATACTTAGCAGCAGCTTGTTGTATTTTTCTTAGTGCAGCATCTGCATTAGCAGCAAATTGCTCCCACGGAGTTGCACGTAGTACTTCATCTAGGTAGCCAAAACGCTTAGTAGATTCAGCAATTACCGCGTTAGCGTATGCTTGTTGCTTCTGGAAAGTGGTAAGACTATTAACATTATATGTTATACCTGTGTTTGCAGCATTTAACTGTTTAACATAATCAGCGTATGCATCATTAAGACGGATGGTGACACCCAGCTCATCCAGAAGTTCGATTTCTTGTTTAGATACGCCCTTAATTACACGGTTAAGTGCATCAGTCATATCAACGCCAAGAACAGCAGCCGCACGACGAGCTACTAAACCAAATTTATTAAGTTGTTCGGCATCAAATCCATAAGCAGATGCTGAAGATGCCTGTCTCATTGCTTCCTCAAAAGAAATAGCATATCCAGCAGCTTCTTGTAGTGATCTAGCAAGGGTCTGAACAGGAGTACCTGTCTGAGTACCTACTATAACACCAAATTTTTCTAGACGATTTAGCTGATCACCTAGTTTAAGTTGTTCAAATGCTGATTGCAAAACGAAGATGTTGGAAGCAAGAGCTGCGTACATAATAGGTAGACTACCACCGATCTTAGCCATTGCCGCAAAATCACGAGTTGCACCACGTGCTGAACCAGAAGTATTACCAATAGCTCTAGAAGCTCTACCAGCGGCACCAGCAGTATCATTAAAACCCCTAGCTGTGCCACCTAATGCTCTATTAGTATCATATAATCTATCCTGGACTTTTTCTGTTGCAGCTGCAACATCATTACCCATTGTTTTAACAGATCTAGAAACTCCATCGAATCCAATTTCTAGTTTATCTGTTACTTCAATAAGCTGGATAGCTAGGTAATCTAGTTTATCACCAATATCATTAATAGATTTGGTGATACCAGCCATACCCCTACTAGCTTGCATTTTAGTAAGACTTTTTGCTGCTCTGTCTGCTGCCCTCTCAATGGAATAAAGAGTTTTGGGCATTTTACCTAACTGCTCATTTGTTAGTTCGGAAGCAGCAGCAGCATTTTCCAACGCATCAGATACGTTTTCAATAGACTTTGCAGTACGAGTTGCCCCCTTCTGTTTAACGTCTATTAGTAATTCTCGTATTAGCTTATCAGTCATGTTTTATTTTTCCCAATAAAAAAGGCTCTGGGCAAATCACCCAGAGCCAAGCCTCATCGTGGAACGCCCATTGGAGGAAACTTTTACCGTGCACGAGATCTAGCATGTGGCTTAACGTTAGGAATCCTTCCGTTTTGCGGTTTATGCTTCTCAGCACGCTTACGTGCAGCATCTACAGCTTTAGCATCAAATATATTGATAATGTGTAGAACAAATTCTTTTTCTATAGGATCAGTAATCCCATAAATATCAAATAAAACACCTAATGCAGCCTTATCCTTACCTATAAAAATAGGAAAGTCACCCGGTATGAAACAGTCAATCAGACTGTTATAAATATTCATACTAATAGATACAATAGGTGGAAAATCTTCGAGTTCAACAGGCATAGCCTTTGGATCAGGTTCTATACCCATTGACTCGCAAAGTATTAAATATTGTTGTTTAGTCATTTTAGATGCTGAGCTTTTAATACATTTGTCTGCAAAATCAGCAACAGCATCTAGGAGTTCTTTACGCTTTTGGGCTACGAAAAGTGTCTAAGTGGAACACTGTCTGGTTGATCCAAGAATCAAACGCAGCAGAGTTCTGCATGAGCATTACAGCGTTATCGCGGCTAAAAGGAACTTCAGTAGCAGGATCAGCATCTGTTTCAATCAGCATCAGTTTTTCAACGTCACCAACAGTTAAGCCAGTCCAGCCTTTAATAGCTGCGTCAACAAAGGCTTCAATGAACTTATCGTCATCCTGTACCTGAATCAAAGTACCGTTAACCCATTCATCGCGTTTAGCAGAGGAAATAACACGTTTAGAAGTAGCACGAGACATGTAGTTAAGTTCTAATTTAAAGTTCGGCATACCTGGGTAGGAAAGAGTAATAGTACGAGTATCAAGAGTAATATCTTTTAAATTAATCATTTTTTAATTTCTCCAAAGAAATCTATTCTCACTGGGTCTGAAGAAGCAGTAGGTATAATATCCCACTCAACTCTATACACATCTGAGAACTCTAGGCGTTTTGTAATACGTGCTGAAGGAAAATCTATAGAAATATTATTATTTCTTATCGTTAAAGGTACATCTATCTCCGGTTCTATATTATAAACCATATCTCCTGCAAAACGTTTTAAGTAGTACAGAGAAATGGTTGCCGAAGCATTCATTTCAGTTACATAGGCTCTTTTATTATTATAAATTTTATTTATATCAAAAACACTCTTATCCTCTCTCCAGGAGCACTGCTGCTGGAAAGATAAAGAGGCAGAAATAAGACCGGGTAAGATGCTGCCATTAGTAGAAGCTATTACTGGGCTGTAAGACATTACTTCACCCTGTATAATAGAAGCTGCTTCTCTATACGTAGATACTTCTGAGAATTTCCCAGACTCAATACCAACATTAAGAATTGGTATGTTCTTATCTAAAGAAAAATCTACCGTAGATACATAACAGTTTTCAAAATATACACAGTTATTATCTTTGTTTACTATATAGATATTGAACATAATAGGTTCAATATTACTACTATATAGTGGGAGTAAGAAAGTATTACCTTTTCTATCAAAACCTAACCATTCAAAGAAGTTAGCTTCAGTAAGAGTATTACTAAAATTTACTGCTAGAGAGATAGAAGAGGGGGTTTGAGCATTTATAATAGAGTCTGCATAGTTAGTTCTACGATGAACAGTCCTACGAAGAGTCTTGAATTCCTCGTAGGAAGTCTGTATATCATAGTTTGATAGGGCATCAAAATGAAATGCCCTACCATCATACTCAACTATAACTTTTGACTCTCTCATTAGAGAGTAGTACATTTAATTAGCCACCTGCTGTTACAGTAATCTGTTTAGTACCTTTAACTCCAGAACCATCTTTAGCAGTAGCTTCTACAGTTACTTCACCAGTTTTAGTGGTGTCCGCAGTTAATAGGCCAGATTCTGGATCAATTGTAGCTGCATCACCGGCAGTGATAGCCCAAGTAACTTCCTTATTCTTTGCGGAAGAAGGAGTAACTTCAACACTCATTTGAAGAGTAGCCGAGTTATTTACTGTAGTAGCATCACCAGCAGATTTAACAGTAATTGCGGTTACAGCATTAGTAGCACCATCACCATTAACAATCAAGTTATTAATAGTTGTTTTGGTATATTTACTAGAGAAGCCTAAGTAACCTTCGTCACCAGCATCCAGATCAGATGGAATAGCTTTAAACTCTACTGAAGTACCAAGTACATCATCAGTTTCAATAGTAGGAATATTAACGTGTGCTTGTTTAGCTACCAGAATAGCCGCAGGACGTTCTTCATCGTATTCACCACCAAGTACTAGAGCAATTTCGAAGCGGTTAACTACCTTCAGAGTTTTGATAAGATCTTTATACAGCTCCATAGAACCAAGAGACTTATCATTCAGATAAGCAGTTAATGAACCAGTTAATTCAAAAGCACCAGTAAATGAACCAATTGGAATATTAACACGAGACATAATATTCGGGGTTAGGTACGTGATGTTGTTATTAATAGTGAAAGTACCACCAGTAATAGGAATATCATAAGACTTATTGGTATCCATGTCTTTGATCTTCAAGATCGTTAGTTTGTTCTTAATATAAGAACCCTGGATAGTCATATAAGTTTCATCATCAATACCTAACTCATCTGGGTCAAATGGTTGCGCATCCAGAGGAATGAGCTGATTACCATTACCAGACCAAGTTACACGGCCAATATCTTCGATATCAACGTTAACTTCTGCCTGATTAATCTGACAGGAATCGATATAACTCCATGCTTTATCAGTCAGAATATAAATATGTAACATTGCTAACTCATGGTAGGAGTTATCTTTGAAGTTAACCATGAAGTTAGCTTCGTTATTGTGTGCCCCTGTATTACCTTCTAAGTTAATAGCTTTACCACTAGAAAGTGCATGCCATAACATATAGTCAGGAACGATTTGCTTCTGATCATCTTTATTGATATAGGGCAGGATGTAAGTAGAGAAACTCCACTCAGCCGCGTTTAAAGAGTCATTAAAACGTTTAGAACCACGAGTTGGACGCGGACCAGCTTCATTAACAGTAATATCTGTTGAGTTACTGTCCTGACCCCAAGAAATATCATCCTGAACTAGAATCTCTTGCGTGTTGGTCTTATTATGACCAGTCTTAACCGTAGACACGAAGATTCGAGTATTACGTAATAGTTGTAAAGACATTTAATTATTTTCTCCTAATCTGTAACTTATCTGCGAAGTGACCTACGTGGAGGCTGATACCTCACTGTTACATTTATTTCTGCTAAACCATATGGGGCCAGTAGACCCTCATCTGTACTAACTGATGTAATGCTCATATCAGTCGCCTCACATGGGAAGGTCGATCCATTAGGTTTACTAACAGTATATTCTAAATTTCCACCTGTGTCAATAACGGTTTTTATATCCGCTACGAGTTTTTCAAGTTGCTCTTGAATGTCTGTTTTCTCTTTATCATACACCAGGATAGGAAGTTCTAAAAACATCCATTGTTGACCTGAGGGAAGATACTGCCCAGTTTCAGTTCCGATATGAACTGCAACATAAGGAAACTCTCGTATCTCCTCAAACTTATAAGTTTGACGTGAGACGTTTCCATACAAGTTATTAAAATATTCATCTGGTTGAGAGCCATCCATTTGTTTGGCTATTCGGTCAACCAGAGCTTGTGCTATACTTGTTCTGTGATCCATTTATTAGGTTCCTTGATTAACCTTAATTTTGTACCTGGAGTGAATTAAGTCTCTTGCAGCTTTAGCTATCGCCTCTCCAATTAGTCTTTGGGGGTTTCTAGCACCTGGGTAGGGTCGTAATGACAATCTTCGATATGTAGATACTGCAGGATTAAATACTGAATATGGACGTACCATATAATTATATGTAACATTTAATTCAGGAGAACCTTTGCTAGTTCCAGCATCTCTAAGCATAACATCTTTAACTTTTAGAGAATTTGCAAAACGACCTGTTCTAAATTTAAGTGGAGCTCCTGCTTTTTTCATATCCTTTATTAAGTATTCTTTAGCAACCAACTCCAGAATAACCTTCATATTACTATTTGATACAAAACGACCAGAGGCACCTGTTACTGCACCAGAATATCCATCTTCTACGTCTCTAGGATCCCCAAAGTTTACTTGAACTCTACCAGTAGAACGTTTTTTACCTACAGAGGATTTTTTACCAGCGGTTGCTTGAATAAGACTTTCTAAAGCACCTAAGTCTCCTGTTAGATCTAAGCTAGAAGAAACTGCTTTTAGAATAGAAGCGGTCCTAACATTAAGGAGATCTTGGGATACAGGTTTTGAGAACTTAAAAGATACCTGAGCAACAGTACCATCCCTAGTAGGATCTTTTAGTCCTGTTTCAACAGAGTATACAACAGTATTCTTATTGTTCTCGGAACGCCCAACATTATCTAGCTGCTCCTTAATAATTTGTGTAGCTAAATCAGAAAGAGACATTATACTCTCCTGTAAACTTCAATAATAGTACGAATATGCTCTGGAATACCAGATTTAGTATTATTAAATGTAACCGTTTCCCCACCAATTGTTTTAGCTTGACGGTAATCCTGTTTATGCCAATGATCTACTAGCATACATGCTGCAAGTTTGAGATCCTCAGGAATTGGGTTAAATCCACCTTGTGTGTACTCTACATCCATATAACCTTCTGGAGGACTAAATTTAAGAAGTATAACCCCATCAGAGTACAGCCTATATTGCTCAGGGTCTATCTCCTTATCATTAATAGTCATTTTGGTCACTGAAGTAGCCGAGGGAGAGCTTAAAAAGTATTTTTTACGAGTAGGTTTTGTATTGATTAACTGGTCTACCGCATCAGCATCATCCATACCTAAAAGGCTAGTAATCAGCGCATTGGCAGCAGTAATCATCATTTCTACTCCAGACTCTAGTTCAGGTCGTTTTAACCCGCCGTATAATCTATAGTCTTCAGCTGTGATTATTTGCATTTATTTTTCCCAATAAAAAAGAGAGCCGAAGCTCTCCTTATCGGCTGAAAAGCCTGTATTAAGATGCAGCGTAAGCACCAGATACAACGCCATTTGCAAAGTAACGTTGCAGGTTAACACGCTGAGTAACGTAGTATGCGTCACGCTGTTTACCAGCTTGGCGCTCACGTTCAACAGTAACAGCACGCTGGCGTGGCATTACGAAGTTATCTTTATAAACAATAACTGCGAACTCTGCGGAAGTAGCTTTAGCTGGGAAGTATTCTGAAACTACAACCGGCAGACCATAAATACGACCAACCTGACCCTGCAGTTTAACAGCATCATTACCAACTTGGGCAACATCCTGCCATTCTTCATCTTCCAGCAGATCGTAGTAAGCATCCATAGATACAATCAGTACCAGTTTGGACAGTTTCAGACCATGGCGGCCCAGTTTACGACGCAGTTTAGAGATAGTTTTAGCAGTTACCAGTACGGAACCATCAGCTTTAGCTTCAGTAATAACTTTAGCACTATCTTCACTAGCAAGAGTCAGCAGACCTTTCGGCTTACCGGAACCATCACCAGTCATGAAGGCTTCTTCAATAGAAACAGCGTGTGCTTCAATCAGACGCTTACGAAGCAGTGGCAGCAGGGAGAAGATTGCATCTTCTTCAGTTTCATCAGTAATGAAGGATTTAGCAGCCAGTTTGTAAGTACTGAAGTGGATCTCTTTAAGAGCTCCTTTAACTTCCTCACCAGTAGTTGTATCGGTACCATAAGTAGAAGCAGCAACCCAAGTAGCTTTACCAGCATCCGGTTCAACCAGCATAGTAAGAATCTTACTGGACATCGGCAGTTCTTCGAACAGTGCGCCAACTACCAGCTCTTTCTGCAGGTCACGGATAATACGCTGAGAGAAAATAGTTTCATAGCTTTCACTAGAAACTTCTACAGAAGAAGACTGATTCACTGCTTTCAGGTGTCTCTGACCATGCTCGGTCTCGAATACGCCTTTTTCCATTACATAAGATAACAGAACCAGTTTTTCAACTTCATCTTCAAAGTTTTCCTGAGTACCGTACAGTGCTTTAGCAACACTATCACCAACGAAGGAACGACCTTCACGAGCTGTTAGCAGAGATTTGATTTCGTCTTGAAGACCGACAATAGTTTCCTGTTGTTTTTCTACAGTTTGTGCAAACAGTTCTGCGCTCTTCTTAGATTTCTCATCCAGAGACTTAACCAGATCCAGAGCCTCTTCCAGACGCTTACGGTCTTCACCAACAGCTTTAGAAACCAGGTCATTCATACGAGCCAGTTCTTTTTCTTCCTGCTCTTTACGCATACGTTCAGCTTCCTGAGCTTTCTGAGCAGCGGTCAGACCTTCCAGAGATTTAGCCAGATCACCCAGACCAAGTTCTTCTTTCAGCTTATTAATATCAATAGTCATTTTTAAATAATTCTCCGTTATTCTTTAACGTAGCCTAAAGCTATCGCAAGTTTTTCTAGTTCAGAAAGATTACGTTCTTGAGCTGGGACAGCTTTAGAACTTATTGCAGTAAAAGATTTACGCCATTCAGTATAATCATGACCATTCATGCTCTTAGCGAGATTGAATGTTGAGTCCTGATTACAAGGTACAGAAACTACCGAAACTTCGTATAGTTCTAAATCTTTAATAATAAATATATCAGTAGCTTCATCCCACTCTGCATCTAGGCAGCGGAATCCGATACTAAAAGTTTTCAGTACACCGTTTTTAATTAGTGAAAAGATAGCCGGGTCAGAACTTTCATAGATCTCGCATTCGATTTCGAGACCCATTTCAGTAGGGTTAAGATCAATACACTTACCGATTGGACGACGATGATCGTGTCCGAAAAGAATAATCGGGTTTTTCATATAGTTAGTAAGTGCATTAGATGTTTTCCACGCAGAAGCAGGAATTACATCACCAGCGCGATCTTTACTAATTGTATTAGCGAATCCACGGATTTTTACAACGCCCTCTTTGGATTCGCTATCAATAGATTTAATATAAGCATCTAAATGAACGGGTGCTGATTTTAACTTGTTATAGTCAATAGCAGCTTGTGTCATTTATTAGCCTCCAGGAACAGTAGGATTAACTGTCACAGCACATGCAGTAGAATCCTTACTTACTTGCTTACTATCTGTTACAGTTACTTTATAAGAACCGGCATCCCCAGCTGCTGCTGTAGGCTTAGTATAGGTAGCTCCTGAAGCATCCGGAATAGGAGAACCATCTTTAGTCCATGCATAAGTATATGGACCAGTACCACCAGTTGCAGTAACAGAAAGTGTTAATGCTGCTCCCTCTTCAACTGACATGCTAGCAGTTAAATCTTTAGAAAGAGTTAACGGTGGGGCCGGTGGAGTAGGAGGAACTGCTTTACCATAAGCCTCTACAAATTTCTTCCATACTTTACGGTTAGTATGCGCAGATGAAAGCCCTAGTTCTCTACGCAGAAAAGCATAGCTAGGAACATATTTATGCGCAGCAACCGTAGCAAAGAAGATATGAGATTCTGGCAGTTTTTCACCAAAAATGGTCTTTAGACCATTATAATCAATCATTCTTTATCTCCCTCGGTGGAACCTTGAGGTCTACCACCTTCTTGACCAGATACACCTGTTGCAGAACCAGCAACGTTAGCAGGAATACGAATCCTATCCATCTGCTCATCATCTAAAGGTTCCAGGTTCAGCTCTAAACGAGCTTCGTTACCAGTCATAATACCATTATTAACCAATGAGGTTAAATGTTTAGCCTCAGCTTCTTTATCTGGTGTTAATGCAGCTACCTCCTTAGTATTAGGGGTAATCTTATAACCAAAAAAGAAAGTAAGAGAACTAGTCAGTTTGTTCAGCATAGGAATGATAGTCATATAATAGAACAATTCGATGTTTGGTCGAATATTCGCATTATTACCACCATCAAGCAGTACTTGCGGAACTCCAAAGGCTAGACAAATAGATTTATTAAATCCTTCGATGTCTTCCTTAAAGTCTAGATCTTTAAAAGAGGATATTTGGGAGTACGGTTTAGCTTTCATACCACCATCTAGAATCAGGACAGAAGACTGACCAGTACTAGGATTATAATCGAGTTGTAATTCTTCTTGTTTACGCTCACGCAATTTCTTGTTCAGGATTTCATCCGTCTCAAGAATAAGACCAATCACGGTTCCATTATCTAGGAATTTCTCTTTAAAGTTAAGCATCTTGGAACGCTTCTCAAGAGAATCAATAACAGTAGCAACACGAGATTGTCCAGAAATTTGAGAATTTGTGCCGCACACGTAACTGTTATCCTTTATAAAGATAATCTCATCTACGCGATAGTCTATCTGATTATTAAATATAAATTTTTTGATAAACTTATTGGCATCTGCCTCGACCTGCATAAGAGCAGCCGGGACATGGTAAAGCGATGTGCCATCCCAATAGATGTATGCACAACCTTCAAAAAGTAGGTCAGTGACTACAAGTCTACGGAATGTGCTTATATCCATGAATGGATTAGGTCGTACATTTAAGAGAGTGTCTAGAGTCTTTGTTTTGACGCCATTAGCGTACGTAACAATATTATATTTATCTCCGACAGTATAAGAACACTCCGCCGCACTATCTATAACCATATTGGCAGTTCGATTGAGAATCTCAATCTTGCTATAGGCTTGTCCAGTGGTAAAAGGCTTACGGTTAGTGCGATGACTAACTGGTTCCATGTCTCTTATAATACGTTGACCCGGATTTAACTTTTCAGTAATCCAGCTTTTTAAACCCATTATAAGAACCTTGCGAATCCTGATTTTATTTCAGTCTTGACTTGTGTCTTTTCTTGAGGATTCTGTAATTTGTCTTTCTGCTTTTGAACCCATGCTTTCTGTTTATTAGCAGAAAATAATGGAGGTTCTTTCGTGTAAACCTTATGTAATAGTTGGTGATGGTGTACACAAAGGGTAACAGTGTCTTCTACTAGCTCATGCCTATATCGATCATAGAATGCCGTCCTATTTGAAAGGACTGTTTCTTCGTCAGTGAAATCCAATTGGAGTTCTTTAGCAAATTTTTTAACTAGTAGAGACACCGTATGGTAATGATGAAGCTCTAATTCTTCAGCACAACCGCAGATAGCACATTGAGAGTCTTTTTTATATTGACTTTTTATTCCGTCTCTCATAAGGGATATAGCATCGCGTTTATATTTTATATTGCTTGCCATAGTGTTCTCCTCAACTGTATGAATATAGTATACATAATCGTATCGAATTTGTAAAGGGGATTTTAAAATACAGGAATGGGATACCAACTGAGTAGTATCCCATCCTATACTTATTTATTTACCACGGGAAATAGAGTAAATTCCATAGCGGAGCGCATCACAAAGGTGAGAGTTAGCATCATGACGTGGTTTTTCACGTGATAATTTCTCTTCACCTTCTTGGAAGTCCCACTTATAGTTCTGCAATGCATGAATTAGGGAGGAACATGAGGCATCTACAATAATCTTGCCCTGCTGAAATAACGCTTGCAAACATGCTAGGCCATCTAGAACAGATTTTTTAGCTGGAGCTGATGCAATTTCATGCTCATAAGCTAAGTCCTGGCGGAACTGAGCAGCGGCAGAGTCAACAAAAATACGATCAACTTTATAACGATCTATACAGTGCTGAATATAAGCAGCATGCTGAGCTGTAGTTTTCTCCACCTGCTGGTACTCTTCTAATACATAGTAAGTATCCGTATCGTAATGATATTTAATAGTAAGAACTGCTGTAGGATCACGATAACCAACGTCAATACCAAGCAACGTTTCGAATGCTTCATCATCTTTAAAGAAGTGGCGCATACCTTTGAGGTCTTTAACATGATCGATAGCATTAAAAGTATCAAAGATCTGGCCTTCAAATACAGAGAAGTCAGCCTCGTATTCCTGGCGGAAGTAGTTTTTACTAACTGTACGACGTGCTTCCTCAATGTCATTCAAATCAGCACGTGGGTTATCACGATATGTACCATGAATAGATACCCAGTTAGGCAACGTATCATCAAATCCGTAGGCGTAAAACTCTTTAAACCAGTTACCCCCACGAGGGGTGGAAATAAATAGAGCCTTAGAATTAGGTTTATCTAGAGTAGGACGCAGCTGAACCCTGAAGGCATCACCACCCACATCGGAAATTGCCGCCTCGTCAAAGATGATAAAATCATATGAACGTCCAACTGCGGAGTCAGCCTGAGCCGCGGAAGCTAGTTTAAATAGGGAACCATTTGCCAGTTCAATCTCTTTATCTTTAGCGTTTTCACGTTCGGTTTGTAGGCCGTACTTCTTAATAAGACCACGAATCTGAGACCACCCGATATTGGCCAGTGAGTAGTTAGGGGCAACTACTAGTACCTTCACATTAGGTTCCAGCAATTTTAGGAACCCAAGAGTATATGCGATGAAGGATTTACCTACACGGCGTGATACACACGCCGTTACAAAACGATGTCTAGGGTCCTCTAGAGCATTAATAATCGCTATTTGAGGGCCATTAGGTGTAATACCCTCTTGTGCTAGTATTCCCGAAACAGGTAGACGGAAGAAACGTTTGTCTATTCCGAAATCAATAACATCTACTGTGTTAACGTAGGGTCTTGATACTTCCATTACTTCTTACCTCCAGTAGCTAGGGAAGTAATTAAGTCCATGTAGTTTTGATCCCCAGCTCCAGCAATAATATTATTCTGGATGTTGGTCTGATTGGCTGGAGTACGGGCTGCTGCCTTCACTTTCTCCAGTTCTACCATCATTTTCATTTCTTCCATCTTCATCTTGTGTGCCTTCCAGAGAATGTTCATAATATCCTGGTCAGAACCCATGCCGGTTTCTTCTAGTTCCTCCAGCTTACGCTTGATAACTTCATCCAGAACACCAAATAAACGATCCCTATTACGGAAACCACTCTCCATAAAAATATCATTTAAGTAGTTCTTAACTTCACTACGATTCATAATATCTCGGAAAGCAATTTCTGACATTCCAAGACTACGTGCGGCAGAAGGCACATCGCTGCCACACTGTAAATAAGCTTCAATCACATCCATCCCCTCAGGGGACATAAGATCTGGTACTAATACATCATTTGCCATATTTCCTCCTTTAGGTAAGGCGTTGAACTGTTACTCTTAATCTCGGTAGGAAAATAGCTGCAGCCTCATCAGCGTGAATAATTACGCCCAATTCAGCATTACCATTTCCTAGATTTTTAATAGTATAAATATATCCGTTTCTTCTAAATGTTAACTCATCAGGTCTACTTGCCCAAGTTTGAGTATAGCTGTATGCAGTAGTGGAGTGATAAGGGACTAAGTATCCAGGAGGTAAGGTTAATATTTGATGGAATATTCCATCACCTTCCGTGTAACTATGCTGTCTTCTTCCTTGTACTTGCCAAGCAACACCACCATATGTGCGTATAGCTCCTCCTGCGGTATTAATATTCCCCATGATAACTTCAGTAGTTAATATTACTGTTGCGTTAGCGTTAGGCAATCCTAATCCTATGGTGGCCAAAGCTCTATAGTAGTTACCTGCTCCAGGATATGTTGGAGTTATATCATCGCCAACGTAAGTGCTAGCAACATTATTAGGAAATAGTCTTAAGGGTACAGTACTAGGACTCCACACAGCTCCATGCTCATTACCTATAGTGTTATTACTTGAGTTTACGTACCATTGCTTACCCGCTCCGAATTTGTAAATACTAATTTGAGACTTAGCCCCTCCATAATCTACGGGAGACCATAAAGATCCATTACTAGATCCTACAATTTCACAGCGCGCAGTAGTATCCCCGAAGGCTCCAGTGTACGCTGCGTTATTTCCAATGTACTCCATATCTGGCCTATAGCCTAAGTTACCAAAAGCATTTTGGTTGATAAACTTATATCCAGTATTTGGTAAACTAACCCCTTTTATAGTAAAATTAGATGGAGTTATAAGTATATCTGACCCAGTAAATGGATTACCGGATACGCCCATATTACCATTAGAGTACCTTAGATTAAGTACATACCAAATAACTTTGGTAGGTGTAATATTATAACCATCCTGCACATATACTTTCTTAGCGGCCTGTGCTGCTAGATTAGATGTTGAACCTTTACATATATAAACCTTATCAGGGTAAGTAGGAGATTGGTACAATAAGTTAACATTATCGGGTACTGTGCCTTTTTTACCTACGTAACTTCGTATATTAGAGTTACAAACGTAAAAACAATTATGCCCTCTATGGGCGGCCCCTATAGGAGCTTGCCAGTTAGGATGCCAGTAGTCAGCATTACCACCGTCTATAGGTACTGTAGACGCTCCCGCTGGAAATCCTGCTAAAGTCCATGCCCTACCTATAGCCTCACCAGCATATGCTCCTCCCGGCCTATATAAATTAAACCCGGAGGCTTGAGATATAGTACCTCCTGTACCTTGCCTAGCAATTGATTCTTCATGGCCTAAACCAGAGTTATAAATATAGGTGCCATGTGCTAAACTATTACCTGATGCAAAAGCTGACGTAAGACCTACTTCTGCACCTGCCCTACCAATAGGCGGATCTTCAAAAAATGTAGTAAATTGACCAACTTGAGATTGAGTACCATTAAGAAAAGCCCTATGAGTACCATTAATCTCAATAGCAGTTAGTATAACTCTACCTGGGTCATTGGATTTAATATTTATTATGTCAGAAGGCATCTGACATACAAAAAACCCATTTCCGGCATTACCTAGCCCAGCCTCGTAAGTACCATCAACTAGGACAAATGGCATATCACTATGAAAAATACTATTGGCATTTGGACTATAGTGACGATTAATGTCACCCCCAGATTCAGTATTTAAAGATAGTACGGTCTTACCATCGCTATACTTTCCAGCGAAAAAACCCATATAATCTCCTATTATAAAAATGTATTTGCTTTTATCCCTCTATTTTGCTATAATAGACTCATAAATTAGAAATGGAGAGATAAATATGAAAAAGTTTGTGATTGCACTAGTTGCCGCAGTTATGTTGTCTGGTTGTGCACCTGCCCCCAAACCATTTTGTACGGGATTTGTAAAATCTTTTGGCGGTGCGGGAGAGGAGCATTACGGCCTCAAGGTTCAAAAAGTTCGTATTAAGGGAGATCGCTTTCCAGTAGTACAGCTCCGTACTAAGTTTGGGTGGTGGGATCTCAGTCAGTTTGACCTTAAATACGGTGATTGTAAATTTAAACTAGAGCAATCTAACTACCTGTAATTAGTATAAAGCAAAAAGACATCCAAGTAAACTAAATTTTTTATTTCTTGGACGGTATACTGGCAGAAACCACTATATAAGAAAAGTAGAAGTCCTTCTAGGAAGTCGCAAGCATGGTTGGTTATGCACAAACTATAAAATATTTTAAATACCACACTTATAGGAGCATGAAAGATATGTCAAACAAAAGAAAGAGTAGGCGCGGAGAAGTGTACGATAGTTGGATTAATAGTTTTGGATTCGGAACTATCCTATTCTTTATTTTCGTAGGTTTTTGGTTAGCAGCTATGGCGGGGTGGATTTAATGGAATGGGTAATTATTGCGTTGCTAGGGATTGTGATTATTGGGCAATGTATTTTAGATAATCACTTAGCTAGAATTGAAACTTTACTAACGGAGAAACGTAAATGATGGAAGTAGTAGCTACACTAATAGTAATACTAGTCTGGGCAACTTTCATTGTTTCTTATAACGCGTATGTTCGCCTAAAAACTCTAGAGGCCCAGGTAAAGCAGCAACAATTTGCACTAGAAAAATTAGTAGAGCTTCAACGCTGTGATAGTACCCGTATTCTGCAAATTGAGAGGGAATTAGATGTTTAGTATTATAATTGCTTTTATTATCGGGATACTCACGGGAGTTTTCGGAATGACTGCGGCAATCAACAAGCATCGTAAATATATTGCGGAAGTATCGCGGGAGATTGCGGAAAGGGAGCGGAAGTTTGATGAGAAACGTGCGGAGTTCGAACGAGAGTGGTCGGACGGTTCTCGGGCGTCGCGGAAGAGATTCCGTGAGTTCAGACCAGAATACAGGTTTGATGACCCTTCTATGCGCTAATTTGACTTTTGCCAATTTCTTTGGATTACGTACGCGTGGGTGTGTCCAGTGGCCCCCCAGATGAGAATGAGTCTCATTACCGCCTGGTACTTAGCAGGCTAATAGTCCCGGCATGTTATCATTACACACCGGGACTATTTCAACTTTAATTACTACGCAACTTTTAATTTCTCAATATATTGTTGCGGGCTGCAACTATATTCTGCGCGTTCTTCTTCGGTCATACCTTCCCAACATAATTGCAGGCGGTCGGCTAGGAACTGATAATCATTATCATCCTCAAGAGATTCATCGATAAAGGTTTCACCTATCAATGTAACCCCAATCGATAGAATATCGTTAACGGCTTGTGCGTCCAGCGTTTTAAATCCGTATGATGCCGCCGCTGATAGCACGCCTTTATGATCATCAATCATCGTGAAATCAGCGTTCGGATATAATTGTTTAAATAACTCAAAGTAATGGCTTTTATAAATAGCGTCTTTGCTGTGGTATATTTCGCTAACTTTATCAGCCTCAAAATATTTGTGTAGTGTATCGCGGGAAAATACACGGATATTACTATCCCCACGCCCTCGCAATCCTTGTTTACGCAAATAATAATAATCCGACTTGCTCATCAGTCGAGCGGTGCAAATAATGTTTAATGTATTTGCGTCATTCATGCACTGGCGCATATATGTAACAAGGGGCAATAAAGTATCTTGCATTATTAAATCATGTTTGCAGGCTTCATTTTTATACTTATTTAAATCTAAATTGCCCTCGCTATCAAAGCAAGGCGCTACACGATGGAAAGAATTAATGATAGTGCCGTCCAGATCCCAAATCATGACGCGGGAAATATGCGGGAAATTACGGGTAATATTCATTTTAACTTGATTCATTTTGTTACGTTCTCCATTAAAGGGATTTAGTTTATCCAGCATTGCCCGCTATTTATCAGCGGGCAATAATAAATCAACTATTAAAGACCATAAGCCAACGCATCAGCGATAAAACTAATATCTTCACCTGATACGCTGGAACGAATCCCCGCACAAGTATATACTTTTGCGCTGATCAATTGATCATCGAGGCAAGCGGGGCAAGGCGCGACAACTGCAAAGGCTAGGCCGGATTTTACGGCGTCGATGATAATCGTTTCTTGTTTCACAGTATCAACATAAACACCTTTTGCTTTAATATGGCTGGTTAGTTTACCTTGCATATATGCAAAGGTAGTAACCTGCAAAGCGTCATTAAAATCTAATAGGTCATCAATAACGTGCCCCGCCTCGACGTGGTAACGTTCACCATTAGAATAAACCAGAACAATTGAGGACTGAGCGCGATCGAATGGAATATTTTGCTTTTTCATATTTATAAAACTCCAATTAGTTTAATAATGGATTTAATTTATTTGATAATAATCTGCATCTGGTACGGCGTTAATTCACCGTTTACGGGTAAATTATTATCGCTCAGCCACTCATAAAAAGCGTCATCGTCATCAAAAGGAACAATATCGTTATCACGGGAATCGACGGAAATAATACCATCCGTATTAGTTTTGGCGGCTAGGATAGGCCCGAAGCTGTAAACTTTATCAGATTCCATTTCATCCGGTGAAATGAATACTTTTTCGTCTAATGTTTTGGGAAGAGTAACTTTCATTTAATTTAGCTCCTATAATAGCGGCTATATTTCAAGCCGCTAGGGTATTAATTATTTACGCGAAAAATTTACCGTTTTTAAAGTCGATCAAAGTGCGCTGACCGTTTGCATAGGTAATAACATGCGTTTGCGTCCAGCTTGACGCGCCAACGTTGTAACCCATGTCCAGACTACCAGCTACGCCAGCGGTATATACCCCGCCGTAAATGCTTGCCGTATGAGTATGCCCCGTGTTTAATTTGCCCAATTTCTTAAACTGTTTAGGATTGCCACGGCTGCCGTTAATGCCATTGTGACCGTGTACGCCGCACTCGATGCCTGCAATTTTAAATGATTGGTCAGTTGTTAGGAAAATGGCGTTAAATTCACAACCTGCAACCTTACGCAGCGCATAATCAAGCACGTTGAAAGTATCGTCATGATCACCGATTGCCGCGTAAATTGCAGCATTTAGGCGGTGATATAGTTCCGCGTTTGCGGGATCGTCTTTAATGTTAGCATTACGATCATCAAGCCAACGGGATAGCGCTAAATCGTGGTTTGATTCCACGATGATTGTTTGAGAAAAATCGCGCTCCATTGACTCCAGCACGCGCCCCGTATCGATGAGATCATCCAGAACCTTATCACGTCCGGCGGCGTATTGTTTTGCTAGGAATACACCCGAAGCGCGGTTGTGATGGTTGCGGGATGTAAAATCATGCACGTCATGAATAAACTGATATTTAGGCTTGAGAATATCAAGCAAGCTATTTTCGCCAGCCCATGACGCAACGGCGCAATCGTCATCTAATTTTTCGGCGTGAATATCGCCATATTGCAAGCCTAAAACATGCCCCGATGTTTCATAACATCCGGCGGGAGTGGCGCAAATATTCAAATCGTAAAACACGCCGCTTTCGTCCATCGTTTCAAGCTGGCGAACAAAAAATTCTCCGTCTTCGTCAAACTCAACAACAAGCGCACCGAAATTATGCAGCGCCTCGGCCTTTTGTCCTGCTTTCTGCTGGATGTAATTTTTTAGGGTTGCCGTTCCAGTTGAATACATACGACGCACTACTTCACCTTTTAAAGCTGGCACGCTTTCGGCGGTAATTTTAGCGTGACCAATTGCCAGACCTTCCAGATTAAGCGCCGTTGCAGTTTCAGCGAATCCAGAAAGCGGATAATCTGCGGTTGGCAAAACGTTAATTTCAGCCATGAAAGCAAAACGGCGGTTATTTAAAAACACGTTTTTATTGCAGATATATTTGTCAAATGCGGAATCATATTTTATTCCTTCTGCACCCTCGCCATTTTGAAAACCGTTTTTGTTATAAATAAACTTGCTAACCAGCAAATCAGCGCCGATATATTTAGCAAATTGCTCCAGTGAGGCTAAAAAGTTTTTATGCGGGAAAGTATTATTCTGAATCGACGTAATAATAAAGCGTTTACCCTGCTTTACTTCCCATTGCTCAACCGTGCTAGAAACAATCCCCGCCGCTTCTGGACGCTCATCGTTTTTAATGGCTTTTGCTACTTTCGCCGCTTTCGGTTTAGCTGGTTTATTTGCTTCCAACCAGTCGCAGATAGCGGTCGAGTGTTTTGTTGTATCGTAGACCGCTTTTGATATATCGTCGCAGACCTCCAGTTTAGTAGCGCGCAGACGTTTACCATAGAAATTAAAGTCAGCGGCCATTTTCAGGATAACGGTTTGTTTTTCTGCGGAAATAATCATATTAATAAAACTCCATTAAAGGGATTAAAAACGTTTGTTATTGGCAAATATTGCCAAATATAACGCCTTGAATAATAGGCGTTATAATTTGCAACATTAATTTAAAGGCATAAGGCTAGAACTAACACCACAAGCAACGGCGGCAATAAAACAAATCAGACCTAAACGCTTTGCCAATTTAGACTTACGTTTAAAATAATATGAGTCTAAATCATTTTGAAAATAAGCGAATAATAACGAGGCCGCCATAATAAATAAGCCTAGAATGAGGGATTCAGTAGGGTAAAAGATCATTTTAAAACTCCAGTCAAAGGGAAATTATAGTGGGGAATATTCCCCACTAATTAAATTTATTCGCCTGCGGCTTGTTTTACTTCATCGGCAACGCCTAACAGTTGCGCCACGGCGTCCAGTGTTTCAAGTTTTGCACTTTCCAGACTTGCCAGATCATCGGCGTCTTTGATAATGCCGGAATCAATAGCATGTTTAGCGATAACGCGTACATAGTGAGCTTTGCGGATTGAGCTACCGCCGCCAACTTTGCGCGGCTTATCGCTTTTCTGATACGCTTTCGCGCTGGTCAATTTTGACCGAACGGATACGGGAGAAGCCGCGCCCACTGCTTTTGCAATCTCTTTTAAACCGTAGCTATTTGCGAAATCTAAACCGTTTTCATTGATTAACTGCTGATACATGGAAACGGCTTTTTGGGTGTTTTCTTCATTCCAAGCAAATTTTGCGGTTTTAACGTTAGTCATGGTAAAAACTCCTATTAGTTTAATTTAAGGGATAAGATTAACATAGTGTTAATCATTATATTCCCCATATTTCAGAGGAATATAAAGTTAACACTAAATTATAACACAGCTTCCCATTTTTCGTTACGCTGTACAACCTTTACAACGTCGCCGGATTTAACGCGAACGCTAAAAACGGTTTTGCCGTTGTTACTACGTTCATTTTCAGCGTATACCGCGTCGATTGTATCAAACGGCATAAGCGCCGCACCTTTAATACGTTCGGCTTTTCCGGTTAGTTCATCCGTTTTAGTAACGAAAGGAATAAAAACGGATTGACCAATTTTAGGCGCGGTAATAACGTTTTTCATAATATAAACTCCTAGTTATTTGGGGATTGTTCCGCATTACCTGCTAGAAAGTAGCAGGTAATAAGCAACAATCCGCTCACCGCTATAATCAATTTAAAGAACTCCATGCAGGCCGCTATATCCCAGTTAGGGGGCGGGACACATTATGGTAAGTGCCGACCGTCAGATTTTATCAAGTTATCGCTCTTATCGAACTGAGTACATCTTAAAGCCTATCGGCTAGGTTGTCAAACAATTTTTTGCAGTTTTTTATAATTCTCTTTCAAGTCAATCATAATATTTCGCCAGATCATTTCTAAACCTTGCTGGCGGCCTTTCTTGTACTGCGTGAATCGGTATTTTACCGATCTTTGCGCTACTGTCAACAAATTTTTTGTTTTGCTGTCCAGTGCCTTGCTAGGTTTACCAGTGATCAATAAAGTTTGTTTCATATCTGCGATTCCTTATAATGTATAAGTTTACCGCCGATAGACTTTAAGATGTACCCAATTTTTAAAGAGCGCGGCGGTAAACTTCCCGCCGTGTAGTTCGTCATTGCCGCCCTACGAGATAAATAATAAGGGATTCACAAAAATGGCGCAACCTTATTTTTGTAAAGAAACGTAAAGACAAATGCCACCGGACACCGTGCGGCGACCTGGGCGCGACGCACTAAAATTAAAAGAAACGGGCGCGCGAATACCACAAAACATAGCAGATAGGCAAGTAATTTTTTCATTTATATTTGCTTTGCCCTACTTGACAAAATCTAAAAAACTCGTGGTAGCGATAAACGAGGGTAGGCAATGCAATGGCATGGCTAAAAACTTCATCGCGTTCTAGGGCGTTTTAGGCGCATTCTAGCCTTGTTGATAACTTATCCCCAGAAGCAAAAATGAAATTTTCCTAGTTATCCACTTGACTTTTATTTTCCAGTGGATAACTACTTATTTTATAAAATAAATTAATTGACTTTTATTTGTTAGTATGCGTCGGAAAGATAGCAGACTAATAATTGCTAGGATGATAATCATGCTGGTGGATTGTAACGGCTTAAATTATTAGCAGACTATTAATCACGGAAAATCTCATTAGCCAACTAACTATTTCATGATATATAATATACTTATAAATTAAGGAGAAATAATAATTATAAGAAATAATAGCTACAGTAAATATTAACTATAAGAAACTATCGGCCTAAGTGAGAACCACTATCATTTAAGTTATCCACAACGTTATCCACAGCACAAAATGATTTGACATAATAGGCGGTGATATAAGGACTTTTACACAGACTTATCCACAGCTTATCCTACTGTATAAATATACAAGGTAAAAAGGTAGTGTTAACAACTGCAATCAATTTTAAGCGGCCTAAAACGCTTTCTAACGAGCTAAATGCGGTGGGGTAATATTAAAGTAAAGTCTTCACCCGTCGCCCTGGTGGCTTCACTGTGTTTTGCTCTTTATTGCACCGCTGCGCGGTTAGCATAAAACTAGGCGCTAGGCAAGGAAAATAAAAAGGTAAAATAATATTTGCCCCTAGAAAGAAAATACCTTTATCATTCACTCACCGATTAACGAGGGAGGCCGAACAAATGAGGCTTTATAAACCAGATAACGCAACCGTCTTAAAAGGTGCATTGCGCAACCTGCTGGATGGTAGCAGAACAACCAGCATTAAACATTTTGTTTTCAATATTGAAACACTTCATCGTAATTTTCTTGATGATTACGATGCTTATAATATGAATAGTTTTCTACCGTTATATAATCAAGGGGCAACGCTTGTTTTATATAATCAGGAATCTCACTTGCTTACTAGTCGAGGGCCAGATACTGATTTTATTATAGTGAAAGGCAGTACAGTAAAAGCCTATGATGCGGGGGCGGGCTTAGAAGTTTTCACGATAGAAAATTATGAGCCTTATGATAAGGATCTTTATGACGTAGAAAATTTTCTCGATTCATTTTGGCGTTATTTATCAATTGGGTGGAATCGATCAGATTATCACGGGTATCGTTTTGCGGCTATAATGGCTTTTGATGATAACGGTAATTTTTTGCTACCGTCGGAATTATACCCGTATGTATATAATGATTTAATAGAGGAGGCTGGTTTTACTTTCTGGAAAGATGAAGATCAGCCTATTGACAACACGGAAAAACATGCTGTAAATTCTAACACTCAAAGCGTTAACACTCAAACTACTGAAAATAAAGGGAAAAATACTATGACCAAGATCGCTAACATCGTTGCCGCTAATAAATCCGCTGTTGTAAACGCTGCAAAACTGGAAGCGGGTAAAATTGCACTGACTCAAATCACGAAAGTAGCGGCTAAAAAACCGCCGTTTATTATCAAGGGTTATATTGATACGCCGATTGGTCGGGTAGTGATTGCCAACCTGCTGAGTGTAGCGGTTGACCAGTACGCCCCGAGTAACCAGAAAGCGAAAGCGGTAGCAGGAGCGGCTATGGAAGCGGCAATGCTAGAAATGGTGCAAAGTTTTAACATCGCTGAAATGATCGATGAAATGGTAAAAGGTATCGATATTTCTACTTTCACCGTTAACAACGAAAGCGAGTAATAATATTAAGCGGGGATTGTTACCCCGCTTTAATGTTCCCTTGTTAATTAATAGGAGGCTAATTATGTCAGAAGAAAAATATGGCTTCTCACTGGGAGAAGTGAGCACGGCTAAACACGATATGATCATTTTGGTCGATTGTCATACTGGCTATTGCGGAGAAGGCTGGACGGAGGAACATTTTGTTCCAGCTGGCTGTAATCTGGACGCTTTCGCTCAGGAAATGGCTGTTGATAATGCTTCTCGTTTCGGTAGCGATGGCTATGAAGACGAGGAAACTGGCGAATGGTATGAAAATGAAAACGTATACGCTAGTCTTTATCATTATCAATTAAGTAAATCCGGCGCATATGTAAACGGCGGCGATCCTATTAATTCCATCATGAGATTAATTATTAAACATGGTGGCGTCGAGATAATTGATAACAAAGCGGTAATATACGCAAACCGATTAAAACAGCTTGTTTATATTCCTGATAATACCCGATGGGATGAATATGCTGTTTTGCATGACGAATTGAAACGATGTTTCAATATTGAATCCTTACAAGTAGTCTAATGTAAAGTTTTGTAAAGGTCGCCTTTTATGGTGGCCTTTTTTGTTATAATGCTTTTACACCAAAACGGTGGATTGAAAATTTTCCCAAAAATTTGGAGGCTTAAAATGGTTGCATACTCTTCTGCTAGTCATCTGTTTACCGCGCAAGGCTGGGTATCTAATCGCGTCATCATTCATGAAATGGTGCAGGAGTTCGGCATTGCTAAAACTTACACTACCATTCAGGAACTATACAACGCCGATAAAATCGATCAGCAAACGGCTGGCTTTTTGCTGGATACCCTGAAGGCGGAACATTGCACCAAAAAACAAGCCGCTAAAATTGTTTTAATGTAATTAATAACGGGGCGTTATTTTCGCCCCGCTAACTAGGAGAATGAAAATGGTTATTTTTCGAGCTATTCTGGCAGGTATCTTGGGCGCTATTTTATCGTTGTTTGCAATAGCTTTCGGTGTTCACGCCGTTATTGTCGGCGCGGGTATCGCCGTTTTTTCTTATCTGCTGGGCTGCATGATTAGTAAAGGAGAATAAAAATGATCCGCAACGTTTCTCTTGCTCGTTCGAAAGGCTTTAAGCTGGTGGACGTTAACACGTTCGAGCGTGAAGATTGTAAAATCGAATATGTAGCGCGGAATAAAAACGCCTTTCGTGTTACCGAGAAAAAATTCGATAAGCGCGGCAACGTGGTCGCTGAAACGGTTAAACATTTTGCCACCTTTTACGCTGCGTTTCGTGGGGTACTATGAAAAGCGTTATCATTATTAGCCTTGCAATGGTTGGCGGTTTTACCGCCACCTTATTTAAAAATGATCCCCTTTTACTGGGGATTTTTATGCTTTTATCTGGCTATCTGATTGGGAGGTTATAAAATGGTAATTTATGAAGGCAATCGTTTTGTTGCTAATTGCCGTCCTGCATTGCTAGCAAATTACTTAAATCAGCTTTCACCAGCTTATAAGGGCGTTATTAATATTTATGAGGGCAAAGTGCATTATAAGGTTAATGCGGTCGTTGCCCGTGAACTAGCGTTTCAATTTTTGACCTTTGCATCTTGTGACGTTCAGGTTATGGGTGAGGCGTTAATTGCAGAAAATGAAGATGATTTTATTAACATTTTTCGCAAGATATGCACCGAGCGCCTGATCATGAAAGGCGCTTATATTCAATCCACTGCGGATAGTATTGAAACAGCGTTTCGAAAGGTGGCGCAATGAAAAAGTTTTTAATAGCTGGCATGTTTCCGTTGTTGCCTTATGTAATTTGCTGGGCTTTATATGCTCATGGTGCTAGTGTTCCCGGTGTGGCTTCATTTGGTGTATCGGCGGGCTTTCTAGCTGGACTATTGGCAAGCGTATATTTACGCAAATAATTAATAACGGAGCGTTATTATGAGCAATAAAATTGTTGTAACCAAAATCAGTACAATGGTTGATGTTTTTTACGTGCCCGATACGCCGGAGAATCGGCGAGCGGTCGAGCGTGGCGAGTATGATAAAGTGATTTATGATCACGATGGTTACTATCAACATTTGGTGGATTCCTACGGGGAGGAGGAAAAAATCACGCATCGACTACCAGACTAATAATCACGGGGCGCAACTACCAGGGAGTGCCCCCAATTCTCAAATGAGAATCATTCTCATTTGACTGCGCCCGCGATGGTTAGCCTGCTAATGATTAGGGTGTTACGTGTCGCCTTGTGTGATCGTTAGCAGGCTAACTAATTTTTAAGCCTCCTCCAATTTTGCCCTTGTTTTAGTACCCCCACCAAAATTAAACGCGTTAGAATGCGATCTAGGACGTTTTAGCGGTATACTAGAATTATTCACTACATAGGAATACTGTATATTTATACAGTAGGATATCCTGTGGATAAGTCTGTTAATAACGCCTCAAAATGGCTAGGATTCTGTCAAATCAAATCGTGCTGTTAATAAGTCTGTGGATAACTTAAATAACAGTGTTTCTCACTTCCATTCTTAAATGAGAATCATTATCATTCGCAGTCCACTGTCTAACCGATAATCATTTCCTTTCTTAAATGAGAATCATTTCACTTTTTGAATAGTTCTCATTTCCTTTCTTAAATGAGAATAATTATCATTCGCATTCCACTTCTTAAATGATAATGATTCTCATTCAAAGTCGCAGGGCAATTGCCCTGCGCTTTTGTGCAAATCCGACATTGCTCCACGGGTGTTACGTGCGGGCATGTATGTGCGAATCCGACAATTTTTGGTAGTGTGCGAATCCGACCCTAAAAACTTTTGTGATGTGCGAATCCAACAATGAATTTTCCCAAAAACTCCAGCAATCACGAACTGCGTTCGAATCCTGTGGGATATGTGCAAATCCGACACGGTTTTTCTAGGATTAAGATGTGCAAATCCGACAAGATTTTTGTGACTTCGATGAGAGGGTGTGTGATTGTATAGGTTTGAGGAGAAGATGAGAGAGCGAGAAAAGTTTGGGAGGCTAGAAGGATGCGGGCGCAGGATTGGTGCGGAGCACCTGATTTGCGGGGATTTTGGGGAAGAGTTGAGATAATTTGGGAAGATTTGAGATAGGTGCAGAAAAAGTAAAATTTTATTAGCAAAATGGGGCAAAATAGCTTGACAAGTGAAAATTTCTGTGGCTCTAAAAACTCAGGCAATCATGGGCCTTCGGCCCGAAATAATGCTGCCATTTTCAAGAGATTATATGTTCCTAAAAACTTAGGCGTTTGTGCAAATCCGACCATAAATTTCTAGGAACACAATGTACAAATCCGACAGTAATTTCTGGAAATGTGTTTTCAAAAAATGTCTCCTAGAAATAACCGCCCTCCCTATAACCGCCCTGTATTAACCGCCCTGTATTAACCGCCTATTGCTAGAGTTTCTAGGAATATGAAAACCGCCTGAGTTGACTAGAGAAACAGATTTAAAGTTTAATGTAAACTCTAGAGTTAGTGCTCAACTATTCCTAGAAACTTAGGAGTCTAGAAGAAAGTGTTGTGCCATCCTAGCAGATGAGCGGCAACAGGTGTATCATCTTGAACACAAATATTGCCTTTAAATATTTTTAGTTATTTAAAAGTAAATATACCCCCATTTCATGAGAGCTTACTCGTGGGGCGCGTGAGTATTACGGAAGACTTAGTAATTAGATCTATACTCGTGCTGTCGCAACGTATAGACGTAATACTAAGTGTAATAATCATCGCCCCTAGAGTTCAAAACAAGAGTTGTTTTTAATCTATGAGATTATTATAACATGTGCCGCAATGAGTTGTCAAGAAGATTTTGTTAATGTTTATACATCTCCTTCGAAATTGGTATTGGGATCGTAAATCTTTTTGGCTCCTGTATTTAATAGGAATCGTTCTGCAAGTTGTGGGTGAATATCAAAGAACTCTGTACATCCTTCGAATCCCTTTAAATTACAGCGGTATTTCTTAAAGTAGATATGAGCAGCGGCTTCTAGATCTCTAGGGTTATGGGTTTCATAGATTCCATACACATATAAATCGTCAAAACCTCGATAGACTATCTTATCTAAGTTTAGAGTTTGAATCCTATTATGTGGATTCATGCTAATACCGATCTTTGTTCTCTTAGGGATCTTTGTCAGATCCCTGTTCGCAAGAATATATACTTTATATAGTGACATTCTTTCTAGCCTTTAGATAGATTCCTTTAGATGCTAAATAAATATATGTAGCAAGGAATGAAGATGTAGATCCTGTTTCTTCAAGAGTAATAGATCCCTTTGCATAACGCTTGGTTCTAGGAGCCTGGTTAAGCACAAGCGCAGTGAGACTACCTAATCCTAGAGCATCCATTAGACGTTTGAAGGAGTCCTTTTCATCATGGATAGCGTATAGGATATAATCTTCCGCTGTAGTAAGTTCTATGTCACGATGATGTGCCACTGCAATCCGTGCTACTACAGCTCCAATCGTTCTATAAATATCTTCAAACGTGATACTAGTTTCAAATGCTAACGCTGGAAGATGATCGAACTTACATTTCTTAGGCGGAATGTATAATTGTTCTGGATATGCTTCTAATGCTTCTCTAGCGGATGTTTCTCTATAAGCCGGGAGAGGTTCATCAATGATAACATGGATATAGTTTCCCATGTGACCTTTAGCAGTGGGGTCTAAAGACTTGAGGAGTTTATTCATATCAACGTAAGAATAAGCAAGGTCGGCTTTTGCTGCTTTGTTATCATACTTAATCTTACCACCCTCCCATCTAGCTGGGAACATTTCGCAAACAAACATTACTGCATGTTTCTCTTCAGTGGTTAAATCAGAGAAACAGCGATGATCAGCCCCCTTAGCGAGGGCTAGAATATTCTTAAACTTTACAGCCAAATCTTTCATTAATTACCTCTCTTATCTTCATTAATGACAGCTCCCAACGCTTCCATAATTGCATCTTCTAAACTTCCATGTTTACTAGGATTATTAAAATGAATAGTACAAACAGAACCCCTAGAAACTCCAGCATCCGCAGGTGCTACGCTTCGCATATCAGATTCAAAAGCTTCTTGGGTATGTTGCAACTGTACAGAAGGGCCGTAATCTTCACCAAACTTATATGACTTCGTACTACTTACCACACCCCCACAAGGAACATTGTGCATATCCGACATTAATCTTTTATCGGAGTTATTCAGCATTGAGATTGTCCCTGACTGCCATGGATCTCTAATAGTCACTGGAGTACTAGGGCGGTTCACCTCAGTCTTCACAAGTTTGTACCCTGCATCGATTAGTGCATTAATCAGGTTATCCGCCGGGATGCGAGCCGTACCAAAAATCTTACGAGCGTTGTTGAGCCTACCTTCAAAATCTTTACATGCTTTAATATTAGTGTGTGCAAAGGTTAGCTTCATAGATTTGAACTGTACAGTGGCAGTTAAATCTTTAAAGCTATAATCCCACGTATTCAGTTCATGATCTGGTACTACTTGAATAGATTGTTGTGCATATAAAGTCATTATTTATTCCCCAGTTTGTCTAACAGCTTATGAGCTGCTAGATTATATTGTTTAAGTTCACGATTAAGAATTTGGTTCTCACACTTTAACTCTAAATTCTTATTATTAAGAATATTGCAGATTAGTAGAAGTGCTAGTATAACTAGCAGAGAACCTACGAGCATTAAAAGAAAAAGAGTTTCCATTATTTAACTCCCATGTAACGTTTGAGATATATGATGAAGTCTTCTGCTGTATGCTCTACGCTACCTTGAGCTACAAATAGCTTGAGGGCTTCACGTTGTAGTTTAAGAGCAGCCAACTCACCACGTAATTTTATTAGATCTTCTGCTAGTTCTCTAGCTCTACGCATAATAGCAAAAGATACAAGTACTACGATGAATAACATAACTACTAAAATAATTGCTATGATTTCCATATTAACATCCAGCTTTTATCACACATTTGGGCATGATCTATCAGTTCATTCATTGATGTATTGTTATCATAAATGCACTCTAGTATATACCTTCTGTCAAATTCGTCAACCAAATATTCTACATTATTTATTACTACTTTATACAGATCTGGGACTAGAGAGCATGTATTTGGTATGGGGCGACTGCTTAAGTCTATTTCATTATAGCCCCATGTTGTTTTAAATAGTTTGTTACTAAGTGCTGCTAATGGATTTGACCATATAATATAGCTACTCACTATTTATCTCCATTCTTAACTTTGAAAACTTATTATACCAAACTATATGATTATCGTCAATTACAAATTTATGATAACATGCTGGTACGGTATAAGTTCCATAATCCGTGACACGCTGCACAACCTTGTGTACACACAGTCGACAACCATGCCCTTCTAAATGAGATCTAGCAGTCTGCCAGTAATAACCATCATGATCTGGACAATAAATCTCGACTTGTTGCTGCATTGTTTTATAATTTACACGCTCATACCCAAAGAAAGCTCCATGAGCTGCAACGGCTTTCTTGATAAATATAAGGTTTAGTGCTTCTTGTTGAAAGTCGGGGTGTAGCTGCTTAATCTTAGTTCTATTAATAGACCCATCCGATTTTACGAATCTATTTATAGGGAAGTTGTTAGCTTCCTCGATTAATAATTCATTTACTTTTTCTCTCATACTAAATAGTCTCACAGCTAAGGTGGAAACATTCGTAAGCATCTCCAGTAAACTCTTTATCTTGTAGTATACACTTAGCCTGGTCTTCCGGTACTCCAACATCTAATAATTGTTGTTTACTTGGCTTTTCAGCGAATACTTTTACAAAATACTCACCATCCTGATTATACTCATTTATATCTCTAGTAAGGACATACACTTGCATTTGAAGTTCCTTGAAAACACAAAAGGCCAGAACAATTAAGTCCTGGCCTCCTAAAATTAATGAAGTTGTTTACCACTTCTTAACATAGTGGCCGTTTCCATAAGACCTAGCGTAGCATCACGCTTATTGATCTGTTTACCAAGTTCATCAGTACGTTTACTGATGTAAGCATTAATAGCCATATTCATAGCTGTAGCGAGATCTTCTTTGGTTATCTCTTCATCGTCTAAAGCTAATTTAGCCAAAGAATCAAATGTGCTAGAGAGTCCTATAAGATCTGAGGTTTCTCCCGCCAAAATAGGATTAATATTATCTACTGTTACTTCTAGCATGGAGTTGACAATATCTTCACCGTCTATTAGACCAGTTTCAATATTACTCTCCCACTCCTTCATCTGCTCCAATAATGGATTTTTCTTTTCTGTCATGGTAGAGGTTTCCTGTGTCAGTCGGTAAGAAGGATGATTGCGTTTTAGGTGGATGTTGCTTAGCAATCCAGTTAAGAATCAGCACGCGACTAGGAACAATATCGGTGTTATACCAAAAATCGTGAACCCATTGACGAGCATCTTCAAACTTACCAAATTTATATGCTTTCTTAAACAATTCAAATCCAAAACAATCTGGTGTAAAGTCTACTTCGCGATATTGAATTACTTTAGAACCAGTTAGGTCTTGGATCGCTGCATTAATTTCTGTATGCGAGAATTTTGTTTCATGAAACTTATTAAAGAATCGGTAGTTGAAGCGTCCGTTCGTTTCGACAAACAACTGGATGAAGAGATCGTTAAATTGGTTATCAAACCAGTAATTCTGTAGTTGTTGTAGTGCTGTCATTTACGAACTCCGTTAATTTCCACGATGATGCCTTCGTACATAAAAGGAAGTAGTTCAGAAGTGTAGAAGATATTTTCCGTTATTCCTAGATGTCGAAAAAGTATATTAAATAATGCTGTTAGAAATACAATCTGAGGCAGTAATACAAAATACTCAGTTATAATCTTTGGTGCCTGATAAACAAGACGTTTTACCATTGTTTTTAAGTCTCCTTATTACTTTGGCCTGCTCCACAATAATGAAAACTGCGAGCACTAATAGTGCTATTAGTCCCGCAGTAATTGGTACTAAATCAATCATGGTAGACGCCATACGTAATTAGCTGTCTGTAGGATCTTAGGTGTGTCATTATGATACATTACTACAGACTTTGGTGAGTAGCTATCAGCTAGTTCTTTACGAATCATTTCACACTCTTCACCAGTATCAATATTTTTAACTATCACTTTCATATTAAGTGGTGTTAATACAGAAAGTGGTTTCCAGGAATCCTCAATTTCAATCCCTACCTTTTTCTCGATTAACATGAGAACTTCTAATGTATCATCCGGAATACTTATATTATTATTCACAAACTGTAATATCTCATGTAAGGTATTTAATTCATTAAAATTAAGCTTCATCTTTAAGAATGTCCTCTACCATTTCACAAGACTGTTGCAATTCATCAGCAATACGTTTAATATCGGTTTTTGTTACTTTACCAACTAACATCACCAGTAGCATAGAAAAGATAATAAGTGGAACTGGAATAACAAATAAAGCTACCTTAACAACATTCTTTGGTGCCCATGTGTGGTACTTGGTAACCAGTACACCAACCACAATCAAATAAAACGCTAGAATAAACATCATCATTTTTTAATCTCCGTAATTATCTGAGCACGCATCACTTTATTAGGTAATTTTGTATTCCCAGCTATTGCTTCAATATTGTTTAGTTTTTCTTTTAGAATATCTGAGCGTCTCTGTGCTAGTTCAATATCTTGTTCTTGTTCTATTAAGCGGCAGTGAAGTCCACTATTAGTAGTAAGCATACTCTCTATATTTTTTCGCATGCTTACAATACCAATAACCCCACCAATCGCTACTAGTGTCATAAGCACTAGCAATCCAATGAGAATTTCAGTTAACATTAAATGCCCCTACATTTTTCGTTATTTGGCGTTACTTTGCAAATCTCTACGTTTAGCTCATGAAGAGACTTGTCTACTTCAGTTAAGCGTATGTTAAGAGAAACCATATTATATATTAGTATTCCTATAAGGAATGACAGTATTGAAATTGATACTCTTTCCATTATTTCTTACCTTTCAGTTGCTTAACTTCACGCTCAAAAGATGCTGCACGACGTTCGGCAGTCGCTTGATGCTCTTTAGCAAAACGTGCTTCCTGTTTTGCAAGGTTGAATGTCATAGCATTCTTATTCAGAGAATCATACATCTTTTTCATTGCCGGAATAGACATCTTCATGAGCTGACCCTCAAAACCCTGCATGTCGAGGAGAATTGCCAGAACGTTAGCCATTTCGTTTTTAGTCATGTTTTCCATTAGAATTTCCTCTCTCATTAATTTATGAACTTATTATACGGAATTTTAAGGCTTAAAGCAACTGAATTTTTTAATTACTTACCAATCGTTAACAACGCCGGAGAACTCAGAAGCAAAAACTTTTTCAAATTTCTCTGCAATTTCAGGATGATCTTTGCAGATCAGCTCAATACAGGCTTCTGGAGCCATTCCTTCATCTTCAGGATCACCATAGTATTTATCCCAAAGATCATCAGGAATGATATGCTCCGCCAAATCTTGGAAAGATATTAACTGATAACGTTCTGCTTCCTCGGGGATAAGGATTTCACAAAGATCTTTATCTATATCGCTACGATAATCCGCAATTAATAAGGCATTGCAAGCATGACATTCCCAGACCATCAAACGTTCAGAGATAGGATTAGACTTATCCTGAACGTAAGACTGGAACAAGGTTCGGAAAGTTGCCTTAACTTGTTCAAACTTATCTGCTGCTGCGAAAACTAGAGCTTTATCAACTTTGTTCATTTTGATTCCTTCTCATCAATTTATAAAGTAATTATACAGAAACTTAAGCATTTTAGCAAATAAAACTTTCAATTAAAATGCCTAATCCTGTGCCAATAGCAATACAAATGATTATAAGTATTGCTATCGCCTGTATGATTCGTTTAATAATAACCTCAGCTATATACTTAGACATTTATATCGCCACGCAATACAGCAGCTACGTCTTCTCCTATTTGTAATACCTCGCCGGTAGTACAATTAACCACTCTATCGTAACTAGTAAACTTACCAGACACAATATCCTCTAGTGGAATTGGAGTTCTACTCATTTCAAATGAGACATTAATATAACGTGGATCACGTAAAGAAGTAGTATGTACATGTCCGTGAATATTTAGTTTGCCACGAAGTTCATTAGGGTGCAAAGGGCAGTGAGATAGCCAAAACTTTTTGCCACCTCCAGTCTGTTTGCCTAGAGCTTGAATATCGTCATAAACTTCCGCTAAGTCCCTAATACTCAGTCCTTGACGCTCCGCATCATGATTACCCATAATGAGTTGATTAGGGACATTGTGGATAACCGACTTTAATTTGGCCAGACCTTCACGACCTACTGCAATATCTCCTAGCAAAATAAGTTTTGTTCGTTTACCAATATGCTTGGATAAAGTATTTAGAATATACTCATCGTGCTCTTTCATGTTCTTAAACCACGGACGGAAACGTAGTGCTCCAGGGTGGTCTAAGTGCAAGTCTGACCAGAATTTAACCTTCATCACTTACTCCTTTTTTGTATTAAATTATCAATCCAGGTAGTTAATACTCTAGTTTTAAACTCCTCGGGAGTCTCTCCTTCCTTAAGGTCTACCTCATTAAGGTAGGTAGTAAGCCTTGTTTCTATCTCTATTTCAGCAGGAGAATTAAAACAAAAATTGACTGCTATTCCAGAATATATTACTCCGGTATCTCCTTTGACGAAAGCATTAACTAATGCTCTCCAACGAAGGGCATCAATACGCATTGCTCGTAATTCTTCTTGTACTTCTTTCATTCTATCATTCATTAAAGAATCCTCTGTACACCACAGCTATCTTCTCGAAGCGTGGTAAATGTTGTGATTTTCCCAGTTTCATCATTAACTTGCGCAACCGTCAACTGCCCGTTGAAAACACCGCCAGTATCAAGATAAACACGGTTCTGGTATAAAATCGGGTAAGGAACCCCAGTGTGTCCGTGGAACACAAAGTCTATCCCTTTAACTTCGGGCACTTCTACCATGTATTTTTCTTTAAATCCTGCATAACGCTGGAAATACGGATGTTCCTCACCGTTTTTGGACAAGTATAAACCTATTTCTTGGATTACATCTCGATCCCATAAGTATGGCTCAACATGGTATCCAGGATGGTCATGTGGGTCTTCCTTAGCTGCTTCTACTTGTGCAATAAGGCTATCCCATACTGGGGTTTCTACTTCGTTACCGCAGTCTTTGTATGTAAAAGGTACACCACCATGAACAACACCAAACTTCTTACCACGATGTCTAACAGTTAGGAATACTGGCATTTTTTCAGCCATATCTTCGGCAATATTTTTAATGGTGTCTGCATCTAGTTCATTCATGGCCCACATACCACCATTATACATCCAATTAGCCCAATCTCCAACAATCATAAATTGATCATGATTACCACGGACACTGATAAAACGTGGATTATATAGGAATTTGGCTAAAACTTGTAAATTTTGTGTGCCTCGGTCAATTAAGTCACCAACACATACTACACAATCTTTTTTGCTATTATATCCAGCTAATTTCAGCGCATCTTCTAGCAAATCGTTGCATCCATGAATATCCCCAACGAAAAACAAGTTGGCCTCATCCGGCACTACTATTGTTTTATGCACATTAAATTCTTTTTTCATAATTATTCCCAAATAACAGTTAAAATAGTTGTGCCATACTCATTAGATAATTGGAGAGTATAACCCTCTTTATTGAGGGCTTTTATAGCTTCATAACTAATTTCGTCACGATTAAGCTGTACAAAAGAACCTCCAATCTCTACAGAAGATACTATCCTCCGCTTAACCCATCTATACGTTTTCTTTCGGCTCTTAAGGGACGCGGCTCTATTTATCCTAGCTAAACGTTTTGCTTGCTCTGCTAACATTTAATCCTCCTATCAATCTATACAAATATTATACCAAAATTTTTAGCAAAAAGCAAGTAAAATAAAAGCCTGATCAGCTAAGATCAGGCTTTGTTTATTAGTCTTCTGGATTATCATCCAGGAAATTTTTAATAGCTTCGTGCATAGTTTCTTTACGAAGCTGACGTCCAATCAAAATATGGTTAGCTTCTACTCGACCATTAGGTAAGCGATCTGCCAGAACTACTACAGGAACTTGGCGCACACCAAATTTCTGCATTAATTCTGTATTATCAGTCTCTTTGTGGACTTCCAAATTATAGTCATTGACTACTTTATCAAATACTGGCTCAAACATTTTGCAAGGATTGCAAGTGGAACCTTTCAATAGATATACTAACTTACTCATAGTTATTAATGGCCTCTAAGAAGTTTTTCATAGTTTTTACGGTTGCGGTGCTCAGATCAAGATTTACACCCAAACACTCGGTTAATGCTTCCTGATAAGGAGCCTTTAATCTGCCTTCTGGGACTTCTACCTTCTTATATTCTTTATTTTTGACCTTTTTAATCATAGTCTCTAGTACAAGAAGCGGTAATTTAACACCTTCAATATCAGTACCCAAAAGTTCAGTTAAAATTTTATTAAGATCAAGACGAGTTAACTTTTTGCCCTTAGACATAGATGCACCTACCTTTGTATCAATAGATTTTTCCGCTTTCTTTTCGAGCTTTTTGTACTCAGGAGAGTCATGATCACGGAGTGCAATGTTTAGCTCGTAATGTGGTATACGAAAATGTTCCGCCATTTGAGTATAGAAACGATCAGACATAATATATACCTCTCTTAACTAATTTATGTATATATTATATAATAACTAGGGCTAAAAGTCAACTACTTTTTTATCTTAATCTACTGCATGGATAAATCTTTTCCTAACTAGATACATAGTTATTGGGTAAATTGAGTACATAAGTATCGGGGAGAAAAGGGTGAAATATGCTGTAACTCCCCCAGCTAACATCAAAGGTATTAATGCTAGAGTAAGGGCCATAAGAATCATGCCGAATGAAACAGCCAAAGCTATGGATATAGGATTCTCTAGTTCCATCCATAACCAACAATATTTCGTATCTCTATGGCAATTGCATTTACAAACGCCGAATGAACCCATAATTATATACTCTAGTCCGTGAATAACCTTTATTAATAAGCTATTTCGGGTAGTTAATGCAAGGATAGTAAAGACTATCATTAAAACGAATACTACTAGACTTATTTTCCAGATACCTAGCAGCATCATAGTGAATAGTTCTGCAAACATGGCTTTCTCCTATCTTCAAAAATTATTAAAGCCCCCTTTGCCTAAAAAGGCGGGAATATTCCCGCCTCAGTTATTAATTAAACTAGTTCGACATGACCGCCATCATAGGTACCACGTTTTATTTCATCGTGATAATCTCCCGAAGCATTCCAATCAGCACCAAAGCGAAGTTTAATGCCTAGTTCTTTACCCGCTTGTTCAAAAGCCTTTTTAACTGCCCAAAATGCTTCTAAATCATTCCAATCAATTTTGCCATTAATGTATGGAGCAAAATCAAGGGCATCCCCAGTAATATGCTTGCTTTTACTAGGATCTTTTAAAAATGAAGTACCATTAGCAATATTCTGGGCACTTTGTGCTACTGTACGAATACCCTGTACGATCGTGAAATCATAAGGAGATAGTTCTAAAGCCCTACGAGCTACTTTTTGTAGTTCGGGCTTAACGGTAGCTAATTGTTTTTCACTATTTTTACCAAATTTAAAACTCATATTGATCTACCTAAAGATCTCTGTTGTGGAGAACAGAGCTTTGCTAAATATTCCTTGAACTGTTCAGAATCAGCTGTATCTACCGGATTATCTTTCCAAGCAATACCAATGTACCCAGCATAGATATTTTTTAGATTGAAGTATGGACAAGTGTATATGTAATTAAAAGTAACGTTTTTAAACGCAGGTATATTTAACCCCATATATTTATTTACTCTTACACTTAAATCCGATGCGTAGTTAAAGCCCTCTAAATGACGTCTGTATAATTCAGACGTTTTATTTACCGCTTTATCGGCCAAGTCAGCCCTATCTAATTGCGCATTACTTTCCCATGCAATAATATTGGAATAATCATTGATAGCATCTGGTTTATACTTGACTACAAAAACAGCATCTGCACCCGTCTGAGAGAAGAGAACCATGCTCTTTTCCCCCGCCACATTAGGGAAGTTATCTATCCTCTGGGTTTGTAAATCCTGTAAAACTGCAGACGTGGAAAAGGTTTTTAAGAATGACATCACTTCACTAGTATTACTAACAAATAAGAAAATAATGACAGCAACTAAGATAGTTAGCAGACGTTTAAGAAGCGATGCTGGGTCTTTCGCTTCTTGGAGCAGTACTGTTAATAATTGTAAGAACTTTTCCAATTTGTAACCTCCTCTAACCAGTACCATTATACTAATTTTGGAGGAAAATTACAATGTGTTTTTAAAGATCACTTCTGGAGCATAAAATTTTGTCGTTGTCAAGAAGAATTTTAGATAAAAGAAAAGCCAGGGTCGTTAAACCCTGGCTTAAAATTACTTACTCTTCGTTGTGCTCCTCGGATTGAGGTAACTGGGCTTTATTATATTGCTCAGATCGATATTTTGCCAAGATTTCAATACGCTTATGGATTTCTTTGCTATCTAGATAGATATTTTTTGTTGTCTTTTACCATTTCGTCGATTTCGTCTATAGAGAAGAACGGATAGTAGACATCTAGCATCATATCTTCTACGAACTTGTTGTAAGATTCATAGGCTTTCTTGATTTCTTGACCCTTCTCACAGAATCCGCCAGAGAACGTGTGTCCCATTAGCGTAGCATGTGGATGTACTACCCATCCATGACAGGATAGGAAAATTGTGCAGTAAGCAGAAGCACTAGGACCGAGCAGGTGTCCAATAACCGTTCCACGACAGTTAGCGATTAAGTTAGATAGTTGTGCAGCAGTATCAACGTAACCACCAGGCCCATTAATCATCAGATTAATTTCATCATCTTCACCAGCCTGCATCAGTATCATGGATAGGTCACGATACTCATCCGGTGAGCCTAATTCTTCATCAAAGAAAAAGGTATATTCGTTAGATTGGCGAACAGTGTGAAACAGGTTAGTCTTTTCTTCTTTCTTATTAGTCATAGTGATCCTTAATTATCCAACTAGTGGTTCTAGCTCTAAGTCACAGAAGTGGTACACATCGGTACGAAGTGCATCAAGTCCGTTGAAGGTATTCTCAAATTTATGAGAAATGTATTTTTCAGGAATACCGCTTTCAGACGGATGATCTGTCTCGATGCGATACTTATTAGTAATACCAGATTCAACCTTAATAAGCATGGAATCCATATCTAGAGTATTGGTTTCCATGATTAGCTCTCCCTCATTGGGGAAACGCACATCGGTAACGATTGCGACGTCTGGGTCGTCTTTATCGATGGATTGCTCCAGAATTATGAGCCAAATGCGTTCATGCACCAGCTGCCTTCCTAACTCAGTACCTACAAGCTGTAGCATTTTTCTTGGGGAGATAAACACGCTATACAGCGCATCATCAGCTTGCCCAATTAACTGCTGAGGATCAAGGTATTTTCCTTCAAAAATCGGCCAAACGTACGAGAAGTCCTCAAACTTATCGATACCATACTTAAACCATACGTCTCTAGCTCGCTCCAATTGAGATTGTGTGACCGTAAACCATTGGTCAATCTCTTTTCCCCTGCGCTCTCCCAGAAACTCTGGAGTTACCCCGAGGATTACGGATGCAAGTTCGTAAACGGGTTTAGCAAAACTGTAACGACGGGATAAACACGTTGGGAACGTGTCATTACACCAGTCAATCATTAATTCTGCAACGGTATCTTTTCCCGCACCAGCCTCACCATGTAAACCGACTAATACTGACATTAATCTTTCCTATTTGTAATGGGTGGATAGTAAACTAAGCAACGTTTTTCTTGTAAATCTTGACGATAGAAGCAAACCATACCAGTCAGTCGTGAAATGTAAGAGTAAACTGCTTCCTCGCATTTTGCTTTTGCATTCCAATCTTTGTAAGGTACAACAACTACTACGCCATCTTCGCCATTTGTAGCTAATTTCTTTTCGAATTTGAAATCAAAGCTACACGGCTGAAGTCCTTTAGGCCAGTCAACATGGGCTTGCTTTAACTCATGTGAAGGCTCTGGTTTTATTTCTTCTGCACAGCCTGTGATTGTGATTGCGGCTGCGAGCAGTACTCCAAGTTTCCAGTTAAACATGCTAATCTTTCCTCGAACTCCTTACTCTGCTTTTTAGCAATTAATGTAACCAATCCAGGCTTTGCAGCTATAATGTCTTGACGACTAAGTGCTTTATCAAGCTGACTAATTTTCTTGTCTAGATCTGCTTGGGAAACATTATTCATTGTGAAATACTGATTCATACGAGTTTCACGAAGTTCACTCTCAGCTTTCACATTATTAAGGGAAGTCTCTAGGGACGTAATCTTTTTAGTAGCTACTGCAAGATCACCTGCTAGAGTCTCAACCTTATTTACTAAGTGATAAGCACCGAATCCGATACCTATCGCAAGACCAGCTCCCAGGATATACATCTTATTATCCCAAACTAAGTCTACAAACCATTTCCACATCAGCCTGTACTCGCAAACTCACCGTGGAGTTCTTTGAGTTTGGTATCTCGCCATTCTATGGCCTCTTCCAAACTCTTAAGTGTTTTCGAAACTTGCTTACCATGTTTAGTGATTCTTACTTGGTAAGTCCCATTTGTTTTTCTATGAATATTTTTAACGCCTAAATGGTTATCGCTTCTTACTTTTTGATTACAAGCGTTATCAGATCTTGTAGCAGGTCTTAGATTCTCAAACCTATCATTAGTTGAGTCTTTATCCTTATGATCAACTATTTCTGGCCATTCTCCAGTATGCCATGCATAGATTAATCTATGTGTACCTATAGCTAGAGAACCATTATATAGCTCAACTACTCTATGTCCTGTACTTTGTCTAGATCCTGCTACTGTTCCGGCGAATATCTTATTAAAGTGTTCGTCCCCTTCCCTGGGTTTCCAGATAAGATTACCATCATCTCGGTAATCGAACATTCTTCTTAGCTCTTCCTTACTGATCATCTTTTCATATTCCTAAAAGAAGTAACAGTATCAAATCCATGTGCGGCTAAGCGATCCTTATCGGAAGTGGTAATAGTATCTGGTTCACCAGTTCCTAATACGCCCCAGATATATTGCTCGATCATCTGGTGTAAACGGTATAAGTTACTTTCAATTTCCTGCCACGGAATACCTGACTGATGGAAACGAATGTTAGTCTGAATCACGAAGTTACGAACATCATCGTTATCGTTCTTTTTAATACCTTTCACATATGCAATCGGTACACGCAGTTCGGATAAGATACGTTCTGCTTTAGGTTTTGCTTCAGCGAGCAAATCACGCATTGTTTCACGAACATCTCCGCGACTCTTATCCATTAAGTAAGAGCGAGCATGCAATCCCATCTCTTCCATTTTATCGAACATAGTGTCGAGGTTGAACGTTTTGAAGCTAAATGCTGGATGCCAGCAGTACAGCTCGTGTAACCAGTAAACTTCACCTGCAACAAATAGTGGGTTTACAAAATATTCGAAATCACCACGGAAAGATAGCGAACCATCACGAAATACCTGACGACTATGCACGATGTTCTTTTCTGCATCATCAGTTACTTTAACCAGTAGCTCTTCAGTTTTACGCTCCCAAACACGATCTGCATCAAATAAACTGTTCTGCAAATCATATACATCGGCGAATTTAGAAATGATCCTCATATTTAATCCTCTTGCCTCAATCTATAAACATATTATACAAAAGTTTGGGCATCTAAGCAACTAAAATTTTATTATAAAAATAGCCCAGTCGCAAAAGTGCAGGCTGGGCTTTGTCATTATTTGCTTTTGCTAGTAAGCTGACTTAGTGTCAATCTTATGTAATATTAGTTTCTCTAGCTTTGCGTAGTACCCCTGCATTTCTCCACAATTTGATGTCAGCAACTGTTTCTTTATACGGAGCAATGGTAGAACCAATTGGGCCAGCAACTAATAGTCCAAAGAACCCTACAATACGCATGTAGAACAAGCATTCTTTGGCTGTCATATTATTTACTGCTTTTTTCTGCTTTTCATCTTTAAACTTCTGTTCTTGATCATCAATACGTAGATATTTAACAAACCATTCAGCAGAATGTTCGTCCAAATGTCTAATAATAGCTATCGCATATCCAGCACCGATTAAAAACCAAGTTGCAACAAGAATTAGTAATATAGTCATATTATCTCCAGTTAGGGCTAGCAGCCACCTCACCACTTACCGCACTAAGGGGCACGACTCCCTTATCCGTAACAGTTGCAGGTGACGCAACTCGGTCCTACGCGAGTTCTTTAAGTATTCTGCATTTCAGCTTTAAATTTTTTCATATTACGAGTTTTTCTATAAAAGAAAAACACAGATGTTGGGCCTAGAAGAATATCCACAATAAATATCACAGATCTAGCACATCTGAGTAATGTTTTATCATCAAGAGGTGGCAGATCTAACGGTCGAGTTTTATGTATAACGTATAATATTACATCTTTATTCTTAGAAATATAAAGATCATCAACCAAGCTGTAAATAGCAACCACAGATCCAATGACAAACCAAAGAGCAAATGGAGAGATAATCATTTCAGATCCTTTTCATTAATTAGAATATTAGTAAACAGTGGAGTAACTCCTAGACTCATAGTAGGTCCAAACGTATTCATGGCTACCCATAGCTGCATAGTGATCATCCCATCTTTAATCTCTGGATCTTTATATTCTTCGATACGTTTCTTGGCAAAAGCAACTATATCTGGATTATTTTTATTTTCCTGAATATAGTCATGCCAAAACTGAGTATTCTCACTACGTAGGAATGTTAAAACATCCTTAGTTGCTGGAATCTGCACTGTGCTGTTGATGTTTAGTCTTTTCACGTTCTTCTCTCCGACGTTTGCGTTCTTTTATCATATGAGCTGCTACAACTTCATGGTAGTAGTCATTAATGTTATCTTCTGGCAAGAAATGCTTAATAGTCTCTAGCTGACAAATAACTCGATGAAGATGGTTATTTGGTAGACACAATTTTATACCTGCAACAAATCCAGAGAAGCCTGGAACACTGAACATGGGTTGGGCTTCTACTCTACCTTCAGAGTTGATATTAAGCTCAATTGAGATACCCATTTTCACGCTATAAAGCTGGCAATATTCTCCGTTACCAGACCTTGACCAAACAGTGAAGTCCTCATCAATTTGATCTTGAATTTCTGTAATAGCAAATTTAATTCTAGGATCTAAATTATTCATCTTCACCTTCAAAGTCGCAATCATAACGACAAGTAAAAGAATCAGAACTATTAGTACGTTGAGTGGTTATTTCACCGCGTTTGCTAATAGTAACGGCTGGAGTAGAGAAGTTTTTATTAGTATATATTTCTACTTTACCATTACGTTCCTTAACATCACGCACTTTACCATATTCAGTAATGATGCCGTTCTGTTGTACCCTAACATTCCCATTTTTCATAGAAACTTTGGTAGATGCCAGAGAACCGAAACTAACTGCGGAGATCATCAGTGCAATAATAAACTTATTCATCTTCGTCCTCCCCACTACAATCACGACATACATCATAATCGTTGAGAGAACGTTCGTGAGCTTCACACCACCAAGAACAAGAATCGCAGAGGAACATTTCGGTTTTCTCCAGTGCTTGACCTAAAAGATCATCAGATTCCTCAGCAGTAATCTTCAATCCGCACACATCTGCCACACGTTCTTTAATTAAACGACCTGCTTCGTGGTAAGACATACAGGTTCCCGTAACATCATGTTCAAGAACATGAACAGCACAGTCTAGACGAGTTTTCATTTCAAACCTCTCTCATCAATTTATAGATATATTATAGCAAGAAAAGAGAGGTTTAGCAAATGAATTATTTCAGAATTTAGTCATAGCACCACCATAATCCACGCTTACGCATGTCATGATCGCGATTATAGTCGTAATTTTCTGGATCTTTCATCACGCGGTGGAGTTCTTGACGATTCCCTTGACGAACCATTTTATTAGAATGCCACTTAACATTCTTACTAATAGAATTCCAGTTATAACCATCCTTTTTCTCATTACGAATGGTTGCTTCCTTCATTTCTTTTTTGATGTCGTCCCAAGATTTGGCATAAATAACACGAATCCAGTAGCCATTTTCTTTGATGAAAGAATATTCTTGAGAGAATTGTTCTTTAGACTTCCACCACTGATCACCAGATTGTTTACGATAAGTACGGCTCATATTACCTCCATTAAGTCTTTTGAATTAACCTAATGTGGGTGAATTTTATTATACATAAATTATTTACCTGTATATAGAAAAACCCCAGACTACTTATTCAATAGCTGGGGTTTGTTATTAATCACAGATCGGGGCGTTCATCTTCGAAACAGCCTGAGCTAATTCCTTCTCCGAATCCTACAAAGCCATCAAATTCATCATTTGAAATATCCGTAATCATTGCTTCCATTTTCCTAATTTCCGAGGTTTTCATACCTGCTTTACTATTCTTAAAGTGTTTGCGAGGGTTCCCACACATCCAACAAGAACAGATGCAAGGAGTAGTAGTGATAATACCTAACCGTTTAGGGCTTTCTTCATGTGGGAAGACTGTCCAATACTTCTTGCGGTTGTTCTTCACACGTTGCCGATGGTGACGTCTTAATGCTCGATCCACACATTTCTCCTAAAACTTGAGAGATAAATGGAGTTTGCTCGACTACCTTACGTAGTTCGTAGAAACCGTACCCAAACCCCATTACATCGCCTGAGTAAATGTACGACTAATAACATCGTTCTGCTGTTCACGCGTCAGTGCGTTAAAACGTACAGCATACCCTGAAACACGGATAGTTAATTGAGGGTATTTTTCAGGATGTTTCTGTGCATCCAAAAGCTGATCACGACTTAACACATTGACATTTAGGTGTTGACCCCCTTCAATTTGAGGGGCGACTTCCATCTTGACTTCACGGAAGGATTCGGGGTCAAAATGGGGTGTGATACCTTCTAGATCCTCAACCAGAACTTTCTGTTTAAGTTCGCCATTTTTAGAGTACAGTTGAATAATCTGATTATCATGAACAAGATTAATTACGCCAGACTTAAGATTTTGATATGCTTTCATTAGCTCTCCCCGATGTTAGAAATTGGCTCAGCTCTTTATTCTTTATAGTTTATAGTTTACCACGATATACAGAAACTGTCTTACCAGTTTGGTTCATAACGTATGCTACTTCATCTTCTTTTAAGAAGATTGCTTGATCTATTCCAGAAATAGCTATGCTTTTATTTCTGGGATTAAACCCTACGCTTTTACCAACATGAATCTGCTCACCACCATCAGTGGATATTATTTTAACGGTTAACATAATTGCTCCTATATTTAGCTATCTCTAGCTCTTTTAATGGTAGTTAGTAGTGGATTTGAACCACTGTAGTCGCTCCGTATGAAGGAGGTGCATAACCACTCTGCCAACTAACTATTATGTTTTACTAAGCTAAGTAAGTATTCTTTATACTCTTTAGACCAATTAGCTTTTTTAAACTTTCCTGGACGCATAGTCTTAATTCCTAGATTTGGTACTCCGGGAGGGATTTAAACCCCCGATCTCTCGGTTATCAGCCGAGTGCTTTAGATCGCTAAGCTACCGAAGCATTAACATTTTACAGCAGAACGTTTGCCATTTCTAGGTGCACCTGGAAGTCGTGCACGTTCTGCCATTCTTCGCTTAATCTTTGAAATATTTTCTAGTGTTTGTTCTTCAGGCTTAATACCTGAAACACTACACCACTGATTACCATCCCATGCGGTAATGATCATAACACCATTACTCATGATCTTTTCTGTGAAAGTAATCCTCATTATAGCAACTCGTCTAAGCAAGAGGTATATTTAAGTTTACCATCTTTATCTACTTTAATTTCAACTTCCGCTCGTGGTACTTGACGAACTACACCATGAATCATCTTATAGTTAATAGACTTAGACGGTTCATAATCTTTTGGGAAGACTTGCTTAACCGTTACTACCTTGTACCCATCACGCGGTGTTAACACAACAACTTGATCACCTTCTTTGATTTTCCAAGAGTTAGGAAATTCATAGGTATAGCGTTGACCACCCGTTTGGAATATAACAGAAAGATAACGTTTCATTTGGTTTCCCTCTCATTAATTTATATAAATATTATAGCAATAAATAAGAGAGAAAGCAAATGAATTTTTAAATTTGGTGCTCCCACCAGGAATCGAACCCGGTTCAGATGCTTACAAGGCAACTGCATCGCCAGCAATGCTTTAGGAGCGATAATCCCGTTATTTCAACGGGATTTCTTTTTCAAATACAGGGGATTTATCTGACATTACTGTCATTGCCAACTGCTGAAGAAACTCGAAAGTAAAGGCAACACGTTCTTCACCAATCTCTACTTCTACACGTTTCTTTTGTTTATCAATCTTTACTTTTAGGTTGTCAGCCATTAGAGGGTACAGTACTGGTAGTTGGCAATACTACAGATGGAGCAACAGTGTTTAAATGCTTTCTCCAGTCTAGGTTAAATTGTTTTCGAAACTCTTCATAAGGTTCTTCTGGATAAAAGCTAAAACCTCCTTTCTCATCATTCAAGATAACAGAGCCGTCAGTTTGTTCATATGCTCGATATGTTTCTCCAATAATGATAACTCGCTTATCAGTACTTTTATTACGAAACTCAAAAACGTGCATAGTGTTTCCTTAAAGTTGGAGCGGCTAGAGGGAATCGAACCCTACTCAGCGAGGCTTGGAAGGCCTGCGACACAACCCGTGTGCTTAACCGCGATTATTTGGCTGGAGAAGGAGGAATCGAACCTACCATTAACGGAGTCAAAGGCCGTTGTGCTAACCATTACACTACTCTCCAAGTATTTGGCTGGGATGCCACGGATCGAACGTGGGACCTTCGGAGTCAGA